AATATAAGCAAAATAAGTATTTTAAAATATAAGCAAAATAAGTATTTTAAAATATAAGCAAAATAAGTATTTTAAAATATAAGCAAAATAAGTATTTTAAAATATAAGCAAAATAAGTATTTTAAAATATAAGCAAAATAAGTATTTTAAAAAATAAGCAAAATAAGTATTTTAAAATATAAGCAAAATAAGTATTTTAAAAAATATAATACTATATATGAAGTTTGAACTAATCATATTTGGTTTAACTGCTTTCTTTATCATAAATACATATTATGATGGTAAATATGTCCAGCTGATGAAATCGTGGAAAAAATATTATCAGATGATTATGATTGGTTTTGTAGGACTTTCTGCGTATATTTTTATGCGTAAATACCCGGGTCATACCAGAAGTTTATTTACTCATGCCAATAGTATTATAAAGTATATGCCGATTGATAAAGACGCTGGTGATTTATTAAGCCCTTTGTTTAACATGACAAAAGCAGGAAGTTATTATGGTGGCGACCAAAATCAAATGACATCACAACAAATGCGTGTGCTACATTCCGGCGGCAATTCCGGACAAGATGACAATTCTGGAAATAACAAGACAAAGCGTTGTGTTAGTGAAACCAAAAAAAAATATGTGGCGGCTGAACAAGGATGGAAATGTGGGGCTTGTAAAAACCAATTACCGGCTTGGTTTGAAGTAGACCATAAAATAAGATTGGATAATGGTGGGTCGAATCATGTCGACAATTTAGTGGCTTTATGTAGAGATTGTCACGGTAAAAAAACAGCTTTTGAAAATTTATAACCGCTTTTGAAAAAAGCGTGGCAAAACCCATGTTAGATTTTTAAGAGAAATGTACATTGGGAGTTTACATCGGTTTTGCCACGCTTTTTTCAAAAGCGGTTTCAAAAGCGTTTTTAAAAGCGTATATATATAATAGTAATATGTCCACCTATTTTGAAACAAATATATCTAATCTTAAAAATAAAATGGCTACTGGTTTTACAAAACTAAAAGATAAAGGCCGACTATTAAAAGGTAATGTAGAAACAATAAATTTAGAAAATACGCTCTACTCTAGCCCATGGTATTTTGGTCTACTCGAAATACTTCAATATATTATTTTTATTGTAATAATTTACAAGTATAACCCGTTTAATGTCACAAATAATCATCCCGCATTCACAAATGTGTTGGTACTATTAGTATCTTTTATATATGTTGCTTTGTTTTATTTTTTAAAAGAAAGTATACCAGTTGATGTGTCACAAAGAAAACCTACTGAAATGAATTTTGTAATGAAAACGATTAAAACCATAGGTGCATTTATTGTGTTTGTATTTATAACACTGGGTACAGTTTGGTTCTTTAAACATTTATCAATATTAACATATTTACTTCATCATGGACTATTACTTCTTATGATACTATCTACATTAGCTATTATTTATATTTTAAGTAAACCGTATATTGATAAAGTCAACTCTGACCCATCCTCATTCGCTTCATTCTTATGGAATTTTGTCATGTTTGTCCCTTGCTTATTAGTAGATGTTGTGAACTACGTTAAAGATCAATATAATATAACGACCAAACCGATATGGCTGTTACTTATATTTGAAGTTATTCTGATCGCTTTATGGGTGGTGGTGCCCATTGCATTTCATTCTATACTTACACATGATGGCAAACAATTATTAAGTGAGCCTATTTATTTGAACGAGGAAAAGACTTTAGGTAACTTTGAAAATCTACACGCGGATAACAATAATGATATAAAAAATGGCTCATTTAAATATCGTTATTCGCTGTCAGCCTGGATTTATATTAATCCCCAGCCACCCAACACCAGTAGTGCGTATACAAAATATACTTCTTTGTTAAATTATGCAAATAAACCGAATGTCCAATATAACGGCAAATTAAATAGTTTGCGTGTTATGGCACAGACGGGTAAACTTAATGGCATTGATGCGACAGAAGGCGATTTAGTCGAAGTTTTTGAAACCAAAGATATTATGTATCAAAAATGGAATAATATTGTTATTAATTACGATGGGGGTAATATGGATGTGTTTTTAAATGGAGAATTGGTGGGGTCCAAGCCTAATATAGCACCTTATATGACGTATGAAAATATAACATCGGGGGCAAAGGATGGTATACACGGGGGTATACGTGATGTTATTTATTATAATAGCATTATGAAGAAAAGCAATATCGTATTGCTCAACACCAACCTTTTAAAAAAAGGTTGAACCAAAATCCAGGCAAACTTTAAAACAACCTTTTGAAAACAACCTTTTGAAAAAAGGTTGAACCAAAATCTTGAACCAAAATCCAGGCAAACTTTAAAACAATATTTTGAACAAAAGCCCATCCACAAAACCAAGGCAAACTTTTCCGTGTAAGCAAAGCAAATGAAACACACTGTTAATTTTACACCGGTTTTGGCGGGCTTTTTTCAAAAGCCGTTTTGCCGGGCTTTTTTCAAAAGCCGTTTTCAAAAGCCGTTTTTGCCATACTTTTTGTAAAAGTATAGTATATATAATGGCTCTTATTCAAACAGTCCTAACAGTTATTGTAGTTCTTATTGTTCTTTATTTTGTTATTAATTGGTTGTTTGGAGGGTCTTCGCAACTTACCAGAATGGCGAATGGTAATGAGAAACAAACTATTTTAGCAAGTACGCTTAAAAATAACAATAATTCCAGTAATTATACCTATTCAACCTGGTTTTATGTAAATGACTGGAATTATCGTTTCGGTGAACCCAAGGTTTTATTAGGTAGATTAGATAATGATAAAAATCCCAGTCCATCTATTGTTTTAGATGCGATGGAAAATAATATTACCATTTCAGTGAGTTGTTATCAACATAGTGGTAATACAGAAGGGTTTGATACACTGGGCGGATCCGCTTCTTCTCTCTGCGGGAATGATGATTCCATATTAGCATCAAAGGCATCTATTGGTTGTATTAATAGTATTTGGCAACAAAATGGCTGTACACCTAATTTAGTAACAACTGCTGACCCAACCATTTTGATGGATTCAAAAACAAAACGGCAATTGCCTTTGTACACTTCAACTCTTGCTGCATTTAAAGCAGTCATGCCTCAAGTAGCACAAAATAAACAAGTTTGTTACCCGCCAGCCAGTGGCTCTGCTCTAGGTGGCTCTGCGGTAGGTGGCTCTGCTGTAGGTGGCTCTGCTTCTGCTGGTAACAGCGTGACACATCAATGTAATGTGAAAAACTTTCCTCTACAAAAATGGGTGAATTTGATCATAAGCGCTTATGGTAGAACATTAGATGTCTATATCGATGGTAAACTGGTGCGAACGTGTATTTTACCAGGTGTAGCCAAAGTAGATGCCAAATCCAATATTACGATTACACCCAATGGCGGATTTAATGGCTGGACTTCGAATTTTATGTATTGGGATAAATCTACAAATCCTCAAGAAGCCTACAATATTTACAAGAATGGCTTTGGGGGTAGTCTTTTAGGTAACTTGTTTAATAAATATAGAATCAAGTTTGCCTTTATGACGGATAATAAAGAGGTGAGCAGTATTGAAATATAGATTTTAAGAAAAGCGTGGCACAACCTTTTTAAAGGTTGGTTTTGGTTCAACCTTTTCTCAAAAGGTTGTTTTAAAGATTTGTATATATATAGTATATACATGTCTTATTTATTCAATACCAATAGTTTGGGTACTGTATCCGAAGGGGGTCCACTAAATATAAGTTCATATTCGTCTAATAAATATGTTAGCGGCAGTCCATCTTTTCTACAATCCAATAGCATTGTCGCCAAGTTTGCTTTTTTAATACTCGTGCTCATTTTATTCATTTTGGCGCTACGTTTAGGCGCCTGGTTATTAACGTGGGTATTTTCGCCCTCATCTAGTCCTATTCTCATTGATGGTATGATAAACGCCAAACAAATGATGCGTATCGAGCAAGATCCGTCCGTGCCCGGTTCAAAGCCTATTATTCGGTCGGTGAATGAAGATGCTGGTCTAGAATTTACCTGGTCAGTATGGATTTTTGTGGATGATTTTACCTATAAGCAGAATGAATACAAGCACGTGTTTCATAAGGGTAATGATAATATTAATATATCGGGCAATTCAATAGGTCTCAATTACCCCAATAACGGGCCTGGTCTCTACATTACACCCCACACCAATAATTTACTCGTTATTATGAATACCTTTGATAAGATTAAAGAAGAAGTCATTATTAAGGATCTACCAATAAATAAGTGGGTTAGTGTGATTATTCGCGTTAGCAACCAGCACGTATTAGATATTTATATTAATGGTGTCTTGACGAAACGGCATCAAATGAAGAGTGTACCGAAACAAAATTATGGCGATGTGTTTGTATCGATGAATGGGGGCTTTTCAGGCTACACATCTGAACTGCGTTATTTCGACCAAGCCATTGGTACGAATAAAATACAATCTATTGTAGATTCAGGACCGAACATGAAAATGATTGGTGGCGATATGACGGGTACCAAACCACAGTACTTGTCGAGTCGGTGGTATTTTGCGGGGACGAATGATATGTATAACCCCTAGCAATTCCGCTTGCGGTCGGGGGACAAAAACTACTTTGTAAAGTTATAGAAAAACTTAAAATATAAATTTAATTCAATAAAGATATTTTTATTGAATTAAGTATTTGAATATAAATATTTTGCCGCACTTAATTATAACAATAGTTATTAGTATGACGACAGAAACAGCACAAACCGCTGCATGTACTTCACAACCGGGTGGTCCGCAACCCCCGCGTCTCTGGTCCAGAGCTATGAACAGTTGTATGAATAGTATTCCGTCGACTACATTAGATATGCGACGCAAAGCGGAAATTCTGAAATATAAATCCAATAGCGCTCAACTGACGAAAAATCAAAAATGGTCGCAAATGGTAAATGGTAAAGGGCCGAATGGGAAAAAAGTTTGGGCGAATCAGAATGATTTGGGCAGTCAGCCAAATATAGATAATTTACCTTATGGCTTGGGTAACACATTGTTATGTTATGGTGCTCCTCTATTTACGCAATGTTCACCCTCTACATCGTGCGATGTACCGGGTCCGACGATACCGATCTGTAATGATCCAACTACACCTTTAACAAATTATATTGTTCAACGTACTTATTTGGCAGGGGGGACGAAATTTCCGCAGACATGTTGGGCACCGGGCGATAATGGGTTTCCCAGAGGCAAGGCTGGGATGATAAAGTTTATGTAATGCATAAAGTATTATTCGTATTATGGCGGACATCCATTTACTATATTTCCATTACCTGTTACATTTGGAGTTGGTAAAGCTGGAAATATGGTCCCTCCTACACATAAATATAATGTGCCATTGTTATTAAGTATTCCATCTCCAATGATATTGTTAATGATGACAAAAATAACACCTCTATTAATAATTATTCCATCATTGATTAGTGTTATACCGGCAGGAATAATAAAATTAATAGTTCCAATATTTAATGTACAATTTGAGAGAATTGTGTAATTTCTATTTAATGTAAAATCGCCGAAATCATCGAAAGTACCGGGTAGGTCGTTTGGCGTAAGAACACAACCTACGCCACCACTACTACTGGTATTATTTCCTATACAACAAGGTTTGCCTTGTGCGCTATTACTGGCTCTATTTTTAAGTGCTCGATAGACTGACCGATTACGACTTCCTACACCACTACCTACTACAAATTTTTGAGAAAGACTATAATTAATACTCGGTGTATTGGTAAAAATAAGACGATGTGCCATATATAATTTATACAAATATAATAAAGCAACAAATCCATCTGCTGCTCTTGCCCTCTAACGCAGGCTCGGATTAATACACTGATCCATTGTCGGAAAAATATCACCTGACATACACGAATCGCCTTCACCTACATTAATACAGCTACGAAACCCTCTATCTTCGCCAATATAACAGTAGCCTGCTTTGGATTTTGCTTTACTGGCTTGAGTGCGGCTGCCAGCATCATCGGGTAGAGGAGTGTCGGCAGAAGTTAAAGCCGATGTAGCATTTGATAATGCGGCATCCATACTTTTCCTCTCTCTTCTAGCTTTTTTGTCTACTGTATTTTGCAAAGCATTAATACCGCCGGTGGCGGTACCAGCAGCCACATTTACTAATCCGGTTACGCCAGTAGATGTAACATCAATGGTTTGTTTTGCGGTTTCAGCTACACCGTAGCCAAACAAGGCCAATAATGGGCTAAATAAATTTACCAGGAAATCCGATGTTTTACCTAAATATGTGAAAATATTAAATCCTAAAAAGGCTAAAATTAAAAAGATGAGACCATAGCGTAAAATAGTAGAGAAAGATACGGATGAAGAAGAGGAAGCGCTAGACGCTATTGTCGGCGTAGGTGAAAGATTTGGTGCTGTCAATATAGAGTTTTCAGTAACGATAGCAGAATCCATGGTATATATATTACAATATTACTTTATAGAGGCGATTACTATTGTATACAATAAATACTCTTGTAAAATTATGCCTACAATACATTTACCTACCTACAATACATTTACCTACCTACAATACCTTTGCCTACCTACAATACCTTTGCCTACCTACAATACATTTGCCTACCTACAATACCTTTGCCTACCTACAATACCTTTGCCTACCTACAATACCTTTGCCTACCTACAATACCTTTACCTACCTACAATACCTTTGCCTACCTACAATACCTTTGCCTACGGGGGGTTAGGGGGCAGCGCCCCCGCTTAAAGCACTTTTCATCGACCATGATCTGCGAAATGTCGCTGGATGTGTTTTCACTTTATTACCACCTCTGATATCATAATTATAATACTCTTGATCCGTATGCTTTGCTCCACATGTAAAATTGGATACATTTATATAGTCGTTCTGGATAGTATAGGTTACATTTCCTATAGCAGTAATAGAGTCTGGCGTTTCGAATTTATACACAGTGGCATCTCTTTTACCAACAAATCTAATTAAACCATCATTGGCCCGCAGTATTTTTGAATCATTCATATCAAAAAAATTACTTCTGTCAATGGTTAATCCGACATCAAGACATCTTTTTTGAATCACATTATCCTCTAACCCCCAGCCCCAAAAATTTGGAAAGCCTTGCGATTTTTCAAAATCAACGCCTTTTATAGCAAACATACCACCCAAAGCAAATTTAACACCGTAAAAATGTTTTACTACGCCTGGCGTCGTATTATAATCGATAAGACCTTTTTGACACGGCCACGTATCAACATCATGAAATATAAAAGTGATGTTTTTATAATCGTTTGGATATTTGCTTTTTATGGCTAAAAACCCAATATTTTTCATAGCACCTCGATTAAAAGGACGGTCATCTGTTTGATGTACAAAATAAATCTCAAATGGATTAGTTAATGCTTCATCTTCTAAAAAACTATTTATTCTTCTAGAAAACTCTATTTTTTGAGCTGGTCTGTTTCTATAAGGAACAATAAATACTCTGTTTGGAATGCTCATTATATATAATCATACCTGACAAAATTGTTTGAGGAATCTCTACCTACTGATCAAACCCTCACGCTATTAATCTTGGCCAATCGTTCAATCGTTTTTTCTAAAGAGGACTGTTTGACCTGTGTTCCATTAAATAAATAATCCGTTTGTGGCGATTCTTCGTTTTTTTTAATATCTTTATAAATAACATTAATTTTCTTAACAATCATTTCCAATTCATGTTTGTTCGTAATAATATCTATGCTAAAGTCTACAGCTTCCGTGAGTAGAGCCATCGCAAAATAAATAATATAACGGCGCCGTTTTTTAACGCCACTTGTATATTTAATACTAAACATGTCCAACAGAGCATTGATCGTTTTAATGATGAGAGGGTCCGCCTTTTTCTTTGCTTCGTTTAAAATAACATCCCACACAATCCATATTGAATCATTTCTAAATTTGTCTAGGACCGGTGCAAAGGTGCGTGTTTCGCATAAGCATACTTCTTTATTTTGTTTACAAATGGTTTCAAATTCAAGAATCCATTCCAGCCAATAACAGGCACTCACTATATTCTTTGATTTTTGACATATATGGTAAGCCAATTCATTTATGGCAATGTATAATTCTTTAGGGTCATCGTTTTTAAATACGGCATGCGCAAAATCAATGGACGGGGCTTTGAGACGCGATGCCATATAGGACATGTTAAATTCTTCTTGTTTATGGATTTTAATAGATACTAAACTATGTTTTTTTTTGGAATGGCAAAGCAGACTGATTACTTCGGCAAAAAGTTGTCTTATTTTTGGATTGTTTCTTAAAGCGAGTTCATTGCCGACATAACCACTAGACATGATCTCTTTAAAATTGCCAAATCGCATATCAATATAAACGGGTAATTTGGGGTTGCCTAAATGAATATATCTGCTTACGTAAAGGATAATTGTTTCCCATAAATCAATAAAATGTCCAGCACAAATAAGTTCGCCTGCCCAGTAACAAGCAGGTTCTACTTTAGCTGCTAGAAGACAATTGATCAATTCGGTTTTCACTTTAATTTTTTGAAATTTAGAAAAGGTGATGCCTTTAAACTCTGCGGCACTTCTTATATCATTGATATCCGTGTCATTCATGTGGTATTTTAATTACGTTAATATATTAATTTAGACATATTTACCAACTGGCAAAGATAAAGTATATTTTGACTTCTTTTTAAAAAGTATATTTTTGACTTTTTTTTAAAAAGTATATTTTTGACTTACTTTTAAAAAGTATATTTTTGACTTACTTTTTTTTAAAAAGTAATTACATATACAATCAGTATGGGATTGAAAAGTATTTTAAAAAATATATACAAGGGTTTTGTTAAATCAAGTAAAATACAAAAAACGTTTTATTGTTTGGTGATATTATTTATTATTACTATGGTTGCTAGAGATGCTGATGTAAAAGAGGGTTTCTCATCTGTCACTGATAAGGAAGATGATGGCACTATTGGCATAACAGAAAAAAAGTTTACTTTGGTAGAAGGTCCAGCAATCTATGATACATTTTATGCCAATATATATGACGAACTCGTCTTTAGTAAGTTAAAAGACGATTTTGAAATTGGTGAGATTATCAACACGACTCGACCCACAGAAGAAAGTCGTATATTAGACATTGGTTCTGGTACCGGGCATCATGTGAGCAACTTCACGGCCAATGGTTTTAAAGCCATTGGAGTAGATAGTTCGCCAGCGATGATTAATAAAGCCAAAGAAACTTATCCTGATTTGGAATTCAAACAGGGCGATGTATTAAATTCCATGCTATTTTCAAGCAATGCATTTACGCATATTACATGTCTGTATTTTACAGTGTATTATATTAAAAATAAACGTCTGTTCTTCGAAAATTGTATACATTGGTTACGCCCAGGTGGGTATTTAGCAATACATTTGGTGGACCGCGATAATTTTGACCCTATTTTACCCGCAGGGGATCCTTTTGGCATTGTCTCGCCGCAAAAATATGCGAAAAAACGCATTACTTCTACAGTTGTGAAATTCAAAGGGTTTGATTATAATTCTAATTTTGAAATAGACACTGAAAAAGATGGCACCGATACGGTGAATGCCACCTTACAAGAAACCTTTAAAAACAAAAAGGATGGCAAAGTGCGCAAAAACGAACATAAATTTTACATGGCTACGCAAACCGCCATATTAGCTATTGCCAAAAGTGTCGGTTTTATTTTGACCGCCAAAATAGACATGTTGAAATGCCAGTATACAAACCAGTATATTTACGTGTTACAGAAGCCGACCTAACAATGGGGCTCTGCCCCTGACCCCCGGGTGACAAATAAGGATGTTATATTTATATGTGGCAAAGTCCCATCGGAAATGTCCATCAAATATATTATAATGTAAACATAGTCATACATTATAATAAATAAATGCCGATTAATGTACCACCTCTTTTTATATTTTTATCTACTAAAATCAACTATTCTCTACTAGTGTACATTATAATAGCCATAATAATACTGTATATCTTATTGGTTGCTTATATTAAAATAAAACTTCGCTTCTGGCGGACACAGCCAGTGTTTCACATTTATAATGTGTTGTATTGGTTAAACCCACCGGGTATTATCAACCATCTATTACCAGAAACCGAAAACAATAAATACATGAATCATTTGGCGATTAAAACCTATAATGTGGCTGATCTGGTAGACACCACATCCATAATCCTAGATCAGTTTTGTAATTTCGTCAATAATTTCTACGCATTCCATAGTTTTGCGCAAAGATATGATTCGGAATACAGGCCTAAAAAAAACGATATTGTCGGTTATTTTGAAGGGACAAACCATCCCTCTTATATTACACTTTATCAAAAACCGGAAATGCTTTTTCAAAAAGGACAGCTTATAAGTTCGCTCAACGTGATGAAAGGAGGCATAAGTGCGCGAGCTATGAACATTTGTATAAAAGGTAAAGGTCCTGTGTTTCCGTTATATTATATAGACAATTTGTGCGTTCATCCCGAGTCGAGGAAAGCCGGCGTCGCACCTGAATTGATTCAAACACTGTATTATAATCTTCGCAAAAAGAATAGTAACATAAAGACATATTTATTTAAACGTGAGGGTGATTTAACGGCGATAGTGCCATTGACGACGTTTGAAACGTATTGTTATGACATTGGGGGCAGAGCCCCCAGGACCCCCACTTCAGATGAAATAGATAGTCGGCATGTACCGCAGATGGGTGATACGTTGCATGCTTCTATGAATGTTATTGAAATAGGTGTCCCTCAATTGGCCTTATTAGTAGAGTTTATTAAATCACAACAACACAATTTTGAGTGTGTTATTTTGCCAGATATAACTAATTTGGCAAATATGATAAAAACAGAAAATATTAGTATTTATGGGCTAATTGCGGGGGGGTCATTGTTGAGTATTTATGTTTTCAGAAATATTCAATTTTATTATAATGGTAGACGTGCGACGGAATGTATCTTGGCTTTATACAGCTATAACAAAGATTTATTTATCACTGGCTTTACTATTGCTCTCGGAAAAGTGATTGCTAAATATAAAGTAGGTATTTTGTTAATTGAAGATACCGCACAGGCTTATGGTTTAATCGCTAATTTAAATGTGTTAAATGTACCACTCTTATTTAAAAGCCCAACAGCATTTTTCATGTACAATTATGCGTGTTATAGTATAAGTCATAGAAAGTTTATGATTTTATATTAGGGGCTCTGTACCTTCGGGACCCTTAACCCCCGTAGGCGGAAATAATAGGCGGAAATAGTTTCGCTATCTCACATACTTGCCCGCTCGTGCAAAAGAATCGACAATAAAAATCATAAATACGCCTAAAAAGGAATATAAAATTAATTCTTCCATAATGTGTCCAGTTTTTTCATCTTTTTGTTCTTCGAGTAGATGAATCATATAATTGAGCTTCTCTAACAGTTGATCTTTATTGCCTGAACCGTTACCTTGGTTGAGTTGATTATAGTAAGGCACATATTGCTTATAAAAATCATTAGAATAAGTATTTGGTAAATTGTTAAAACCTTCAACTGATACAGGGCCATCGTTTGTGCCAAATGGTTCCGTTTGTCCAGAAGGTATTGTATTATTATTATTATTATTATTATTATTATTCTTTTGAGGCCCAGAGAGTTCGGTATTTTCAATAAATTTAGATGGGACGTCAGACTGTGGGTGCGGAGGCGGATTAAAAGAAGCCAACCCATCGCCTTCATTATCTACATTTACACCATCATTAATAGTATTTAACATGGACTCTACATTCGGATTGACGACTCGTTTTTTAATGGTAGTATTTTTGCGAGCTTGTCTTTTTTTCTCGATATCCTGATGTGGAGTTATCGTTGATGTAAATGTTTCATTATATGGTGAAGCAGTAAATGCTAAATAACTCATACGTCCTATAAGAAAATGAGATATTATTATTTCCAACCAACCTTTAAAAAAGGTTGAACCAAATCTAACCCAACCTTTTGGGAAAAGGTTTGACCAAAATCTAACCTGGGTTTTGCCACGCTTTTTTCAAAAGCGGGTTTTGCCACGCTTTTTGAACTTGAAAGCGGGTTTTAAAAGGTTGGGTTATACTATAGAAAAAAATCATGTCAAAACGGTTACTTCATTTATTAACAATTGGTTTAATTATTCTACTCGGTATTTATTTATACCAAAAATATACATTTAGAGAAAACTTTCAAAGCAAAACCAGAGAGACTCTTGGGAAGTGGAGAAAGTTAAAACGTAATACAATTAAATATAGAGATAATTTTATAGGATCTATGGTATATAAAATAAAATCTACTTTACGTAAGGCAAAATTGTAGAGATTTTATTATTTATAGATGATGGATCTTCATACCTAGGCGGACAATCCAGATATGCTTCATATTTTGGAGCATCTACTATTATATGTGTTTGTGCGGGCTGTGTACAATTACAATTACATTTACATCCGATTATAAATGCTAAAACCATTAACAGTGATGCAGCAGAACACAACCCTAATTCCGTCAAAACCATTGTTATATACTTTTTATAAAAAAGTATGGCAAAAACTACTTTTTATAAAAAGTATGGCAAAAACTACTTTTTAAGATATCTAATGTAAAGTAATGTGAACTATTTTAAATTGTAATTTAAATCCATTATAGCGTCCGCCATAGTGAGTGTTGGGAAATAATTCACAAATGGACTCTATACCTTCTACAAAATCGTACGAGATATCGCATCCCTGATCCGTCGCATCCTCATCATATACTATTTCAAAAGTGAAATCATCATAATTATAATACACATAAATATCTTTGCCCAGATGTTTCTTTAATACATCTCTTACCGTATAAAATTGTGGTGTACCTGTTTCATCGCCAAACGGATATTCCAACCCGGCAGCATTCACAATGCTCGGATAAACTTTAATGAAAACCATATTTCTTTAAAAGATATTCGCTCGTTTTGCTTTGTTCGTTCGATCGCTTCGATTTCGTACCTCTTTTTATTTACCTAAAAGTATTTCAATTTTATTGCCCCCACATTTTTAAAAGTAGGTTTTGCTATACTTTTTTAAAAAGTATTATATATAAATGATGGACTATATTCATTCAGTATTAAAGCCTATAAATGAAAGCAAATTATTAGTAGGCATGATGATGATATTTTTAAATGTTGGCTCAAAATACATAGATTTAGGATTAAGCAAAACACAAGAACAAGTATTGAGAGAGGGTTTAGCCAGAGAGATGCTTATTTTTGCTATATCGTTTATGGGTACTCGTGATATACCAACTGCTATTATATTAACTGCGTCTTTTTCGATATTGTCCAATATCGCATTAAATGAAAATAGTAAATATTGTATTATTCCGAATAAAATGAAGAAAATTCAAGCAATAATAGATACAAATGTTGATGGAATTATTAGCCATGAAGAAGAGAAACGGGCGATGGATATTCTCGAAAAGGTCAAACAACAACGTTTAAAAGAAGTACAGGGTACATTTATGAGCTATTTAAATTCCAACCTTTAAACAACCTTCGCCGTGAAACAAGTTCGAAAAGGTTGAGCCAAATCCAAATCTACATTGAAAAGGCTGGTCAAACAGATTCCTTAAAAATGTTGGGCAAATCTACCTTAAAAAGGTTGGTCAAACAGATTCCATAAATATTAGGTTAGATTTGGCTCAACCTTTCCGAAAGGTTGATTTTAAAGGTTGGTATAATATAACAAGGAACCAATTAAAATGTCCCCAGCGAAAATAGAAACTTTACATTTTTATATTAAAACAACAGGTGATTATGACATTGATTCGCCGGACGTGTATTTTGAATATACTAAAAATATTTATTTTATATCCAATATAAAGCTGGATAAACCATTACTGGATAAATTTATAGCAGCTTCAAGTATTGTTAAAAATAAAGAGTATACCCAGATATTTACGTCAAAAGATGTATTTAATGCATTTTCAGATTTTTTAGAACGGTTAAAACTTAACCCATTAACAAATGAAAAAGAAAACATACAATTTATGGTAAATTTATTTTTTCCATATAAAGGCAGAATAACTATATCTGGTCAAGAGTATGCTATTAACACGAAATCAATACCACTAATTTCTTATGATAAAACTACCAATTATAGTTTGAAAAACCCATCACTCTTTTATAATGATGTAGATATACCAGACGATTATATTATAAAAAAAAACATGGTTGAAAATAATAATTATTATGTCAAAATAGGCCCGATAGATCTACTGAATAGTAAAAAAATAATAGTAGATTCATCCGGCAATGGCATGTATGTAGGCATGAATTGCGAGGAACGAGCAGAACGTTTAGATGAACAATTCTATAAATTGTTTGGTTATTCGATGATTTTTAGTAAAGGTACGAAACTAAAACAGTATAGTACAATTAAACCTGTATTTTATTCAACCGATGACAAACGACTAACGCCACCGAACAAGTTTGTTAGAGACATAAATATAAAAAAAACAAAGGCTACAGATTTTGATACCAGTTTGAAATATATTAAAAAAAGTATTCAATATAATATACAAAAAAGAAAAAGTAGATTAAAAGAAGAGAAAACATTGGCGGCAGAGCTAGCACGTAAAAGAAAAGAATGGCAATGGGAAACAGGGTACAAAATAAAAGCCGAAGCGGAAGCGAAAGCATTGGCAGAAGCAAAAGCAAAAGAAAAAGCACCTATACCTACAAATGTGGGCGGTAGAAAAACAAAAACAAAAACAAAAAGAAATGCAAAAACAAAAAGAAAACAACTGAAAAAAAGGCACCAAAGAAAACGTAGCGTCAAATCTCGCAGGTATTAGTTTTTATAATAGCCGCTTTAAGTATAGCGTGTAACACGGGGTCTGAAAAACAAGCTGTGCCGCCGCCTCGCAAATATTGTGTAGTCATTCTATTGATATCGCCCATACAAACTATATTTTTCGTTTCAGTAATGGCCCATTTACTATGGTCTTGAGTTTCGGGCCAACTGTCGCGCGAGTCTATGCTGCTACCTACGACGAACGAGAGTTGATGAATGTCCAATGTATTATAGTCGGAGAGTGGGCATGACGGGCCTTCGGCTTTACCTCTGATCCAAGTTTCTACTAAAAGCGTGTCTTGTTCTTCGACAGTAACACAGCCGGCATAGAGGTCGTTATTCCATTCGGCTGTTTTTGCATAGACTTTAATCGGTCGACCGGCTTCTGTTTTAAGTATAGATGAGTCGCACTGTTTTACAGTAGAGTATTTGCCATCAACCAATTGTTTAATGTAATCATATTCATTATCATTGGTATCTACATTTTGTATGTATGCATCATAGATTTGTGGTTTATTTAATAGAAATAGTTTGGCCAAGTCATTAAGTGATGCTATGCTCATACTAACACATAACATATTTTGCGCATATATCTTGGCATTACTACCTAGGCCACTATAGTGGTCGGTATTTTTCGGTCCTAGCGGGAATAATGGAATTGAATGTGTCAGCCAGAACCCCGCGGCAGCGGCAGCGGCAAACGCAAACAATCCTTTGGTATGCCCAAATTTACTAGCAACTTCAAAATCAAAATCAGCAAAATTGTCATTATACATAGTAGTAGGCGGTTGATCATTATAGATGACATAATTCACATCTTTTTGCCAAAGTTGTTTTACAGTATGTGCGAGAGCACCATTAGTAGTTTCGTTTAAAGAGTGTAGCGAAGTTTCAAATACTTTCTCTTCTGAATCGTAATAAAAATAGTCTGTCCCTTGTGGTTTTTTAATCGCTACCCAATAATCTACGGGTTTACCTTTTTCGTTTATACAATCAACCTTTGAAAAAGGTTGGGCCAAATCTAAATCAACCTTTGAAAAAGGTTGGGCCAAATCTAAATCAACCTTTGAAAAAGGTTGGGCCACCTTTTGTGAAAAGGTTGGACCAAAATCACATGTAGTAGATAATGATAAAAATAAAAATAATAAATATAGCATGTATAATTTATGCTATATTTATGTTTATATTGGTTTTGCCATATTAAAATTTTATAGCAGAAAAAGACTCGTGATAAAACTCAAACAATCGTGTGAAAATAGTAGACACATCTTCAGGTGTCAATGCATCCCAGCCTGTAAATTTTATATACGACAATAAAAGTTCTCTATCAATACGTGCGTCATCAAACGTAGCATCATTATAATGTTGATCCATGAGTTCATCATACACATCATATTGAAAACCATCGTATTCAGATATTTTTATTCGTTTCTTCATAGATGCGTTGGGGTCATACATTAAATCTATAAAACTATGTGAATAACATGGGTTCTGTTTATCACCCTCTTTAATGATAAGTGAAATACAATAAGAACCGTCATCATTCTCGTAAAAACACATCACTGTAAGATTATGTAAAAAGCGTACCACTTCTGACTTATCTTTATTTTTATACGCTTCAAGCAGTTCTAGTTTTATTGGTCCCCAAAACTGCTGTGCTTTAACATAATCTATTTGTTCTTTATAATTCTCATCATTACGACCAAACGTTTTATATGTAATCCAATAGTCGAGACTTGACAAATAATCTTCCTCTGGGGTAGATGTAGTTGACATCTTATTACTATCTAATTATAGTAACATAACTTTATGTTGTTTTGGCGCAACCTTTTTAAACTTGTTTCACGGCAAAAGGTTGGTTTACATTTTACCAGTTGTTTTGGCGCAACCTTTTTAAACTTGTTTCACGGCAAAAGGTTGGTTTACATTTTACCAGTTGTTTTGGCGCAACCTTTTTTAAAAGGTTGGTTGAAAATAGTAGAGAAATCTTCAAATTCAACCTCTTTATAACCCATTATCTTAGTAAAATTATCATAAAGTTCTTTATCTATAGCTTCTTGGTCTTCTGTATCGAGCATATAATCATATTTCATAAACATTCCTATATCGTATACAAATCCATCATAATCCGTTAACGTTATTTGTTTTTGTATTAACATAATTGGGTCGTAAATGAAACAAAAATGTTTATAATTATATTCAGGTTCATATGTAGGAGGTGTTTTGTAATGCATTTTAATAACACCTATCATGGTATAACAATCGTCTTTTTCATAAAACTGAAGGACTGTTATATTGTTAATAAATTCTACTACATTGGGTTTATTCCTAAAATTAAAGGTCTCGATCAGGTCACATTTCTTTATCGACCAGAATCTTTGAGCTTCACTATAATAGGGTTGTTCTCTATAATCTTTATCTATGCCAAATGTACAATAGTTAATCCAATAGTCTACACTATTTACATCCTGTCCAAATTTAATCAATGACATATAATGAGATATATTTATATATGTTTATATATTTTACATCGTCGGTAAATACATTTGTTTGAAACCCTCTACTAATTCACTCGGAATACAATTAAAGTCTACTAATGTGGTATTAAGTTGGTAAATTGCTTGTGCCTCTTTATCCGCTGCCAACTTTTTCTCAAATATGTCTCTATCCTTGAAATACTTTTGAGCAGTTTTAATACCGCATTTTTTAAATACAGATGGAATATTATCGCTTTTATCGCCAGCCACTATTTTACAGAAAAGGTCTTCTAACGGGTCACCGGATGATTTTTCGCATATATTTTTAAACTTGAGGTCATAGAGATGAATGCGGTCATTGGTGATTTGTAGATAATCCATATCACTGGCAATAATCCAAATATGCGCGTCGGGCTCTACCCTATACAGATGCTTGGCGAATAGAGCAATACAATCGTCGGCTTCTAGAGATGGATAGGATAAGATCTGTTTTATACCGGCTGTTTCATACAGGTGTTCACCATAGGCCATTCTAAAAAAGGGGGCGCCGAAAAATTCATTAGAGTTTGTATTACTCGAACCGCGGGTCGCTTTATATTCTGGATAGAGCGCTGTACGCCATATGTCACCGCGTCTACAATCTTTGCCCACATATTTAATCGTGTTTTTAAGTTTTAACTGCTTATCAATCTCGTGTATTTTACTGACAAATGTCGATTTGAATTTATCTACAAATTCGGGACATTCAAACGGCGGTTTTTCTTCGCCTTCGACATTGTCATGATCTACATTTGCCAACTTCCACCAAACATTTAAAGCATAATAGCGATAAAATATATAATAACTACCATCAATCAGAATATAATTATTATAATGAGTAGACATTTATTGTAAGTAATACTATAAGGTAGTAACTGTTTATATTATTTATTTTGTCTAGATTACCTATTTTTTCTACTTTTAATCGGTTTTTTATTTTTCCGTCGTCTAGTTGATTTATGTTTGTGATGTTTATATCTACCCCCCGGCATGACAATAGTTATTGCTTTTGAGCGGGCGGGGCGCTGGGTCGGCGTCGGCGTCGACGTGTTCATCGTAAATATCGGTGGTATTACATTAAACGGAACAGGTTTATCGCATGTAGAATCTAAAAATAATTCATTGAAATAATAATACTCTATAGGTGGTGTTTCAATGATAGGTGGTGACATTAATATATGTATAAAATGCACACGATCAAATGATACTCGTATATAAGTATCTTTGACAAATAATGGTTTTTTGGTTGTGTCATCAAATAAAACCTTTGAAATGTGGTAATTAGAATGAATAGTGCCTTCTACAAAAATAGGATGTTGTTCTTCTTCTGAAGTTGCTATCTGGGCTATATGAAATAATTGTAACAATGTACATAAATTCATATCAGCAGTAACAGTAGAAAAGTGTTTATGATTGTTGTATAATAATTGTAAATGCGTATAATAACTATTGGAAAATAGCAATTGATGAAACATTTCTGATATTTGTTGATGTTCAACTTCAGCTATTCGTTTAGTATAAATAATCATATTGTAAACAATATACTTTATGATTATATATAAAATTTTGTTTATCATTTTTGTTTTTTATGTTTTCTGGTTTTTTTACCTATTTTATAATAGTGTATTTTATGATTTAAACTAAAACGTACTTTTTTGGACTTGCGTGCGACTCGCCGTTTTTTACCGCCTTCTACTACAACAATTGGTTGCGTGTCATCAGACAAATCCATATATAAATTAACGTTTATAAAAATAAAAAGTTGGGAAAACACATTGATCCAAAGGTTTGGCCCAACCTTGGGTTAAAAATCCAAGCTCACCGTATTCTTATCACTTTTCTGCTTGCGTCTAACAGGCTTTGCTGTCGCTGGCCGTTTAATAGACATGGATTCATTAAAATTATTTAAATCAATAGAAGTAACGTTACTTTTTTGCGGCACAGATGATGGTCCGGTGGTAACTGTTTTAGTTTTTAGACCAGACAATAAGTCATTTATATCAGTAGGGCCTTTCATTTCGGGTCGGGGACTTTGCTGCTGTTGCTGCGGTTGTCTAGAGGATCGTTCAACCGGTTGTTCCTTACCATACGATTGTTCCTTACCATACGGTTGTTCCTTACCACCAAACGGCGCAAAATTCTCTTGAATATTAATTCCATCATCTTCTCGCGATCTTTGCAAATCCGGACGTCCAACAGATGGCATCGTTGTGCGTTGACTCTTTGTTGTTTGAGTTTGCACAGGGGGGGGCGGTGGGCCACGCATGGTATTGGGGGGTGGCATACTGTTGCCACTGTTGCCATTGCTTCCAGGCATAAAGTTACCCATAAAGTTACCAAAACCAGGATTGGTCTGTCCCATTGTATTTACAGCCGCCTGGGTAAACTGTTGTGCTAGTTCAGGATTTTGTCGCATAATTTCATCCATACCTGGCATAGCGGATTTAAACATTGTATTGGTCATATGGACCATAATAGCTGACCCGCCGAGCTGAAACAACAGTTTGAGTTCCGGTGCCATCTTGGCTTTAGATTTATATTTTTCATGAAGTTCGCCGAAAATCTCGTCATAATCTTCGATGTTTTCATTTAATTGTTCGGCCCAGCCATCCAGCTTGACATCAAAGGGGTCAAATCGGTTATTCAAATATTCTAAACCCGTCACAGCGGCCATCAACATCCGCCCTTGAAATTTACAGCTGTTGGTCGTTTCCTTTTCAGAGATGATTAGTTCATATTCGCCTTGCATTTCAGATAACGAAGATTCCATCGTATATTTTTTGGTCAACTTGGCACCTTTGGCTTCAATGGCTTCCAATTTGCGCAAAATTTTAAACTTTTCCAGTAATGTTTCCTCGGCAGTCAGTCTCGGTTTATCCGACATGTGTTTATCTGGATTGACGGGAATATTATTGAATTTGCTAAAACCGTCCCAGGTTTTCTGGTCGCCGCTACTGCCGCCGCTGCCGCTACTGCCGCTGCTACTGCCTTTACCAACATTAGAGGTCGATTCACTATCTATATTAATTTTAATATTTTCAGTTTGTTCGTCCTCTTCATCGTGAGAATTAAGCTTCATGACGCTGGCTGACCCATGACTGAAAGCTTGCTTAAACATGTCCGACTTGGAATTCATACGCAAATTTCTAGGTTCGTCATTGTCATTATTATCGATATTTTTCGATAAATCATTCAGCTCATTTTCTAATTCAGTTAAATCGCCTAAATCAATATCAGTGGGTGGGGTTTTTGAACCGTCGTTTTTTCTTTTTTCATTCATAAGAAGCTCAATACCACTGCCAAAATTAACCGAACCGTTTGACCTTCTATCATGTTTATTTAGATTTATAACTGGGGAATCATTTAAAGATATAATTTCAATCTCTTCGGGCTGGAAATCTGACATTATTATGATAAAGTTATAATTTTTAACTTTAAGCACTACGCGAATTAAATATTACTTCGCTTTCGCTTTTAGAAAAAGCGTGGCAAAATCCGCTTTTAGAAAAAGCGTGGCAAAATCCGCTTTTAAACTTGTTTCACGGAAAAAGCGTGGCAAAATCCTACTACAAATTTACTTTGTTTTGGCCCAACCTTTTTTAAAGGTTGTTTAAAGGTTGTTTAAAGGTTTGGAAATAATAATTTATCTATAGTAGTTCTAACACAAAATAATCTATGTAATATAATTCCAAAAACAAATAAAGATATACATGTACCAACATATGATAAATTAAAAAAATAAGCAATTAAAATGGCGACAAGTATGGTCATGCTAACATCAACGATTGCTAACCCCATAAATCTATACGAATGAACCCCTTTGTTTGGCATACCCAGTGAATTTGTATATTTACAAAACCCCATCTATAATTATATGTATACATTTTAATTATAGTTATGAAAAACTGCGTAATAAAATAAACCTTTTTTTCCAAAGGTCTATTTTAATTTTGGCCCAACCTTTTCTCAAAAGGTTGTTTAAAGATTGTATTTTGGTCCAACCTTTTTTTACACCTTTTAACATTTCAAATGCCGAATAGTATATAAATAGAATTGAATAACTTTATTTATATAGGTAAAATGCCATATATTCATTATAGTGGAATAGGTGCAAAAGAGACAGAAATACATTCTATTGAAGAATTTTTAAATATTATGAAAAATGCCTCATTCCATTACTATGAAATGACTTCTTTTGGGTTTGATATGGAATATAAAAATTATTTACTTCCTGATGATTTTATAAAGTTTACATTAGAAGAATGGATAGATTATTCAGGCGCTAAATATTATGATTCCGAATGGTAATATTATTTATAATCGGCAGTTTAAATGTTAAAAGGTGTAAAAGGTTGTTTAAAGATTGTATTTTGGCCCAACCTTTTTTTAAAAGGTTGTTTTATTAAGATACCACACCCCCTGTAAAAAAGCATCTGCTAAATCATCTTTCTTTTCATGAGTAGAGAAAAATTGTTTAAAATCACTATTGATTTCGTTTTCCAATAAAGTTAAAGTAATTTCTACACCGGCTTTTTTCCGTTCTGAATATTTTGTTTTTTCCTTTTTTTCTTTATTTTCTTTATTTTCTGTTTCGCCAGTTAAATCTACTACTGGTTTTGTAAACGCTTTTAATTTATTCGCAGCAGATATAAATGCTATATTGGTCTTATTGTTCATAATAAAGTATTGGGCAATCATACCTTGAATGGTTTTCATTCGATTAGCAATAGGACTAATTTGGTTTTCAATAATAATTTTATCTACTTCCATCATTAAAGGCAGTTTATCAAATTCCTTTCTTATAGCAATACCAATATCGATCATTGATATATCGTTGGCAGATTGTTTACCGATAGTGTCTAAAAACTTGTTTTGCATATACGTAAGCACATGAGATACCATGATTTCTTTCTTACTACCCACCGGATAAACTATTTTATATGTATCACATAACTCTTGTAACTCTACTAATTTCATTTTTTTGAATCTTTTATTACATAATTTACTGGTCGGAATAATATAGTCTGATTGTTTTTTACCATGGACATTACAATAGTAAGTTTGGCCTTTTGAATAAACGGCTTTTTTATCACATATCGCGGGTACGTCTTGATTATTTTTAATAACAATTTTAATAATGTTATTTTTATTTTTATGTTTATTAACGTTTGTAGACTTTTTTACCTTTTCAAGTATTGGACAATTACAACTCATTACTTCGCCACACAGATTGATAACACCCCATTGAATTATTTTATGTGAGTTTTCATTATCATTTTCAGTAGATTTTTCCATAATGCAATACGCTAAATTCTTAATACCTACATCTATACTAACAATTCGCATTTGTAAATATAATAGTTAGTTAAATTATTATGTTTATATACTTTTTCCCCCCCCCAACCTTTAAACAACCTTTAAAAAAGGTTGAACCAAAACTTACCCCACCATTGAACCAAAATCTACTCTCAAAAATACATACCTGTTTACGCCCCGGCAGAGCCCCCATTACGGGGTTTAAGGGGCAGAGCCCCCATTACGGGGTTTAAGGGGCAGAGCCCCCATTACGGGGTTTAAGGGGCAGAGCCCCCATTACGGGGTTTAAGGGGCAGAGCCCCCATTACGGGGTTTAAGGGCAGAGCCCCTATTATATAAATAACATTATTGTAGATATCAAGATTAAACTTTTTAATATCTTCTGGAATATAATGTAATGCCATCATGAATCCACAACCCATAGCAAATCCTAATATATTTAATTGTGATACCATATATCCTGCTGTAAAAGAATATAAGATAGTTTTCGTAATAGGTGGTGCGTTGTCCATATATACTATATAAAATTGATTTATTATTATGTTTAAATAATAAATCAATTACTATACTAAAAAATGACTGAAACTGACTCTACCATCACTGTAAAAAAGAATAGTAAAAAACAATATAATTGTAATTGCTATTGTTATTCCAAAAAATCAAAGGATAGTAGATGTTGTGGAATATGTTATTGTACAATTCCGCTTGTAGTCGGGTCAGCAATTCCGCTTGTAGTCGGGTCAGCAATTCCGCTTGTAGTCGGGTCAGCAATTCCGCTTGTTGTAGTCGGTAAAGATCAACAATGCAATGTGTGTTATAATAATGTGTATGATTTTTGTAGTTTAAGTTGTATTCAAACCAAATCAGGTACAGGAAGTATACAAGAAGGTGGCTGTGAAGAACTGGGTTGGGATGATTGTTGTAGTACTATGTGTTGTCTGCCTCTAAAATTACCAATATTATTGCCATGGTTTATAGGTTCAATGTTTAATGAATGTATAAATAAGATGGCGTCTACTAACAAAAATTATTTATTCTAACACTTTTGAAAACACTTTTGAAAAAAGTGTGGCAAAACCCAGGTAATATTTGCTCTTTGATTTACACAGACGGGGTTTAAGGGGCAGAGCCCCTAAAAGTGCTTACCTAAAAGCTGTGCTTGCGAAAACACAGGCGTCACCATTCTCGCCTGTAATTCAAACGACGATAAATACATATTTTTTAAATCGCTGTTTTCATAACCATAGGGTTTGGATGCGTCACTACACGACTTGTAGAGAAACGGGCTATTGGAAACCGGTTGATTATCACCGTATGTAGCAGGACAAGCACAGCATTCATCACAGGCGCTTAATTGGTTATGCTTAATAATTTGGTCCGCATTTTCTACTAAATACTTTCGATAGTTCCAATTGGTTTTAATGTTGGCTTCTTCGCGGATTTTTTCACTTATAACATTACCGGGCTGCCAAGTAGCAAAATTTCTACCATCGGACATAATAGGTGGAAAATCAAAATGAATATTGTTTGATCCTGAATAACATGTTCCCCAGCTCATTATTATATTATATTATTATATTATACTATTTATTATTAGTGTTAAAAATATTAAATATCAGAGGTGGTTTTTGGTTCTAAAGGTTGAAGTAAAAACAACAATTCCGGCTTTTTAAGTTTCTTAACTTCTTCTTTCGTCGATAAATGCTTGTCTACAACAAGTTTTCTTAAATCATCTACTCGCATTTGGTCGTGTTTAAGAGGTGTTTGGTTTGCGGGTTCATGCAAAGCGGAAGCGGGTTCATGCGAAGTGGAAGCGGGTTCATGCGAAGCGGGTTCATGCGAAGTGGAAGCGGGTTCATGCAAAGCGGAAGCGGGTTCATGCGAAGCGGAAGCGGGTTCATGCGAAGCGGAAGCGGGTTCATGCGACACGGAATCACGCGATTGCTCCTGCGTCTCTTCCTCACCAGGCTCAATCTTAATTTTAAGAGATGTAATATCCAATTTGTCTACTTTTACAACATTTCCTATTTTAATACTATCATCTTTTGCTTTTGTATTTGACAATTTTTTACTTTCATTGTCGCTTTCGTCATCACTTTCGTTATCGCTTTCACTATTGTCATCTTCAATCTCATAAATAGTAGACGATGATTGATTAAAAGAATTGTTGTGATGATGTGTCGGCAAAGTGTCTAAATTAATTTCACTTATAAACATAGACAAATCTTGAACATCTACTATTTTAATATGATGGGTTGGCATATCATCAGAAACTTGTATAAAACAAGTTTCTTTATCATTTGAAATAACTTTTATATTGTCTTCCGTATCACAATCTTCGTCTTCAGTATCACTTTCACTGGAACTATCATCGTCATCCTCATCGCTATCATCATTATCATTTTCATCATCGGATACCACAATTTTATCAGCCGACGCACGTGCTTCAGGCGTAGATAAATCTTCTGAAGTTACTTCTTGTTGAATTGTCGGCGGTCTCGCAGCACCAAACTCATTCTGAACATTGGCAATAAACGAAGATAATACTTGATTTTGTCGTAAAATAGCCACTTCTACCATATGTAAACGTGAATTACAATAATATACAATTGCCCCGCATAATACAAGTGAAATGCCAATAGACGCTATTAAACTGATATTCATGCTTCTAAATATGCTCATTATTAGAGAGATGGAATATATTTTAAATAGTTATTAAACGCCGCTTTTGAGAACGCTTTTGAGAAAAGCGTGGCAAAACCGATGTAAGTTTTGTGGAGGATATTTACCTTAAGTTTTGCCTTAATTTTGGTTCAACCTTTTTCTAAAAGGTTGGTTTCTAAAAAGTTGTTTCTAAAAAGTTATGAGTATTCTCAATAATTTCTTTTGGATAGTTTAAATCAATCAATACTTTAATACCCCCTTTAATTGTAGATATTCCCTTAATCATTTTATAAGTGTATTTAAAATTCATATAATCTTGTCGACTACTACAATCACTCATAATTTTCATATTATAATTTCCAATTCTTTCAGTAGAGTCCAAACGTTTGCACAAGTCTAAATAATGAGTAGTAAGCATAAATGTAACATTCTTATATTTGTTCAAGTAGTTGAGAAATGAATAAGCACTACCAATAGCTTCATAGGGGTTGGTACCCGAGTAGAGTTCATCAAACACGCAAAAATGTCGTGTAGTTAATGGCATGGTGTCTATGGCCGTTAAAATATCTTTACAACGCCTGGCTTCTGCTTGAAATAAACTGTCACGCCCAGAAGTATCGGGTATATTGATATAACAATGTATGACATCATACGGTTCTAAAGTCGCCTTTTTATAAAATCCAAACCCAATCTGTTGTGAAAGTATAATATTAAATATGGTGGTTTTGAGTAGAGTTGTTTTGCCCGCGGCATTAGGCCCTGTTATTAAAATATGATTATCTATATAATAAGTGTTCTTGACTGGTTTCGAATTGACCAGCGTAGGAAAATAAGCCCCTACAAATTTTGTCTTTTTATTTTTGCCAACAATCTTACAGGGGGCAATATGCGATTGTTTAATATTTTCTCTCAATCCTCGTAAATTGTCTAAATAACCATTCAGACCAAATGAATAATTCAAAGAATCAAAACACTCTTTATTTTTATACAATTGATAAAAGCATTTCATCACATGACCCACTTGTTTAAATTTCTTAATGTTTATTTTGTTTGGCTCTACTTTATCTAAATCAGTTTTCAATAGTTGAAGAGTAGATGCGTGTTTATTCATAACAGTTATAAAAGGCTGGTATGATTTGACGCCATTATGTAACTGGTTATAGTGTTCTATATGTTGTAATGTTATATCTACATAATCTCGTATAACAAACAATTGTTCATGTATAGTTTTCATATTTTTATAGAATCTATAACATGAAATGATGTTCTGATAGACTTGTAAAAAATAAAAGCCAATTGATATGATAATATAAATAAGTTTATCCCAACTAGCAGAGCCTATATTAAACAGTTGTCCTATACTATGTTTTGAAACCACCATTTTAAGTATTTCAATATATTTCAAAATACTTATAGGCACGCCTTGTAATTTCAATAGGATTAGCGGAAGAATAAGAAAAAATACCGGTAGAAAAAGCGATATAACAGGCGATGACATGTTATAGATGCTTAACCATTGAAGGAACTGTGCATTGTTATTGAAACTTTCAAACATTTGAATATCAATGTAATAGTATTTATCATTGAAACCAGAGCCAGCATTTGCATTTTTAACTTCGTTCATAATAGCTATCACTTTATCTACTTGTGACGAATCGAGTAGATAATTCATATTTTTTTTTATAACCTTTTGTGAATCTTTTAGGAATTGTTTATCTGATGTATAGTACTGGCACCACAAGTCAATTGTATTTTGAGAAAACTGATTCGATGGATTAAATACATAATTGTATAACGACACTTCCGTCTGCTGCGTTACTTTTGCCTTTAACTCTAAATCAGTTATAATATGCTGCTCAATCTCTTTTTTATTTTCTATATAAGCAATTGGTAGTTTAAACTCGTTGTTGATATCTGTTTGTGTCATGAGGTTATACCTCTACTTTTTAAAAAAAAGTAGGACAAAAAACGATTGTTAGTAGGATAAGTTTAATAATTATTTGTCCTAATTTTTTAAATTTAAAAAGTACATTATAAATACATTTTCTTTGGATTATACAGTTTAATAAAATAAATATATAAATAATATTATTTATATTATTATAATGAAAAAGGTAATATCATTTTGTTTATGGGGTAATGATCCAAAATACAATGTAGGTGCTATAAGAAACGCAGAAATAGCAAAAAAAATATATCCTGACTTTGAATGTTGGTTTTATATTCACGAACAATCAGTTCCGATAGAAACAATTGAAAAATTGACTAGTTTTGATAACACAAAAGTAATATTGAAAGAAGGTGATTTAAACCATTGTAAGCCCATGTTATGGAGATGTTTACCTATTGATAATCCTGATGTAGATATCATGATGTCCCGAGATACAGATTCAAGAATATTTTTAAGAGAAAAAATAGCAGTAGATGAGTGGTTATCTAGCAATACATTGTTTCATATTATGCGTGATCATCCATATCATCCGCAGAATATATTAGGTGGTATGTTTGGAACAAAAAAAATTCCACAAATACCGAACTGGTCAACTTTAATGGATCAAGTGGTTCAACATTCTCATAGGGATTATGATCAAGATTTTTTAAGAGATTATATTTATCCGATTATTGTAAATAATTCAGTTATTCATGCTTCTTTTCATAGATATGAAGGACATGCGAAGAACTTTCCAACACCATTTGACAGTGAACATAGATTTGTAGGCGAATATATTTATGTGGATGAATCAGGAAATCAAGAACATAGAAACGCGGTGAAAAATAGTATTTAATTGAAAACCATATATTATAATTGAATTAATCAATTTATTTTATATAATTTTGTAACTGGAGAAATTATATGTAAAGTATTTCCCGTAAAATGAGGACAAGTATCAACTTCTTTTTTCCACGAATATATTGAATGAATATATTATGATATTGTTATAATGTCCACAACCTGTATGTGACATTATTGATGTATATTTTTATAGAATAATACAATATACATCAATTTTATATAATAAAAAATCAGCGTTTTAAACGTCCAAAGGTGTAAAAAAGTAGGAAAAAAACATATGTAAACCGCTAGTTTACACCCCCCCCCTGAAGATTTAAGGGTAACGTTACCGATAAATGGCTTATCTTCATCGGCGTAAATCAACCAAAAATCTTTTTCATGAATCGATTAAATAATTTAATTTGATTTTCATCTGTATTATTGGCGAGATTAAATAATAAATTATTTAATTTAATAGATGGTATCACGTTGTCACTTTTTTCACATTTCCAACTTAAAGTCTTATCATATCCTATTCCTATTAAGCATAGAGTTCTTTGACTGCTAAATAGTTTTTTATGAATTTTAAATTTATACTTGAACGGTGAAGGGCTATCCATAAAATACCAATCAAACTCTTTTTTGGAAAAGTCAAATGTAATTTTAATGTTTTCTGAATAAACCAAATAAAGGCAATTAGAAGTAGACATTTTATTTAATTATATTATAAAAACTATAATATAGTATATCAATTTTACAACTATAACGCCCAATTTTCCGTCAACTCATTAATACGTGTCCCATAATATTCTTCTACATCTTTCAATGAACGCATATCCCGTTGCGTAACAAAATTAATTCCAACACCCTTACGACCCCATCGTCCACTGCGACCAATGCGATGAAGATAAGTATGCACACAGTTCGGTACATCAAAATTAATAACAGTACTCACCTGTTGAATATCTATACCACGTGCGGTTACATTCGATGAAATCAATACACGCGATTTACCACTTTTGAAATCCATATAATTTTTAGTGCGTTCCATTTTATCCATACCACTATGAATATGCGATACTGGAAAATCATCCGACATCATAGCCTCGTATAAATCAGATACACGTTTAATACTATTGCAATAAATAATACTTTGGCTGACGGAAATGGAACCATAAATATCCTTAAGTGTATCATATTTTTGGCTATCATTATCCAGTGCGACGTAATACTGACTAATTCCTTCCAATGTCAATTGCTCTGCTTTCACAAATATTTCTACTGGGTTACGCATAAACTTTTTCGTCAATGTATTTAATTCTGGCGGCATTGTAGCACTAAATAATGCCACCTGAATCTTGCTTGGCAAGTATTGAAAAATAGTATAAACCTGCTCTTTAAATCCAACCGATAACATTTCGTCCGCTTCATCAAGAACGAGAATAACCATTGCATGTGTAGAGAGTTTTTTACGTTTAATCATATCGTAAATACGACCAGAGCAACCAACAACAACATGCGGTGTATTATCTTGTAACGCTCGAATATCATCATTTGTCGATGTACCACCCACCAGTAGCTGGGTGCGTAAGCCCGGCATTTGATTGCCTATCGCATCAATCACTTCTTTGGTTTGAATAGACAGTTCGCGCGTAGGCGAAATAACCATTGCTTGTGTTACATTTTTGGTAATGTCAATCAATTGAAGAATACCAATCGCAAAACAACCGGTTTTGCCTGTACCGGATTGTGCTTGAGCAATAATATCCTTTTTCCCAAACATAGGTAGAATAGCATGTTTTTGAATAGGACTCGGCTTTTCAAAGCCATACGAGTAAACGCCCCTCAATAATGGTGTTTTTATATCTATGAGTTCTTCCCAAGTAGAAATTTCGTTAGTTGTGTTTGTGGTCGTGGCTGCGGTTTCTGTTATAGGTTCAGACATCATTATAGTACTACTGCTTTAATATTTAAGTGTAATTATTATATAATAGTTAAGTGAAATGGATATAAACACTTGAAGCGATATTATAATAACCATAGATACTAGCAATGAGCGTGGCTACCGTGGTAAGATATACAAAAGCGGATTTCGATAAAATTCAAATGGACGGATTTTCATATACATTGAGTCCAGCCACGATGAAAATTATTCAAGAAATTGCTAATCAAGTGGGGTCACCTGAATATATTAAAACGCCACAATTTGAAAAGCGAGATAATATCAATATTATAGGAGGGTATAATAGTGGCGGAAACAATAACAAACATCGGAAAAACAAGCCACAAGAGCTGAATGATGAAGATTGGAATAGTCTACGTAACTTTCCAACAACCGTCATAAATAAGAAAGCAGGCATTGATGCTGCGATTGACCAAATTAGAAAGCACTTGAATAAAATGACAACTAAAACGTATGAATCCTTGAAAGAAAAGATTTTTGAAGAAATCGATAAAATTAAAAACTATGATGATCAAGATTCGGAGCTGGTTAAAATCGGAGAAGCCATTTTTAATATTGCTAGTGGCAACAGTTTCTTTTCAAGTATGTATGCTGAACTATTTAAAGAATTGATGGAAAAGTTTAATTTTATGCGAGTCATTTTTGATACTAATTTTGAAAAGTTTCGATCTATCTTTAATACGATTGACTACTGTGACCCCAATACGGATTATGATAAATTTTGTGTAAACAACAAATTGAATGAACAACGCAGAGCGATTAGCTTGTTTTATGTTAACCTAATGATTCAGGAAGTGATTGAACCCAGCAAAATTATTGCTATTATTCGAGATTTACAAGACTATATGAATACACTCATTGTAACAGACAATAATAAAACGATTGTAGACGAATTGACCGAGGTATTGTATATTCTTATTACCAATAGTTATGATGTTATTAAAAACGTGGAAGAAGACTGGTCAGTTATTTTCGCATTTGTTAAAACAGTTTCGGAAATGAAGCCGGCAACTATAAATAGCGTTTCAAACAAGACTGTTTTTAAACACATGGACATGTTGGATGTTATTTAGGTAAGGGTGCCGGAGATATAGACCTTTTGATAAAGTATATTTTGGATGTGTATTTGTATTTGTATTTGCTTTTGCTTTTGCTTTTGATTTTGATAAAATAATATAAGAGGTAATAATTTTTGTAATCAAAAGCATTATTGTGTATATTTTTAAATTATCTTTAATTAAAGATAATTTAAATACTTTTAAATATAATTATATATTTAAAGTATGGGTCCCGTTGTAAATCATAATAACATTTATAATTCAACTGCTGTTAACGATTTGACATCTGGTATATATTATAAATTTGAAGAAAAAGAAGAATATGAAAATAAAATAATTAATGTAGATGAATTTTTAAGTGAAATGGAGTCGTCGTATAGTATGAGTGTAAGCACCACAAGTACTAATAGTGATTGTGATAGCGATAGTAATATATCGCATGCCATTTTAGAATTAGAGTATAGTACAAATTATAATGTTAAAGGGTTAGCACAAATCATGGATTACTATGATTTGAGTAAGAAAAATATGCGAAAAGATGAAATGATTCAAATGATTATTATGTTTGAAACGGATCCTAATAATTTGAAAATAGTAAATAGGCGACGGCGCATGTATAAGTATATAAATGAGTTGAAACGTGACAAGTATTTTAGTAAATTTATACTTTATACTTTTTGAACTTGTTCCATGGCGAAAGCGTTATGATAAACATTTTTTAAAGGTTTATAATATAATGGTAAGATCTCTCATTCAACCCACCATTGACTATCCAGTACAAAAAACATTATATGACGAAGATAAAGAATTTGAAGCATCCATGTATAGAGTTACTATTCTAGGTGACGAAGTCATCGTTGCTTTAGGACAAGCCAAGTATACCTATATTGATAGTAATGTCATTTTTTATCCTATTTATTTAGTTAAACATAACAAAGTAGATGTACAGATTGGTGTATATGAGATACCGGTAGCAGATGTAAGTTCTATTATAGATGAGGATGGTGACGTAGACGTCAGTTTTATGGGAGAACCCATATTATATCCATTTGTCAGTAAAGTGATATTGACTGGTAAACCGATACGGGCGGAAGTAGATGCTGAAGCTGCGCTAGCGACGGAAGATGTTATAGCTGTCACTGTATTAACACAAACCATGGAGGAGGCTATTAAAGAACGAGAAGCATTTAAATTTAATAAAACTCTACCTTGGATTCAACGATTTATGAAAAACAACAATTATAAAATAGTAGACAATGAAGGTAAGGGGGACTGTTTATTCGCTGCTATTCGTGATGGGCTTAAAATGTCGGGTGTTCATGTCAGTGTCGAGGATATGAGAAAGATACTCGCAGCAAATGCTACTGAAGATATCTTTCAGAATTATAAAACACTCTATGAAGCCAGTGTGGAAGAAGATAAAAAAATAGCCAAAGAGCTTAAAGTGTTGACCGACAGACATGCTGAACTTAAAAAACAAATTACATTAGAAAAAGATAGAGGTACTCAACAGGCTATCGTAGCCCAAGCTGAAGAAATTAATATACGTCACAAAGATATTAAACAAGATAGAATAGCTACTAAATCCATGATGGCGGAATTTAATTTTATCAAAGGCGTAAAGGATTTAGACATGTTTAAACTCAAGGTACAAACGTGTGGGTTTTTGGGTGACACCTGGGCGATATCTACGCTTGAACGGGAATTACAAATTAAAATGGTATTAATGTCTAGAGCTAATTTCAGAGCGGGTGACGAAGATAATGTACTCACGTGTGGACAACTGAATGACGAGGTATTGGAAGCGGCTGGCAAATTCGAACCCAAACACTATATTCTGTTGGATTATAATGGCGCCCATTATCAACTTATTACCTATAAAGACCATGGTTCATTTACATTTACAGAGCTGCCTTATGATATTAAAACCTTGGTATTAAATAAATGTTTGGAAAGACAAGCAGGACCCTATTACATTATTCCTGATTTTCAAGAATTTATGAAAACTGAAACGAATAAAGAAGGTACTGTAGCTACTGCTGCTACTGCTGCTACTGCTGCTACTGCTGCTACTGCGGCTACTGCGGCTACTGTGGAAGCTATAACGGTATTTGATTTAGAAAAAGAAAAAGAAAAAGAAAAAGAGCCGCATATAGAACTACAATCTGATTTATACGATAAAGCAACTGTATTTCAGTTTTATGCCAAATCACTAGACTCGGCCGCACCAGGTAAAGGCGCGGGGGAAACGATAGGCCCAGAAGGTGTTAAATTCTACAACGAATTACAAAAAATACCTTCATGGCGAAGAAAATTAGATAATGATTGGTCATCTGAATTTACTCTGGATGGTAAAAAATGGCTTACAGTAGAGCATTATTATCAAGGCAGTAAATTTAAACGTGGAAATCCTCAATTTTATGCGCAATTTTCATTGGATTCTGGATCGGCTATATCGAAAGACCCATCCATGGCAAAAATAGCTGGCAGCAAGAGCGGAAAAATCAAGAGTGATCTTATTAGACCCAAAGATGTCACTATAGATAAGGATTTTTACGAAGTAAGAGAAAACGGTATGTCACGTGCGAATCTAGAAATGCAAGCGGCGATGATGGCCAAGTTTTCACAAAATGAAGAATTAAAACGATTATTGAAAGCTACGAAAAAGGCCAAATTAAATCATTTTGCGAGAGGATCACCGCCAGAAGTATTTACCGATCTGATGATTATACGAAACACTTTTTACACCTTTTAAACCACTTTTGAAAACACTTTTGAAAAAAGTGTGACAAAACCCATATAATCTTTATAAGCAAAACAGAATTACTATTTACTATACTTTTGCTCAACTTTTGTTAAAAGTTGTTGCTCAATTTTTTTAAAAGTTGTATATATGGACATTCCAGAAGAAACATCTGAATTAGTTAAGATTTTTTTATCGCATTTTAATAAATATAAATCAGACCCATTATCTAAAAAGAATGAAAAACAGTTGAATTTATTTTTATCAAATCTCTACAATGCTATTAATAATGCCTTTACAAAAGTAGAGTTGATGGATAAAAGTTGCTTTGTTGCAAAGCAAATTCAAATTAAAAGTAGTTCAGATAGAATAATTCCAGATTCATACAATAGCTCTATTTTCCCGCAACGTATTCGCAACTATATAGAAAAACATGAGACTGCTTATGACATTTATCAATGTACTATAGATGGTCGTGATATAAGATTGATTTTTGCGAATGGGGGTTCTGCAAAAACAAACGGATTAAACGGATATGTGCGGATGATTTATGCCTGGCTAACACTTTGTGGTACATATTCGTCAAAAACATGCGCGAAATCGTTGACCATCTATATTTATAACACGCCTTTTAACAAAAGTCTACCCGATAATAAAATGACCACATTAAGTAGTGAACATGTAAATACTGCATATACATCTAGTTGTGTACCAGAAGGCGAAATTGTCATCTTTCGAAATGAAGAATGGTTTAAAGTGCTTATTCACGAAACATTTCATACGTTTGGATTAGATTTTAGTGGCGACAGTAATACTATAAAGATTATAAATGACGGTATTAAAAAGCTATTTCCCATAAAAAGTGAAATTAATAGTTATGAAGCCTATACCGAAACATGGGCGCGTATTTTAAACTGTTGTTTTTATAGTTATAATGCCCTGGAAAATAAAAAGGATAAGAACCAATTTATAATAAACTCTACCTTTTGTTTAGAATTAGAAAGAATGTTTACGCTATATCAGTGTAATAAAGTATTACGATTTATGGGTTTACAATATACAGATATTTGTAATAGTGGTGAAAAATATTCCTCGTTGCGTAAGAATTTATATAAAGAAAACACGAACGTGTTTGCATACTATGTGGTGAGTGCGATTTTTATGAATAATTATTTCGAGTTTTTAAATTGGTGTGGGGGAACGCCGCCTTGGTCTAACAATTCCGACGGTGGTCGTGGCAGAGAGGCACGGGGCAATTCCGACAGATCCCCACCCATTGCCTTTATAGATTATATTAGTAGACATTATAAATGTGATGAGCTACTTGAAGGGTTGAAAAATATGGAACACCTTTATACAAAGATAATTAAAAAACATGGACATTCTACACATATAAATACGACTACACGAATGACATTATTTGGATAAGTAGTAGATAGACAGTATAAAAAGATTTTATCATATCCATATATAACAATAACTATTATGAATCAACTTGTAAACAATGACATTATACCAATGACATATGATAATAATATTATAATAAGTAATGTAATGAATAACACGGTAATAGGTAACAATGAAACCGAATATGTAAAGAAGAAGTATAAAGGCAGAAAAGTCAAAACGGATAAAGATATTAAATCAAGTAAAGAAGCAATTGTAATACCCTCGTTTTCAAGCCATAGCACATTTTTAATCAAAACATTTACTATTCCACAATTAAAGGATATTTGTAGATTTTATAAATTAAAAGTAACTGGTAACAAGCAGGTATTGACGAATAAAGTGTACCATTATTTATATTTTTCAAGCTATGCTGTTGTTATTCAACGGGTATGGCGGAAGAACTTGTTCAAGACATATAATAAATTACGTGGACCAGCCAAATTTAATAGATCATTGTGTGTGAATGAAACAGATTTCTTTTCCATGGAGCCCCTAAAAGATATACCGTTTGACCAATTTTTTAGTTACACTGATGTAGACGGCATGATATATGGGTTTGATATTATATCTTTATATAATTTATTAGATAACGAAGATTTAAAAGATTCAAATCCTTATAATCGAAATCCTATCCCTAACAAGGCCAAAGTGAATTTTAAGCGGCTTATTAATATTAGTAAAATAATGGGTGAAAATTTAGATATGAATTTAGTAGTAGAGGAAGAGGTGACAGACCCAGCGAAACTTGTTGAAATGAGAACATTAGGTTTATTTCGTGATATTGATAGTTTAGGCAATTATACTAATCCTGCTTGGTTTATACAATTAACGCAGCGTCAAGTGGTTAAGTTTTTACAAGAATTAAGAGATATTTGGATTTATAGAGCTCATTTAGACAATATCACTATGATTGAAATCTCACCGCCGAATGGCAATCCATTTGAAATATTAGATATGAATATGATTATTAATATGCCGCTTTATAATCTTAAAACCATGGCTTTGTTAGTTATGTCTCAATTGGTTAAAAATGGGGTTGATAGAGAATCTCGTATTTTAGGCGCTAATTATGTACTATGTGCTCTCACATTAGTTAGTACTGGCGCGGCCGAGGCATTGCCGTGGTTATATCAGTCGGTAGCAACCAACTTTTAAAACAACTTTTAGAAAAAGTTGGGCAAAAATATACTTTTAATTTAAAAAAGCATATTTTATTGACAAAACAATATTAAGAATATTATTATAAAATTAAAAGTATATTTTTGCCCAACTTTTTCTAAAAGTTGTATTATAAAATTAAAAGTATATTTTTGCCCAACTTTTTCTAAAAGTTGTATTATAAAATTAAAAGTATATTTTTGCCCAACTTTTTCTAAAAGTTGTTTTCTAAAAGTTGTATTAGAAGTATCTTTTTGCCCAACTTTTTATAAAAGTTGTTATCATGTCAATATACAAATATATAATTAATATATGCGTTAAAAGGCTTAAATAAAAGATGTTATAGTAGAATATAAGAAGATGGTCAAGACTAACTCCAAGACTACTGCTACTGCTACTGCTACCGAATCGACTGCGACTGCGCCTGTTCAAACGCCGGTTAAGGAACAAAAGGCTCCCAAGGCTCCCAAGACACCGAAAGTGGTTGCTTCGGAAGTCTCTGTCTCTGTCTCTGCTCCTGTTGCTGTTGTCGCCGATGTGCCCGCAACTCCCAAGAAAGTCAAGGCTGCGAAAGCCCCCAAGGTCTCTGCCCCTGCCCCTGCCCCAGAGTCTGTCCCTGTGCCCGTTGTTGCAGAGTCGTCGCCCGTGGTTGCTGATGCGCCCCAGGTGAGCAATGATTTCTCTAGTTTCTCTGCCAAGCTTCAGCAAGTCAGTGCTCTTTTGTCGGCGCTCAAGACTGAATTTCGTTCTCTTGAACGCAAGTCGTCGCGCGAGCTGAAGACGGCCACCAAGGCTGGTGCCAAGAAAAAGCGCAAGACTGGCAATCGTTCGCCGAGTGGATTTGTCAAGCCGACGCTCATTAGCTCTGAACTGGCGACCTTTCTTGGTAAGACCCAGGGCACCGAGATGGCGCGCACAGAGGTGACGCGTGAGATTAACGCTTACATTCGTGCCAACAGTCTTCAGGATAAGACGAATGGTCGTAAGATCAATGCGGATTCCAAGCTGTCTTCGCTGTTGAAGTTGAAGGCTGATGAGGAGCTCACGTATTTTAACCTTCAGCGTTATATGAGCCCGCATTTTCAGAAGGCGGCGGCTGCTTTGGCGGCTGCTGCTCTGTCGACGTCTGCGGTTGTGGCTTAAAACGAGGGGTTTACCCCTCGAGCACCCCATAAAGGGTAAAACCCCGTTAAATAAAAAATAAATTATAGTTCAACCGGTTATGTCCTTTTGTAGCCTTCAATACTCGCGGTAGTTCAGTAGTAGAACGGGGGTCTGTAGTGGACACATTTAACCCTAGGTCACAGGTGCGAATCCTGTCCGCGAGAAATTTTTGAATATTTAATCATATAAATATTCAAATACTTTTTTTATATATTACGGCAGTTTACAAGCAAATATTACTTTTTGTGGATAATTAAAATTATCGAATGGGTCGTTTTTAAGAGCAGTTTTATAATAACTAGTGTTGTTAAAGCTGACATCAACTAGATTCAGCCATGGATTTTTCCCATCATTATAAGATGTCAAACACGTATTATAAAATATTTCATAACTTGGATCGACAATTACACCCGGATAAGCAGTATTAAAAGATAGATCGGCTGCAGAAGCCGAAATGGTTTGTGGGTAAATTATCGAATTTGTATTTCCAGCATTATAAGAAGTGTCTACAACCGTATGAATGCCATGCGTTGCGTAATTCATCGAAAACAAATTGCCAGCCCATGATTCATTGCTATTTACAAGTACTCCGCTCAAATTAAAATGATCAATATTATTATTTTCAGCATTATATAAACTTTGTCCTTTTGCCACATTTAATAATAGATCATAACTTTGAGAATTAATTAAACAACCGGCAGTATTATTCCCGGTCAACGGTACCACGCCAAAATTATTATTATAGCGTATTCCATCTTTTTTAAGTGGATTCGCGTTTCCTTGTAAATTCATATTTTTTGCGATATTACTGTATAAAGTTTTTTGTTTTATTGAAGTAGAATAATCACTCGCTGATTTTATGGTATTGTTGCTTGTATTAAAACATCTGTTATTTGCCATTTATACACTACACATATTTTATAATATATATACTGGGGTGCTAAATATATCGTTATAAATGTGCCAGCTGATTTTGCCTAGCTGATTTTGCCTAGCTGATTTTGCCAAGGCTGATTTTGCCAAGGCTGATTTTGCCAAGCTGATTTAAAGCGTTATTCAAAAACTAATTCTTTTATTTTTGAATTACCCAAAAAATTGATTTAAAAAGAAGCCACTATAGTATAGTATATTAAACAAGCATAACAAAATGAGTTCATCAAACGAATCCTCTAACATGATTATCAATGCGACGGTATTTACTGCCGAGAAAGACACCAAATATACAAAATCCAAAGTGAATGCTTCTGGTGGCAAAAGTATCGGAATTCTTAATGCCAATACAGGTAAGAGTTTGTATTTGGGCACTCCACTTATGATGACGTGGGGTGCGCAAAAGTTTGTTGATGAAAAAACCGGTAAGGAATCCTATTCTATGTCGCTTCAGTTTCCGGGGGACCAATATCGGACGGATGCGACAGATAAGATGTTGAAAAATATTGTTGAATTTGAAAATAAAATCAAGGCCGATGCGTTGAAGAATTCAAAGGATTGGCTGGGCAAGGTCAAGACATCCGCAGAGGTCATTGATGCGTTGTTTCACCCGATGCTCAAGTATCCGAAGGATAAGAATACAGGTGAAGCGGATTTGACGCGTTCACCGACATTGAATGTGAAGATTGGCTGCTGGGATGGCAAGTTCAGTTGCGAAATCTTTGATACCAATAGCGTTCAACTGTTTCCTAACGAGGATACGCCAGAGGTTGGCCCGATTGAACTTATGCCGAAGCAGATGAATTTGGCAGCGGTGTTGCAATGCGGTGGTTTGTGGTTTGCAAATGGTAAATTCGGTTGTACTTGGAAGCTGTTTCAGGCAGTCGTCAAGCCGCGCGCCAGTATGCGAGGCAAGTGTATGATTTCATTGTCGCCAGATGACAAGTCCGCATTGGAAAAGCGTTCTGAAGAGACTGAATCGGCTGCTGAAGAGGATGACCATGATATTCCTAGGGAAGCAACTAACACTGCTACATTGACTGTGGCTGAAGACAGTGATGATGAAGGACCTGCTCCTATGCAAACGCATGTAGTGGCTACACCAGCTCCAGCACCAGCTATTGTAGCCGCACCCACACCCACACCAGTTGCCGAGACACCAGCAGCAGCACCAGCAGCTGTTAAGAAGGTTGTTAAGAAGGTTGTTAAGAAGTTGTAATAACGAGTAGTATAATAAATAATAAATAATAAATAATAAATAAAAAACTCTTTTTTTATTTATTAACTATAAAATTGAATCTATAAAGTATAAATAAATAAACAACTATAAAACACTATGATACTACAATTGTGTAAGGCTGTATTCAATCGATTAAAACCAATAGTAGAACTAGTGGGAATTTATGTAGTATGGATTTGTATTCACTATTTGGCCGGAATACTATATTCTTACTTTTGTACTCCAGCAACACTTATTGGATTTATAACATCGTCTCTGCTAGCTATAACACCTGAATGTAGAGCACTACGATGGATTATTTATAACGGGGGAAATACTATTAGCGATATGTGGATTATTATTGGCACTTGGATTGCCTCTAAATTACGCTTTTGAAAAAAGCGTGGCAAAATCCGCTTTCGAAATTCGTGTAAACAAACATATTTTTTTATTATAAGGATTTCAAAAATTGAATTACTTTTAACAAAGGGGACCAAATACACCTCAAAAAATGAACCAACAATGGGTTGTATCGATGTTTAATCAAGTAGAACAACAACAACAAAAACAGAAATCTGTTGTTCGGTCGATGTTGTTGAAAGAGTATGCGCATTTCTTACCAGAAGAATTATGGGGCATTATAGTTAATTACATGTTCCAAAAAGAAAAATGTGTGGTTCATATTATATTTGAAAAGTTATATTTCTTTCAACAAGATTATTATTATCTATTTTCAGGTACAAAAAAACAATTGACAAACAGTATGAATTTTTTGAAAAATGATATCAGTCATAATGTTGATTTACCGATTGATACCTATTGTAATTTTAGATGTTTGATTACAAAACAACAATGTCCAGATGAAAATGGTACGAAATGCGGTTGTACATGGATGCATTCCATCTTTCCTACAGAAACTACCTTTAAACATCGTGTAGACAATATTATGCCGTCCCATCCTGCTATTATTATTAGAGATATATCACATTTATAATAAAAACGATATCTCCTGAAAATTGAAATACTTATCCATATAAGTATTTCATATATTATAATTATAAATGGCGACTAACGCGTTTGACGTTCACAACAACGAACAGCATATAGTTCCCCGACGTTTTCATGAATTGCGACTTGTACAAAAACAGAAAAAAGATACACTCCGTTTATTTCTTTTGAATGAGTTGGCTCATCTTTTACCTGAAGAATTATGGGATATAATTCTACTGATGGTCTTTACATACGAAGATCAAATAGCCTATTTCGGCTTTAAACGAAAAGATACTATTTATAACGATGACCATTATATTTTTGAAGGTACGGAAAAAGATTGGCCATTGGCTATTGAACAAATGCGTTCTGTAGTTAACCCATATGATGAGCAAGATGATATCCCCACCGACACCTATTGTAGTGGTAGTTGCGAATATATGTCAGTAAGAGATGGGTTGCCTGTGTCGTGTCCAGATGAATTCGGTAATCGATGTGAGTGTAGATGGGCTCACCAAGTGTTTAATACACACTATACCTTTACTAACTATCGTATCATGTGCGAACACATTGTGATTAAAACTCGTTTGAGTGAAAATGGATATTTATGGAATTTATCGTCAAAATCACATTAAAATATTATTATTCCATGCCATGTATTTTGCCAATCAAATAAAAAATAAAATGTTCCAAATGGTAAATAGGTCTGTAATTATTATTATAATATTGTAAAAAAGAGTATGTCTTTAATAAAATAGCATTCATATCGTCATGTTTGAGTTTTTTTGTCCGTATTAGTTTCTCTACAATATACCATATACATTCCGTCACATCCAAATGATATATAAAAATATCATAGAGTTGGTCGCGCAGTTCTAAAAACTTCATGTCTTCGATATTAATAATGGTATCAATGATTTTGGTACAAATGACTTCATGTGGTAACATCAGTTGTGTAATAGATGCCTGAATATTTTTCATGTTCGTTATTTCATTGAGAGCAATCGAATCTTTTTTTAATTTATTATTCAAGCACTTATTGTAGAGAAGTCGTGACGGTCGAGGTACTGTGATTAATTTACAACAATTTAATATATTATCAGGAATGAAACTCAATTGTTCGGTTATTATTATAAATTTTAAATCAATTGTAGAGCTAGACAAAGTTTGCATATAACTATAGAGTGACTCTAGCAGTTCGCTATGTATTTCATGAAAATATTTACATACAATGATACCCGTATTCTCGGCTTTGGCCAAAATAATGTCTACTATTTGATTATACACTTCATTCCATAATAATTTAGAATGGCACCCTAGCAAGGACATGTCAATCTCATAATGAATATCACTTATTTTAAACATGTAATTATTTTTATTATAGGTAATACTCAACTTTTTTTCATACTTGAGTTCAGTGGGACTATATTTTTTAATAGCGGCTAACATTTGCGTGTATTTGCCTACTCCTTTTGGTCCGTAAAATATTAGATTTTTAAGTTCATGTAACGTTGGTGGAAAGGTTTTATAAAGATTCGTAAGAGTAGGGTGTAGAGAAATTAAATTATTACTATGAATATAATCTTCAAAATGAGTGTCGTAGAATTTCATGATATAATATTACATACTTGTCTTTATTTTATAATATAAATATAACTATTAAATAGTAGACAAGTACAAGTACAAGTATGTTACATGATAGTATTGATTCGGATGATATAATTGAACGCATTATATCGCTCTCTGGCCAATTCAATCGTCATCAAGCTACGCACCCCACATTATCTAAATTATGGGTTGATGCTTTGGATGAATGTAAACGTAAACTTTGTTATATAAAACAAACAGTAGAACAAGGTGAATTATTGATTGAAAAATTACCAAACAATGTTAACGATCCGAGTATATCTACTATAATAACATTAATATCGATGATGGGTGGTTTTGGTCAAATAGATGATACTATGACCAGTACAAGTGTCGAAGCAGGACAGATTATCAATGATTACGAAAGTCCAATGACATACGAAAGTTCAATGACACACGGGGGTCAGGCACACGGGGGTCAGGGGGCAGAGCCCCCAAATGATAACTAATATATTGGTTTAAAAACAACTATCAATAGTATAATAATCATATTTTAAGAATGAATGTTGTGTTGGAAATAGGACAATTTAATATAAATGACGTATATTTTCAAGACCCAGTTAAAAATACTATTATGGATAATAGTAATTTTATAAGAACTATTTATTCCAATAGTTTATTTATGCTGAATGGAATTTTCATTCGATTTAATTTAAACGTATTAACTATTGAAAAATCATTTAATAAATACAAATGCGTGTTTGACAAACTGTACAATACGCATGAAGCTATTACTATTAGCACTATTGAAAGAGATTTGCTGTCTAAAATAAATATACCTGGCAAACATCCTATTTATAGAATTAGCGAACAATTGGCTAATGGGCACATTAAAATATTTATTGACAATACAAATATCAAGCGTTCAACTAATGAATTTATATTGAAAATATCCGGCATTTGGGAAAACGCGACAGAGTATGGGGTGACTTATAAGTTTACCGAGGGGGCTCTGCCCCCTGGCCCCCGTATGTAAACAGAAATGTAGTTGTTGTTTGTAAACAGAAATGTAGTTGTTGTTTGTAAACAGAAATGTAAAAGGTATTTAGTTAACCATCTGTTGAAAAGAATTCCAACACAATTGTCATTATACCGATAAACACGAAATTGAGAAACGTCAGAAAATAGGTAACATATGCCATTTTATCAGCTCCAGCAGTACTGACATTGCCACTGACTGCCGCAAATTTATCTTTCAAGTATTTGAATAATATCATAATTTGACCAATAACAATGAGGGTTGTTATGTTAGAATAATTATAATATTCATTGGCTACTTTGCCTTGATTAATACGTTTAAAATAAATAACATTCAATGTTATTAACCATAGTAATACTATTAATGTGAGTAGAGAAGGCAATGAATTTTTAACCAATGTTTTTAAAAATCCAAAGACATTATAATTTTCAATGGCAGTTATGCTTGATGCTAAACCAAAGGTTATAACTAAAAGCGATAATATGGCTAATGCGACCACACCATACCCCCAAATAGATGAACTGGCTGGTCCGCTACTACCATCTTCAGTTGGTGAACCGAAAAATAATTTAATCAATATACCAACTGTTGTAAATCCAATCATATTATTAATATCATATTGAGTGTTTGAATCGCTCATTATTATATATACATCTTTTTAAAAAAAGCTTGACAAAATCAGATTTTACATCTTCACATTTACAATATCCATATTTTTCATATTAAATTTGTCACGGGTTTTATCACGGGTTTTATCACGGGTTTTATCACGGGTTTTGTCACACTTTTTTCAAAAGTGTCCATTTGATTAAACTACTAACATCACATGTTTTATAGTCTTCTTTAAATCCAGCCAGTTTAATGAATTGTGGTTTTTTCATGGTTTTCGTCTTGTAAAATATATAATCGCCAAATTTACCATTTCGAATGGATGTGTTTTCATCAATGACTCTATGAAATACTTTTTCGGATGAGCTATCAAACAATACGTCAGCCACATCATCGATCGTCACCTCTGTCGGCGTTTTCAATCCAATACGAACTGCCTTTTTTACATCCCCATACTCTACATAATACCCGAATTTACCATTTTTTAAATAGACTTCTTTCTTATCATACAACCCCAGATAATGCCCGGTTAATTTATTCTCTACTACCAACTCTTCTACCGTATAGCCGCCTTTTTTAAGTTTTTCCATATCAATATCTTCTCTTACTGGTTTGAATGTTATTACACTTCCATCTGCACGTCCTTCCATGGTACACTTTAATACAGGTCCATGTTTACCAATGATATAAGTATGATGCTCATCTACTTTTATTGATATTTTATTGGTTATATTTATTTTGTTCTTGTCAGCATCAGCATCATCTTTACTCTTTTGTTCTTTTTTATCTACTTTTAGTTCATTGGTTAATATATTAATTTGCTCAAGACATTCTCTACATAATTCATACCATTGTTTATCACCTTTGGCTATCAGGTCGAGTGAATCTTCCATATGTTTGGTATAATCATACATGAAAAGCGGGTCAAAATGTTGTAATAGAAATTCTAATATGAGTATGCCGGTCGGCTGAATCACTAATTTATTTTTCTCATTGCCAAAATCTCTATCTACTTCCAACTCTGATAATTCATCACCTTCCAATTCAAAATCTATACATTTAAGTGTTTTGCCTTTAACGGTGTCTACTTTTACATAGCCACGTTCTTGTATTTTGTCTACCAGTGATGAAAAGGTAGAGGGGCGGCCAATGCCATTCTGTTCCATCAATTGAACTAACTTGGCTTCACTTAAATGCGATTTAAGATCTTTCATACTTACTTTGGAAGTTATTTTTTTATATGTTATGCTGTTTTTTGTATTTAAAAGAGCTTGTACCTGACTGCTCTTTGCAAGAGCTTGTACCTGACTGCTCTTTGCAAGAGCTTGTACCTGTAGATAATTATATTCTTTACTGTTGTCCTCTACCCCCGCCACTATTTTCCATCCTTGAAATATAGGTTGCTCGATAGAATATCTATATTCAGGGGGTAATTCCATCTGCTGTGTTTGTTGTCGGGGCAGAATTGCCCCGTGCCGCCCTTCCCCGACCGCAAGCGGAATTGCCGGGGCACTAATAATAGCCGTAAACCCCTTATAGGTTGCGGGTGCCATACAACTTTCTAATGTATTTCGATGAATAAGCGCATACATTTTAATTTCTTTGGGGCTCAACTCTTCTTCTTTGATATTCGTCATAGTTATATCTGTGGGACGAATGGCTTCGTGTGCACAATGGTCGGGGTCGGGACCAGTATCCTTTTTTAATTCTTTTTTAGTAGTCTTTTTTTTAGTAGATTTCTTTTCTTTTTCTTCTTTTACAAAGATATACTCTCTACCATATGTCTTTTCAATATAGGTATTGGTCTTGCCAATAAAATCCTCACTCAAAGTTGTGCTGTCTGTACGCATATAGGTAATATAACCGCTTTCATACAGCGTCTGGCAAATCTTCATCGTCTCTTTGGGCGAGATTCGCAGTTCATTATTGGCAGCCTGTTGTAGTGTGCTGGTGGTAAAAGGCGTCGGCGGCTGTTTTATAGTAGTACGCAAAGGGCTACAGCTATAACTATGGTCAAAATTAACACTGGCTTCTAAAAAAGTAGACATTTCAATCTCATTGGTATGGTTATAATTGAGTGTAAAAGGTAAAGTATGTGCCGTGAAATAGCCAGTGGTTGTATATACCTTTTTCCCAGGGGAAGCGTCGATTTCTTTTTGGTTTTCATACACCAAACGCAACGCTGGTGTCTGACAACGGCCGGCTGAAAGTCCCTTTTTAGAATTTCTAGAAACATATTTCCAGAGCACCGGCGATAATTTATATCCAACCAATACATCTAATACTTGTCTACTAATTTGCGCATTTACAATATTCATATTTATGGTAGTGGGATTGGCCACCGCATTTTTTAAAGCGGTTTCGGTAATTTCATGAAAAACAATACGTTTGGTTTTAGACACCGGCAGACCAAATACTTGGCATAAATGCCACGCAATGGCTTCGCCTTCTCTATCATCGTCCGAGGCCAAAATGACTTCTTTTGCCGAGTCTATAAGTTTACGCAACTTTGCGATTTGCGGTTTTTTATCTTCACATTCTTTAAACGTCGGCTGAAAATTATTTTGAATATCAATGGCGTTTAGACCATCGGCCAATTCGCGAATATGTCCGAAACTGGCGGCGCATTTATAGCCTTCACCTAAATAAGATTCTATCTTGTTACATTTCGCGGGAGACTCTACTATGATAAGAGTATAGGACATTTATATAATTATAGTGGTATGTATTGTTAGTAGATGTTTATTCTTATATTGTTTCAATTTAAGCTTTTCTTGCGGAAACTATCATTTATATAAAACGAGTTAAACATATTTACGTATTATACTATAATAACACACACGCGATGGATTTGGGCAGTAAATTATCTAAAATGTTTGGCGATCATAAAAACGTTGAAGTAACTGTAGTCAAAAGTACAACTGGCGATATTCAAAATACCGATCATTATAGGTCATCGACTGCGAATTCATATAATAAATGTATTCGTGAACTGGCTGATAAATTTCCCGCTGAAATTATCGAACAAGCTATAAAAGCCATTGATCGCCATGACCAAAATAACTTTGATGAATCGGTGGATTTGGGCAATGTTACTAAATTTAATGAAGATACAGGTGAACAGTATATAGCCGGTAAGCATGTGTTGAGAATTGTTGGCAAGTATGAATTTAAATGGTTTGCTCATTGTAAATGCGTTGAAATGTGGATTGAACTGCGTTGACAGTAAAGCTTATAGCTGACTATTAAGTGTTTCCTTATACTCTTTCCATGTCAGTTTTTTGGGTTTGGGTTTAGCCGGACCTGATGTTCCAGATTTACTATGTTTAGCGTCTAGCTTCTCTGATTTCATCAAAGCACTATCAATATACATTTCTTTCAACAACTTGCCGACTTCATACGCCCCTGTATGTTGATCCAACTTTTCATCTTCTATTTTTTTCAAGACATTTAACAATTGTGCTAATATTTCTAAATTCATCTCATCTTTCTTAACTTTATTGAAAATGTCCGTGTAATTAGTGAATAAAAAACTACACTGTGATACACACATTTTATCAAACTGGTCTGGATTCGATTGACTCAATCTTGAATACTTTTTCTTAAGTTCCATTAGCCGCGATACATCTACTTTAATCAATTGACTATGCTTTTTATCTCTTATCTCTTGCGTACAATCTACGACGTTATTCGCATCAATCATTTTTTGAAGCTGAAGTCTGTCCATTTTATTTTATTGTAATATTATTTATTACAATATCTACTGCGTTGACTATATATTTCTATATACTACTTTTTTTCTAAAAGTAGTATATAATGAGTTTCGTTCCAACACCACCAAATCTTACACCTGCGTCAGATCAAAGATATGGCTTTCCTGAAGGTGCTTCTAGTCCTATGCAAGCTGGGCTAGTTAATCAATTAAATATGAATGCCACTCAAACTAAATTGGCCAAAATGGGAGGTAAGCGACAGAGACATACAAAAAGAGGCGGTGATGGTGGAACGGGTATAGGTATGCCCAAAACAGTAGTAGTTCCGCAATTTGCTTCGTCTGGTCCACCAGTTAGCCCAAACGATGCCAACGCTAGTAGTGTTGGAGGAAATATCGCGCGTATCGGAGGTTTAAATGATGCTACTAATGACGGTTATGCTAGACATCCGCCACAATTAGGTGGCAAACGTAAAAGTAGAAAAAGTAGACATACGAAAAAACACAAGCGTAAAAGTAGACATACGAAAAAACATAGAAACACTAAAAAACACAACCGTAGTAGAAAGTCATTAAGAAAAAGAAATTAATATTTATTATATAAAAATAAAAATATAAATATAAATTTTATTCCTTTTGGGTTTTGTCCTATATTTTTTTAATAATCTATTATAACACTATGAAAACGTCTGATATAACACTATCATTTATAATTTTTATTATATTTATAGGATTATATGTCTTTAATGTATTAAGTGTAGGCATTAAAAAAGTCACGGAAGATTGGCCGAATTATAGATGTAACCCAACTGTTATGCCGTTTGCTTCTATTTTTGGTCACGATCCAGTTTCTAATTTTACATATTGTATTCAAAACATGCAAACCAATTACATGGGTTATTTAATGCAACCGTTACAATATAACTTTAACGTACTCGGTGATTTGGGGTCTCAAATGACAACGGCTATTAATGACGTCAGAGCTTTTTTTAATAATATTCGCAACTTTATAACAGATATTATTCAGAAAATTTTCGGTGTATTTCTCAACATACTTATTGAATTTCAAAGACTTACCATCAACATTAAAGATTTATTTGGAAAACTTATTGGTATTATGGGAACGCTTATGTATACTTTGTCCGGCTCTATTATGACCATGAAAAGTGTATGGGCTGGTCCACCGGGCCAATTAGCACGTGCCTTATGCTTTCATCCTGATACAAAAGTAGAGCTTAAAAATGGCAGTATAGTTAAAATACAAGATATTCCACTCAATGCTATTCTTAAAAATGGGGCACGCGTATGTGCGGTGATGAATATTAGTAATTTAGACGAACAGGGAGAGCAAGTAGAGAAGTTATACGCAATTCCGACTGCTGCTCTTGCGGTCGGGGCAGAGCGGCACGGGGCAGAGCCCCCTATATTAGTTTCGGGTAGTCATTTAGTATATTGTCCCGAGCTAAAACGGTTTATACATGTAGAAGAACTAAATAAAGCTGTTGTTACAGATATAAAGTGTGATAATTTAGCCTGTTTAATCACGTCTGACCATACCATAGCTATTGGTGGATGGATATTTCATGACTGGGAAGATAATAATGGGTCGAAAGCTAAAGATTTTTGTAAACCCTAATTATAGACAGACATACCCATGAGTAACATTTATGAAAATATTAATCAGTTGTATACAAAAACAGGATTCACAGAAAAATATGGGTCGGAATTATGGGTCACTGTTATTATTATAGTTCTCTTTTTAATAGCCATCACCTATTTTTATATTATGAATAATATCAAACCTATTTTAGCTGACTGGGATAATCAAAAATGTAATCCAGCGGTGATACCCTTTGCCGGGTTAATCAATAATGGGAAAAATACAACACCTTTTGAATTTACTGGGCAAAATTTTACCTATTGTATTCAAGGCATTTTGGCCAACATTACCGCTTACGCTTTTCAACCGTTTTACTATTTGATGAAAATGATGACAGACGCGTTTAGTGAATTGACAAATGCATTAAATAGCGTTCGAGCAGAATTTGATAACATCCGTACGTCGATGCACACTTTTTCAACCGAAACCATGGGTCGAACTTTAAACATTACCATGCCTATTGTACAATTGATGATAAATATAAAAGATATGGGGGCAAAAGTGCTGGGCATTTTAAGTGCTTCAATGTACACTTTAATGGGTAGTTATTTAGCCATGAAATCGCTCTTTCTATTCATTATTGATTTGATTATAACAATACTTATTATTTTGGCAGGTATTATAGCAGGTTTAATAGTAGCTAACATTGTTGCTTTTGGGGCACTTACTCCGGTTATAGCAGCTAATACAGCTATTATGATTTTAATATTAATCCCGACAATAATGATTAAAATTTTTATGGATGATATTCTGCACTTGTCCACCCGAAACACACCCAGCGTGCCGGGCTGTTTTGAAGATACAACGCCTATTAAACTGAAAGATACTAGTATTAAAAATATAGCAGATGTAGTAGTAGGTGATGTGCTGTGTGACGGATCCATAGTAACTGGTATTATGAAATTAAGCGCGAAAGGACAGGATGTTTATAATTTACATTCTGTTATTGTGACGGGCGAACATCGAGTGTATAATGGGGTGACAAACACATGTATAAATTACATACGGGGGGAAGGGGGCAGTGCCCCCTGGGTAAAAGTAAAAGACCACCCGGATAGCAAACTACTAAATAAAAACGAATTTAATAAACCCTATGTCTACTGTCTTATGACAGATACCAAATCGTTTATGATAAACGAATTACTGTTTTCTGATTGGGATGATATAGACGAAACGGTGATTGAAAAATTAACAGAAAATTGTGTACCAAAAGGATATATTCCACCCAATTTCACAAACGCGGATATCCATGATTATTTAGACAACGGGCTTCACCCATCTACCAAAATTAAATTAAAGAGTGGTAGAGAAACAACGATTGATAATGTGAGAGTGAACGATATATTAATTGGTGGGGAAATAGTATTAGGCACAATCAAAATAGATGCTACAAAATTAAAAGGTATCTATGAATATAGGATTGACGATGATATAAGTATTCGATGTAGCACAAATATAACTATTAATAATTATTTAGGCGGTATAAATACTTTTAATTTATATGGAAATACTATTTTAGACAAAACCCCCTGTTTATATTTATATCAGCTTTTAACAACTACCGGAAGTTTTAACGTACATGGATTAACTATTGGGGATTATAATCATGGTATCGACAACCTTTTGATTTAAACACCCTTTAAGGTTGGACCAAAATCCATCGTGGAATAAATGTATTATGTTTTGGTCTAACCTTTTTTAAAGGTTGTAGGTTGATTTTAAAAAGTTGTTATAATGTATAGTACAATGGAAATCAATATTCTCGGACAAAAAATGCGTGTTGAAATCATTATTCTTTGTATGATTATTGGTGGGTTTATTGGTGTAAATATGTTCTGCTCATGTGCGGGTGGCGTGAAAGAAGGGTTTTATGCAGCGGAAGACCTGATGGGTGCGGCCCTGAATTATTCCATGGGCAATGGCGTTAAAAGCAGTTGGGAGAACGCGCCAGCAAAAAAAGCAGCTAAACACGGTAATGTGTATGATACGCTAGATACGAACGTCGGTGGTGAGGTACCTTTGCCCGATGGTGAGCTCTACATGTTTTACAATAATAAAAATAGCCCGGATTGTTGTCCTTCTACGTATTCTGGGGATAATGGGTGCGTTTGTGTTTCGCGCGAACAAATGGTGTATTTAAATCAGCGGGGCGGTAATCGCACGTTGGATACCGAGTATTAAAGCAATTCCGACTGCTGCTCTGGCGGTCGGGGCAGGGCGGCACGGGGCAATTCTAATGTATTAAAAAATTATGGATTATAATTTAATCCATAATTTTTAAAGGTTGTTTTTGGTCCAACCTTTTTTAAAGGTTGTTTTAAAGGTTGTTTTAAATGTTGTTTTTAAATGTTGTTTTTGTTAACTATACATACTCGTTGGTGCCCCACTATCCGTCTCTTTTTTAATCAACTTATCAATAATTTCACGCGTGACTGTCAATGGAAACTCTACTTTAAGCGATAAATCACTTTCAAATAGATTTGTATCAGGTTTCATCAATCGGTACAAATTCAGTTTGGTATACACTATTTCCAAACAACGTTTCAAATTTCTCACACCATCCTCCTTATCGGTATGATGTGAAATAATATAATGTAAAACGTCATCTGGAATAATAATATCGTCTTTACTAAATTTCACCATATCATGAATTTTCGGCAACAGATAATCAGACGCTATAACCGTTTTCTGTGTCTGATTATAGCCTTTGGTCATAATACGATACATACGGTCTTTCAATATCGGATTAATCTTGCTTTCATCATTGTAGCTGAATATAAATAGGCAACGACTCAAATCAAAATCGATTTCTGTGAAATACTTGTCATTAAATTTGCTATTTTGAGTCGAATCTGTTAAATGTGTAAGAATACCAATGATTTCTTCGCCCTTGGGCGTATCACTGACCTTGTCCAATTCATCGAAATAGATAACTGGATTCATAGACTTGCATGAAATCAAAATGTCTACTATTTTACCCCAGGTTGAACCTTCATACGTATACGAGTGTCCTTCTAGAAAGCAACTATCAGTAGCACCACCAAGCGCGATAAAGGCAAAATCCCGGTTTAAAATCTTGCTGATGCCTTCTTTCACAATACTCGTTTTACCAGTACCCGGTGGGCCTTTAATAGCAATGGCTGTGCCAATAGCAGATGGATTCACAATCCATTGCCCAATCATTTGCATGATTTGTAGCTTGGCATCATTCAACCCATAGACAGCATCGTCGAGTGTTTTTTTGGCATTTTCCATAAATTCATGGCACTTGTCAATGCCATCTGCCATGGTTACCGGCAAGCCTTTGTATTTATTGAACGGTATTTGCATGAACGTATCGACCCAATTCTTTAATTTATGGTATTCATTGGCCCCTGGCTCCATCGTTTTTAAACTGCTGATTTTTTTAAAGGCGCATGCCTTAATGGCCATTGGAATATCGGATTCAATCAATGCCAGACGATAGGGTTTATCAATGCTGGTGTGTTTTTTAATTTTTTCCAGTTCTTCTAGTACCTTTAATTGTTCTTCGTGCGTCATGTTTTCCTTGAAATAGCGTAAATCACTGACACTGCTTTTCTCATCAAACAATTCGCGTAATTTAAATATATTCGTGAGTTGCTTGTTTTTTTTCAAGAAGGACGGCGAATTCAATTCGGTTTTTGTCAAATGCTTCATATGTCTGGCATAGTCTCGAATAATCGGATCATTCCTGGCTGCTTTACTAAAGCCTTCCATCAGCAGTTTGATGTCTTCTTTTGTATCTTTTTCATCTAATGGTGCTACTGGTGCTACTGGTGCTACTGATGCTACTGGTACTGAATCTTCTGTTACCGTCAGTTTTATATTTTCTTCTTCACTATTTACTTTTTTATTTTTTGTATTCTTTTTCGATACTTTTTCTTTTTCTTTTTCTTCTTCTTCTTCTTCCTCACTACTACTGTCATCCTCATCATCATCCTCATCATCATCATCATAATAATCTTCATCATCGTCTTCGTCATAATCATACTCATCACCATAATATTCATCATTATGTTTGTTATCAATCATTGTAAACATAATGTTATAGTGAACTGGTTCTGAAACCTTTTCTTCTTTTTCTTCTTCTTCTTTGGCAGCTTTGACTTTGCCATTAGGTTTGAATTTTTCTTTACCATTAGCCGCCTTTACTTTTTCTGTTTTATTAAACATATTTGGTACTTTTGAAATTATCTTTGATATGGAAGAGGGTGTCATCGATGCCCGTTCAGTCATATACTTGGACGGAAATAAACTAGCCAAAAAGTTTCGATATGTCTTCATATCAAAATCGTTTTCCTCTTCTTCTTCAGAGCTGCTGTCACTGCTGCCACTGCTTTCATCCGATTCTGACACTGCTTTACAACTTTCGGAAACAGTTCTTTTCTTATTTAATCGAGTGAAATGAGTATGAGATGTTTGTTTCTTGGACACTTCAGTAGCCATCTTTGGTTGGATTTATATACTATAGAATACAATATATTTATATTCATTTACCGGTTTCAATTTTCGCTTTTAAAAAAAGCGTGGCAAAACCAACCTTTCGCTTTCGCTTTTAAAAAAAGCGTGGCAAAACCAACCTTTCGCTTTCGCTTTCGCTTTTTAAAAAAGCGTGGCAAAACAAGGCTCAACCTTTCGCTTTTAAAAAAAGCGTGGCAAAACAAGGTTGGTTTTTGTTTTGGTTCAACCTTTTTCCAAAAGGTTGTTTATAAAATTGATTTAAAACAATCTAAATAGTATTATGTTAATATAAGAAGACAAATGGCTCAACGGTCTAAAGGTATCATGCAAAAGAAGAATGCTACCAAAATTATTGGTATCCAATTCAGTATATTATCGCCGGACGAAATCCGCAAGGGTTCTGTGGCGGAAATTACGAGCCGGGATACCTATATTAACAATAAACCGGTCATCAATGGCCTATTTGACCCGCGTATGGGTGTGTTGGATCCTGGTTTCATCTGTCCAACAGATGGTCTGGATTATATGCAAACACCCGGCTATTTCGGTCATATCGAATTAGCCCGTCCGGTATTTTACATTCAGTATTTAAATACAATTATTAAGCTGACGCGATGTGTTTGTTTGAAGTGTAGCAAACTTCTCATTAGCAAGGAAAAATACAAGCACATGTTGAAATTGCCATCTGATAAACGTTGGAAGATGGTATTTGAATATGCGAGCAAAGTCAGACGGTGTGGCGAAGATACGGATGATGGCTGTGGCTGTAAACTACCCAGCAAAATAAAAAAAGAAGGTTTAGCCACCTTGATTGCCGAGTGGGACAATATTGATGGGTTAACCGCGGATAATTCAGATAAGCTAACCATGAATTTGACCCCGGAAATCTTAATTAAATGTTTTCGGCGTATTTCCGACGAGGATGTGAATTTTATGGGATTTAGTCCTATTTGGTCCAGGCCAGATTGGATGATTTGTCAAGTGATGGGTGTGCCGCCGCCTGCTGTCCGGCCTTCTGTCAAACACGATTCACAACAGCGCAGTGAAGATGATATTAGTCATATTATTGTCAATATTATCAAGGCTAACAAAACGCTTCAAGAGAAAATCCAGGCAAATGCAAATGCTAATGTGATTAACGATTGGACCACTGTTTTACAATATTATGTGGCTACATTGGTGGACAATAAAATTCCGGGTGTGGCGTCGGTGGCCCAGCGTTCTGGACGGCCACTGAAATCGATTAAAGAACGGTTAAATGGCAAACATGCACGTGTGCGAGGCAACTTGATGGGCAAGCGTGTGGATTTTAGTGCCCGGTCCGTTATTACGCCCGACCCGAATATTTCAGCCCGACAACTCGGCGTGCCGAAAAAGATTGCGCTGAATATTACCCGGCCCACCCTGGTGAACGAGAGAAATATGAAATTTCTGGAAAAGCTGGTACAAAACGGTCCCGATATTCATCCCGGGGCCAAGATTCTGGAAAAGAAGAATGGCGATACTATTTCTCTACGCTATGTAGACCGTGCGTCCATACGGCTAGAGCTGGGCGATATTGTACACCGACACATGATGGATGGCGACCCGATTCTCTTTAATCGGCAACCCACCCTTCACCGAATGTCGATGATGTGCCATATTGCGAAAATTATGCCGGTAGGCGACACATTTCGCATGAATGTTTCATGTACTAAACCGTACAATGCCGACTTCGATAAACTCTGTCGAAAACAGGAGGCCTGAAAATGGTGAAACCTTCTAGTTATATGATTCTTAAAACAACTTAAAGCCAGAACAACTATGATATATAAAATGGAACTGTCAAAACGTATTAATCTGTCAAATGAGATATTAGATGAACCAACCGAACGCTATTGCGAAATATATAAAATTACGAATCTTACAACTGGTAAGGCATATGTGGGACAAGCTGTTTCACATATATTAAACCATAAAAGATATAGACCTTATGGACGCGAAGGTAGATTTCGATGTCATATTTCAGAGGCTTTCTCAACAAAAAAAAATCAGTGTCATTATTTGAACAATGCTATACGAAAGTATGGTGTCGATGATTTTGTTCTAGAACTGATTGAATATTGTGAGATTTCTGAATCAAATGATAAAGAAATTTATTATATTAAAAAATTTACTTCACTCTATCCTTACGGATTCAACCTGAAAAATGGTGGTGGGAATGTGTTTACTCACAGTGAAGAAAGTAAAAAACGCGTGTCTAATGGTCTCGTGAATTATTATAGTGATAAAAAATTTGAACGATTCAAAGATGTTAAATCAATTGATGATGATATTGATAAATATATTAAACCTTTGAATCGTGATAATTTACAATATGGTTGGTACGTTTATATTGATAAAAAAAAAGCAGATTTTGGCGGAACACATATATCATTGGAAGATAGCAAACAAAAAGCAATCGAGTTTGTTTTATCACTTAAGAATCAAATAGCGAAATATCTTGAAGCGGGAAACCCCTTAGAGCCCTAACTACCACCTTTTATGAGAAATTGTAAAAGGGAACACGGTTAACAGCCGTACCCAATGGTAACAATGTTAGGGATTGGGCAATCCGCAGTGTGACTACCTAAATCCGCCTAGACTTTCTTAATATTAAAGGAAGTTTTTAAGAAACCTTTGTTTCTTAACGATAGGATATGGTAGCCCTTCAACGACTGAACGGATATTGGTGAACGATGAAGGTCTAATCAGCCCGAGTTTGCTTAAGATACAGTCTGGCCCCTTGCGAAAGTTTGGGGATTCTCGTCGGGAGATGAGATGAATTTACACATGCCACAAGATGTGGAAAGCGAGTCAGAATTAAGAAATTTAGCAGCGGTGCCGTGGCAAATAGTCAGCCCGGCCAATAACCAGTCTATTGTCGGTATTTTCCAAGATTCGCTGCTTGGAGCATACCGTTTTACCCGTGAAAATATAAATTTCACGCATCGACAAGCCATGAATCTGCTGATGGCGTTTGATAAAGTAGACATTACAAAACTCTCAAAGAAAAAGTCCGTGTCCAATTTTAATATTCTATCCCAGATTATGCCCCCTCTTACCCTGAAATACAAGACAAAACGGTTCGGTGAAAAAGACGACTATAAAACATCGAATTCCGTTTTGGAAATCGTGAATGGCGAGTATGTTCGCGGACAATTGGAAAAAGGTGTACTCGGTGGAACCTCGAGCGGATTAATCCATCGCATCTGTAATGATTTCGGCAATGAAGAATCAATGAGCTTTATAGATAACATTCAAAACATTGTTACCGAATATATGAAATCCAGTGCCTATAGCGTGGGTATTAGTGATTTGATAGCGGATTCGGCAACCAATGAAGCTATCGCCAATGTCATTACCAAAAAGAAAACAGAAGTCAAATCATTGATTGACCAGACCCACTTGGGTATTTTCGAAAACAAAACCGGTAAAACCGATGAAGAAGAGTTTGAAACACAAGTCAACAATATTTTGAGTCGTGCTGTGAACGATGCCGGCAAAATCGGCCGAGAAAGTCTCAGTAAAGATAATCGGTTTGTGATCATGGTCAATGCGGGTTCCAAGGGCAGCGATTTGAATATTTCACAGATGATTTCATGCCTAGGACAGCAAAACGTGGATAACAAACGTATTCCTTATGGGTTTGAAAACCGCACGTTGCCGCATTTTACCAAATACGATGATTCGCCCCAAGCGCGCGGATTTGTAGAGAATTCGTTCATATCGGGGTTAACACCCGAAGAGTTGTTCTTTCACGCTATGGGTGGTCGTATTGGTATTATTGATACAGCCGTGAAAACATCGCAAACCGGTTATATTCAGCGGCGACTGATTAAAGGTCTAGAAGATCTGAAAGTCGAATACGATATGACCGTGCGTAACAATAAAAACAAGGTGATTCAGTTTGCCTATGGGGATGATGGGTTTGACCCCGTGAAAGTAGAAAATCAGTTCTTGCCCATTCTTCAAATGACGTTGGAAGAAATCTATGCGCATTACCAGATGCCCAGCGATGAATTGAAAAATGATGTCTTCAATACATCGTATACCAAACCGACCATTAAACGTCTAAATAAACAGAAAAAAGAATTGGCCGAGAAAACACATGTCTTGGTAGATGAAGTAGTGCGCGCCAGAAAATATTTATACACGAATGTATTTGGTAAAAAGGATGGGAAAAACATTTATATTCCAGTGGCGTTTACCTATATTATTAATAACGTACAAGGGCAACAAAATATCGGCCCGACATCCATGGTGGATATTACCCCGTTTGAAGCGTTTCAGTTGATTGAAGATGGTTATAGTAAACTCAATACTATTACCTATGTCAAGCCGACTGCTCTCTTCAAATTGGCCTACGACTATTATATGAATCCCAAGGATTTGTTGATGGTAAAACGGTTTAACCGCGTGGCACTCATCATATTGATTGATAAGATTGTTATGGCCTATAAGAAAGCCATTATCGCACCAGGTGAAATGGTGGGTATGATTGCGGCACAGTCTATTGGTGAACCGACCACCCAGATGACACTCAATACCTTTCATTTTGCGGGTGTAGCGAGCAAGTCCAATGTCACCCGTGGTTTGCCGCGGATTGAAGAAATCTTGTCTCTGTCTGAAAATCCGAAAAATCCATCCTGTACAGTTCATCTGTTTCCAAACGAAGAAACCGAACAAGAAAATGCCAAGAAACTAATGCATCGGTTAGAACATACCAAATTGCGTGTCATTGTAGACTCGGTACAAATCTGTTTTGATCCCGATGATTTGAATACTCTGGTGGAAGAGGATTCGGGCATTATGGAAAGTTATAAAGAATTCGAATCGATGATTGATGAGTGCTTGGGTAAAGAAACCGAATGTGCGGCGGCTGGCGCCGGGGCTGGGGCTGGCGGCGACAAATCCAAATGGATTATTCGTATGAAACTCAACGCCGAAGAAATGTTGGATCGTAATCTGACCATGGACGATGTTCATTTCGCTTTAACAAACGCCTACAGCAATCAAGTATCATGCGCCTTTTCGGATTATAACAGCGATAATTTAATCTTTCGGATTCGGTTAAGCACAAATGTGGGCGCCAAGAAAAAATCTGGCACCAAACAAATGCCGCTGGACCAATCGGATGAAATCTACATGCTGAAAGGCTTCCAGGACCAGTTGTTGGATAATTTGGTGTTGCGCGGTGTTAAAAATATAGATAAAGTTATCCCTCGTAAGATTATTGACAGTGTCATATTAACAGACGGCAATTATGTAAAGAAAGAAACGTGGGTGTTGGATACAGTTGGTACCAATTTAATGGATATTTTGAGCTTGGATTATATCGATGCCAATCGGTCCTATACCAACGATATTCAAGAAATTTATCGCGTGCTGGGCATTGAAGCCGCCCGCCAATCAATATTGAATGAAATCACAGAGGTCATTGAGTTTGATAGCACGTATATCAACTATCATCATTTGAGTATTTTGGTAGACCGAATGACATGTAATGATAGTATGGTGTCCATCTTCCGCCATGGTATTAACAATGATGATATCGGCCCGATTGCGAAAGCGTCGTTTGAAGAAACGCCGGAAATGTTTTTGAAAGCTGCTCGCCATGCCGAGTTGGATACAATGCGAGGTGTATCGGCAAATATTATGTGCGGCCAGGAAGGGTATTTCGGTACGAGTGCGTTTCAGGTGGTACTCGATATTGATAAGATTACCCAATTGGCAGCGGAAGCTGTAGTGGAAGAAGATGATCTCAAGTTTATTGAGGCTGGATTTGAAAACATGAGCATGTCTGAAGATGCGTGCAGTTTAACGCATCTGACCATTCCGTCCAATACTAGTAATTTGGTCGCAACAGACTTGGGTGGAGATGATGGGTATGAGTTGGGGTTTTAAATCGTAAACAGAAAATTCGCAATATAAAAATAAAAATAAAAATAAAAATAACTAATTTTTTATTTTTATATAGATATAAAGATAATTTATGAATAACTATTAATTATGACTCAACGACATCAGCAACCACTACATCAAGATGATGACGATGATGATGACAAGCCAACTCTTCCTCTGTGTGTTCGTTATTCTGGTCCTGACAATTCATGGATAGTATTTGATTCTAACGATATAACTATTCAACATCAAAAGAAAGGATTAGAAATGTTTATAGCATCTGGAAAAGACACTTTAGATGTTTCAATACCACATCCTGTTGGTGGTCAATTTGAGGTAGAGTTTGGTAAAAATATAACTATAAATGAAGAAACCAATAAAGAAATGATTTTATATTATTATATTAAAACCAATTTGGAAACGGTTCAAATGATGTATGCTGCGCCTGAATATATTGCTTATATTAATAGACTGACGACCTAGGCAATTCCGACTGCTGCTCTGGCGGTCGGTGTCGGCACGGGGCAATTCCGCCGCCGCCTGCTGCTGCTGAAAGTAGATATTTAATAGTTATAAACAATATAAATATTAACCTCTTATGATTAGTAATACTAATAAAAAATGGCAACCTCTATTACAAACTTGTTCAAGAATTCAACCATCAAATATTTATGTATAAAACCAATGGATAAAATGGAATTCTGGTCGTTAAATTTTCATTGTTTGCCGTTTGAAACGTATCAAGAAGCAGACGACTATTATAATAAGCAGTATAAAGATAATGATATTGAATATAAAATAGAACACTCTACTATTATACCTGTATGTAAGTTTGTTCCGTCGCCCTTACATCCATTTGTGTTGAATTATAAATTAAGTAAGTTTTTTATAAATGCGGAAGTAGAAAAGCCAATACGGTATTAAATAAGGCCTTTTGAGAAAGCCGGGCAAATATTGGTAAAGTAGCTTTTGAAAAAAAACCGATGTAAAATATGAATTCGACTTTTTTATAATTTTTTATATTAGTGTCAGAATACAATATCCTTTTATCATTCAATCCTTTTTTTGTGTATCAATGGACATACCACTCTGGTTTCATACCACTCTGGTTTCATACCACTCTGGTTTCATACCACTCTGGTTTTCCCCTTGCTTTTTTCCACGTGGCGATTTGCTGTTTTTCTTCTGACATGTAATAGTTTCGATAGGATTGAACAGGGTCTTCGCTTTTATATTTATCCGGCATTGCTAATACAAAGGGAGTGAGTCCCTGTTGTGAAAATGAATCATCACTCGGCATATTTTCTTTCAAATAGTGTGCCATCAGATAAGATTTATGAAACTTGGTATCAGGGTGACCATAGCGATAACGCCATTCATTGTGTAGTTCTTCAATCAAATCCAGTGTCCATACAAAATTGGCTTTGGATGTTCGGCACCAAATGGTGACTGGATGGTTTTTATGTGCCAACTTATATAACCGGTCATTCGATGCATCGTCTGGGTTCAACACTCTCTTGGCCGAACACAGCATTTGAACTGCTTCCAACAATATTTTACTGACATGTTTGTCCATCATATATTTGGCAATTTCTTTTTGAATGAGCGAGAGAATAAAGAGATTCATCTTATGTTTTTTTTTTTGCATTGTTGAAATACTTTTATAATAAAAAAGTATTTCAATTTTTATTCGGCTTTCGCCGTGGAACAAGTTCAAACGCTTTTGAAAAAATCGTGGCAAAACCTACGTAAATTTTAATGTAATATTGTATCGGTTTTGCCACGCTTTTTTCAAAAGCGGAATTTGGCCCAACCTTTTTTAAAGGTTGTTTTAAAGATTGTTTTACACGTTGATTATCTCATTCTTAACACTTGTATTTTCGCTGGGATACCCTTTCGGATTACACACAAATTGTATATTATTTTTTATCGTCTTATTTGGTATATGCGTATGTCCATAAATCCATACTTTGATCGGCTCTACAAAATACTTGTCACACTTTGACGCATAAAAACAATTGGTATCCGAAAATGTAAAACGTTCATCGATGAGATCAAACGAGGGCAGATGATGTGTCATCATGACGATTTTTTTAGCTGGGGTTTTTACATCTGCTAGTAGATTTTCAATAAAATGGCAACTTTTTAAATGTAATAATTTATAGGTATCATAGGTCAGATCTGTTATCTGTTTAAAATCATTCATTAAACAGATGTCATTCATATTTTGAGATTGTATATTACTCCATAATGTCGTGCCAGCAAATAGGACATCATTGTAAACTTCAAATGAATTATTCAAAAATGTAATATTGGTTAATTTATGGTTAGAAATCAGCGAGGCAATCGTTTCATTGACTTCATCGATGGTATGACTACCATATTTATCTGAATTATAATATTCATGATTACCGGTGATTAAAAATACTTTTTTAAAGAGAGAGTTCATTTTTATGAGAAACTCTCTATAAATACCGGAATACGGATAACCAATATCACCGGCCAAGCATAACACGTCTACTCCTTCCAACACTTTTATTTTGGGTAGTTTGGGTAAAAATTCTAGATGAACATCAGAGATATATTGGATACGCATTATATATGGCTTTTGGAAAAAGCCTGGCAAAACCGAGGTAAACTCTTTAATTAATTTATGAAAATCTATTTAAATAGGTTTAAATTTCGCTTTCGCCGTGGAACAAGTTCAAAAGCCTGGCAAAACCGAGGTAAACTCCTTAATTCATTTATGGAAATCTATTTATATAAAAAGCCTGGCAAAACAAAGGTTGATTTTGGCTCAACCTTTCTTAAAGGTTGATTTATATGACCAATTTTAGTTTTGTGTTTAATTTTACATTTTGTCCTTTGATGCGTCTATCCGCGTCTTCCTTTGAAAAGTTTTTAATATAGTCGATTAATGCAGTGTCACCTATAGTATTTTCTTTCACATATTTTTGAAGTTTAACTTTGACATTTTCTAAAGGAATTTTATACTCTCCTTTCGGCCCCACTACCAATTTATAAGCAGGTGCTTTATTTGTTTTAACTGCGGGTGATTTTATAAAATAAAACGCATCAGATCCATCATCGTGTGCTAGTAAATAGGTTAGACCATTTTCAATTAATGTAGACGCGGATATAAATACCAGTGAAATATTAAAATATACTGCTAATATCCAAATATCTAAATTGGTTGCGTAATAATTATAACTCATCACTATTTTATCCAATGTAGATTTCCTAGACGAAATTAGTTTTACCATGGCGGATTTACCCTGCGAAGAAAGTATTTGAAGAAGTTCAAAATTATACGTCGCTTGTAGTTTAAGGTATTCTGCTGCTACTATTTCTTTTAGTTTATATTTTGTCAAAGGCTGTGCTGGTGCTGGTGCTTGCTCTTGTGCAACATTCTTGTTGTTATCATTGATACACGTTAAAATAACATCAAACGAACATAACTCTGGTTCAGTACTGAATGCCAGCTCGGATGATTTGGAAGTAAATAATACATTCGCCCATGCTCCAACCACCTTTTGTGCTTTGGTTATCTCACAGTTTTTTTCTGGTTCTTCTACTGGCGTAGCTGTCTTGGGTGCTACTGCTGCTACTGCTGCTACTGCTGCTACTGTACTCTCCATATCCACTTCATTGTTATACGGCTGCGTTTTAAAAGGCTTGGCCGTATCAAACGTATTATAGGTAATATATTTATTAACGGGAATAGGTATTAAATCCGCAAAGTAGGCTTGCGTTAGTAGAGATTCTAAAAGTATAATTTCGTCTTCTTTCAAATTATATTTAATAGCTGAAAAGGCTAAAAATGATTTGGGTTGAAAAATAAATGACCTTATTCGGCTATATCTAATAAGTTCATCTGCCATTCTACCAAAATAAAGCTCTTCGTTGTTTTTCTCGCTTATAAGGTTGTTTTCCGGTATGACTAGTGCACATGTTATACCATCATCCGTTTCTTTTGTCAGACAAAAACCGCCATCCTCTTTCCCTTTACACTGATTTTTGGCCATGTAACAATTTGTTATTGTACCCAATTCTGCCAAGAGTTCAGGCGAATAAATAGAAAAAGATATATGCTTTTTCATCAATTCTCTTAAAAGTTGGTCTACTTGCTTTAATTTGTCGGTATAAACTATTGTGGATGAAGTAATAATTTTTTCTATATCCGCTCTAATGTGTCTATATCTAAACTCGCCAATTAAAAAACGCATGGTATTGCGGAATACATTGTAGAAACTACTTTCTAGTTTAATTCGCCGTATATAATCTACGCGTTGTGTATCTATAGTAGTATCTGTAATTGCCATTTTATCCGCATTTGTATCCGTCATTTTTTCCAACTCGTCATCGTATATATCTTCCGCAGGTGCTGCTAATAGAACCAGCTGGTTGGTTTGCGTTAAAATACCGATAATAAGTCCGTCTTCCATCACTTTCACCACTGGTTTACACGGTATTTTCCCTTTCGATTCTTTATATACAGTAGTAAGGAAATCTTTGGTCGTGTTGTAATCGTTGGGATAGTTGGTTATGTCATCCATCCACTGCACTGGGGGCTCTGCCATTTGTTGCTCTTGCGCTTGAGGCCGGGGTTCTGGTAATTTTTGCCCCCGGGTAAGAGCAACAGGTGGCGGGGCCCCCGTGGGAAAACACGGTATATATCCAGTCACACCGTTTTTAGAGGCTGTCACGCCCACCACTTTCCCATTATAATTCATCACATGCGTTTGGATGGTATAGTTTAATTCCAGTAAATAGTCTACCAATTGCCCTAGTAAAATATTTTGCTTGAATTTATAGATGTTTGGCATGCTGGGAAAAGGTATACATTTAGTATTTGTGGTTTTTTTAATCAGCTCCAGCGTTTTACGAATATTTGGCAATAAATCTTTATTGTTAAGGTTGAAACGCCGGGTTGCTATAAATTGGTCTACTTTATCTTCAAATATATACATCGGTTCATAATAATCATCACTTTTAATAAGTATGATTGTTTTTTTATTACTATCAAATAAATGGGCCGAGTAGTGATTCGTCGGACATATCAATTGGACGTTAGCAGTGATGTCATTATTCTTGATTTCTAAAATGACCAGGTTTGACCCTTGGGGAAATAATTTCGGGTTAGCACCGCAAATCAAATCCCATAAATAAGTGTGGTCTATTACAACGGTGTCATCACGCAAATAATTTATAAAATTCATCAGGGGCAATTCCATCTGTTGCTCTTGCGCTTGCGGTCGGGGAGCGGCACGGGGCAATTGGGAAGGAGGTCTGAATATAGTGGTTAAATCACCATTCTGTAGAGTCGCAAAAAGTTCAGGCGATAAAGCATTAATCAACACTTCTTTCATCTCTTTAATACTCAATACTTGCCCTCCTGCTATATCTACCCATATATCTGCTATACAAGCAATAAACGATTGTGTTTTACTCGCTTCTACGCCGTGTCGAACAAAGCAGGGATAATTCGGCTTTAAATTAGTATTGGAAGAACTCACCTGACATTTTTTATTATCCGTCTGAATAAAATTTTGAATAGGTAAGGGTAAATACCCATATCGATTTTGATCCAATGGGAATTTTTCCGCCCCTAAAATATAATTATCTACAGTATCGGTTTTTAGGGGGGTTGTTTTCACCGGCTCGCTGCCGGTACATTTTTTATTCAACTCTTTTTGTTTCGGCGTATCGGTATCGGTAAAACAACAAGGGATACATTTACCATCAGGGTGTTGTTTAAGATCTAGAAAACCCGGCTTTAGATTTTTATAGGAACCATCGCTATTCCGATGAAATACTTCTTCGTCAAATTCATATATAGTGTAGGGTTTTTGACCGGGTTTAGTGCCTGGGATTGTTGTAACCTTTTTTTTACCAATATGCGACGGAATAATCTGTCCATATTTATCCGTGTCTTTCACTTCTTCTGCTGTAAGACTGGTATTGTCTTTTAAACTCCAATACCGAGGACAAATGTACCAATTCTTCTTCTTGGGATCACTACCATATTCTATGGCTTGATCATATGATCCAGGGTGTAGTCTATCTATTCGCTCTTTTTCCGCTTGCGTTAATATAACCGGCTGACGCCGATTTGTCGACGGACAGGTTACCGCATAGGATTTGTATTTACCCTCTGGTTCTGTAATAATTAAATCGGGTTCTAATGCTTTTAGTTTTTGAAAAAAAGGGGTTGGATTGGATAATTTTTTTCCTACTAAATCTGTTGTTAGCACCGCTTCTGGACTTACACCGCCCGATTGCTCTTGCTCTTGCTCCTGCTCTTGCTCTTGCTCTTGCTCTTGCTCCTGCTCTTCCTCATCACTACCAAATCCAAATAAAAGATCCATCATTGTGTTGTCTGTTACCGTTTCAGTTTCTGTCTCTTTCGGCAGATCAAATGTAACATGTTGAGCATACACTCGCTCTTCTTTTGGTTGCTCTAACTGCTCTTCTAGTCCTTGCTCTAACTGCCCTGCTTGCTCTAACTGCTCTAACTGCCCTGCTTGCTCTAGCTGCCCTGCTTGCTCTAGCTGCCCTGCTTGCTCTAACTGCCCTGCTTGCTCTGCTGCTTGCTGCTGTTTTACTAGTGCTTTTAATGGTGCCGAAATATCTTTCACATGTATATCCTCTTGTATTTTTTCACCATTACATAATGTGCTAATTGTTTTAGGTAGTACACTCGAACTCGTCGGGTCTTGAGTAATTCTTATAATAGAGTCAATATAAATCGGTAGTGTTTCCAAATAATGAATATCATTAAGTCCTGTTATCGTTATATTCAGTACGTTATCCCGGTCTTTTTTCATCGTTGTTAAAAAGCCAGGATTATTTTTAATTTTCAGTTTTTTACTCTGAAAAGTGCTTTGTATTAATTCAGTCGATGATGCAAACTCTTGTAATTTCGCTTTGGCCGCTGCTTCCGTCACTTGAAAATTCACAGAAAACTCTTTCACAATATCATTCACATCACGCTTTGTTTTTAACAATTCGACAATAAACGCATCTTGGCTATCCATTTCATTATAGTTGGCAACACGTTTTAAACGCATAACTGCTCCCGTTTCAACATCTATGTCGTCCGTCACTACATTAAATAGACTCGATAAACACCCAATCATCTTTTTAAATTTAATGGGTTTGGTGATGGGTACATAAATACTATATTCCATATTAAGTATTTCAATCGTTGCCGCACCCAGTTCACTAAAATTATTCATACTATAACCGCTTTGGGCCAAGAAATCTTTTACTACATCAATCACGGGATTGACCGCCAGTGCTACTTCTTTATTGATATCTGCGATTGAAAAGCCAGTATTAAATACTGATTTAATGGTGATGTCACCGTTGGTTTCAAACTCGCATACGACGGGGATAGGCGTGCTACTGTTGCTACTGCCGCCTATAAAATGTTCAATGTACACCGCCACACTTTTAGTAATACCGATATTTTTAATCAATTTGAAAATTGTAGCTTTGTTTAAATATGGAATCTTTTTACCATTGGTAGCCACTCTATCCGCATAGAGACGATAAATCTTTTCCTGCCGGTTGGACGGATTATACTTAATAAAAGGCACATTTATAGTAGCATGAATAAGTTTAAACACGACATCCAAAGGTAGATTAAATGAATAATTCGGGTGAATCGTAAACTCTATTTCTTTTATACCTTTTTCTGTATAGGGAAGTTCCGCGCGCCGTTGATAATAGACTTGGTAAAACAGATTGACGTTATTATTATTTCGTTTAAAGGCATTGCTTACCATTGCTTCTGACTCTACTAAAAGCTCCTGTTTATGCTCCTGTAAAAGCGTTTCTGATGTGATACTTTTTTTAAATAAATTGGGGAAATAAATCTTAATGGTACTTTCAATGGGTATCTTCTGGTCAGTCGCATACTTCAACACATTTTCGGCCGTACAACAATAAATCATATTATTGTAAATGGGAATACTATTCATAAGAATAGATTGATTGGTCGTTGTCGTTATCTCATCTGCGAATTGCTCTAAAAATGCGTCATAGACCAACACATCAAAGGGGTTGACTGTATAAGGAAATTCCGAATGTATAGCTACAAATGTCTGTCCAATAGGTATGTTTATTAGAAAGCGTTTATCATCCAGACCTAATAACAGTATATCCTCATAGGTATAATTATCTTTATCACTAATGGCGCCTATCGCATCCATTGAAAGGTCATTTATATTTAATAGAAATTGTTTAAGTCGGTCTTTGGTCAAATTTATTTTCTCATTTTGTGTCAGCGTTTGATAGGTATGGATAGAATTGAAGGATTCATATTTTTTGGCAAACAAATACAATTCGTCATACGAAGCATTTAAATCGGGAATGTGTACCATTATCTTTTTTTTAATCGTTTCAACCGTGTCATCTAAATGAATATAATCGTCTACAAATAGGACCGGTGTTGATTTTTCACGTATAGTATCTTTTTCTTCAGGACTAAATATCCCATTAAAAATAATATTATCAGGGTCATTTGTATATAATAACGACTCGGACGAGCCGAAAAACACTACTATTTTTATTATTTCATTATTAACAACATGGGCAACTTTATAGATATGTGCCATTCTATAAAATAAAGCTATATTATTATATTATTATTATATTATTTTATATAGTAATGAACTATAACTTAATTGTCGCAACGTGTAAAGGCAAGGGTATCGGCTATAAAGGAAATATACCTTGGCATAATAAGGCTGACCTTGCTCATTTTTCTAAACTCACTAGAGGCATTGGCGGTGAAAACGCAGTCATTATGGGTAGCACAACATGGAACAGTTTACCGAATCAACTGCTACCTGGGCGTAATAATCTTATATTATCCTCTACTCTAAAACTGCATACTATAATGGATGACGGGCATATTGTGAAAACATTCACTTCAGTAGAAGGTATTGTTCATTTTTGTAATCTAATGGAATATGACCAAGTATGGATTATTGGTGGCGAATCTATTTATAAACAATTTTTGGATAAAAAAATTATTAATAAATGTTATGTTTCTACTATTGACGCATTCTACGAATGTGATACCTTTTTCCCTGAATTGAATGAAAACGAGTGGCTACTGAATGCAAGTTATACATTATCGGACGCGACTGTCAACGTGGATGTATATTGTAAAATATAAAATATAAAATATAAAATATAAAATATAAAATATAAAATATAAAATATAAAATATAAAATATAAAATATAAAATATAAAATATAAAATATAAAATATAAAATATAAAATATAAAAATTGATTATATAGTTTATATTTTATAAAGGGTATTAATTACGAAAATGACATTTAATCAAACCCATTTATTGAGCTCGAAAAAAGGATTCACTATTAAAAAAAATGAATCGTATGTACCTTTTATAGTATATAATGTATATTACAAAAACGTATCCATCGGTAATATACAGTGCTGTGTTTCAACGGGTAACGTTTATAAAAATAGATATGTTACACGCAGTTCAGTGCAAGAAGAGGTAGACGTTATAAGTATTACATGTTTAGATATTGATATTAAATTTAGAGGTCAAGGATTGGGTACGTTATTAATAGCGTATGCTCTATCTGATTTAAAATCAATAAATCCATCTATTAATTATGCTATAGTAGACGATACTACCACTGGGGCCGACAGTATTAAAAATATTTACGCTGGCCTGGGGTTTGAATATCAATTTCCGATTGCATTAGTAGGCTCAAATAAAATAGGACCATTACAAGGGCCAGAACGACAGCTTCGGGGGTGTGATAAAATTGTAGAATGTCGGGAATATCTGTTACACTTCCATGATTTTATCAAGCATGTAACCCCCGATTAAACATCATAATAAGGATTATCTGAAATAGTCATTCCACAATACCGTTTGGGATTTTTTTTATAATCGACTAAATTAATAATATTTATTTTACCTGCTTCACCTAATAAGTATTTGAAATTTTGCCAAAACTCTTCTGTATGACCTACACTTTTGGTCGCAATATGTGACAGCTCATGTATGGCCACAAAGGTTAAAGTGTTTTGATCGATCAAATTATCGCCTTTTTTTTCTGTATTTAAACAAAAGGCCAGTTTTTCGCCCTTGTTTTCACTATACGCAGTATATTCGCTCGTCGGTAACGTTTCATAAATTTTACGCGGATTATATCCCGCCACTAACCGTTTAATATTTTCACGGTCATGGAATTTTTCTTTACAGTGGTCTACTAGAGCTTTCATTTTTTGATTTACGGTCGCTAAACGATCGGCGGCCAATACTAATTTGCTACGCTCTCTTACACAATATTTTTTTCCGTCCACATCAGATATAATACATTTTAAATTAAACGTGTCTGATTCTTGATATATTTTAATACATATTATTACTACTAATACTAATAGAGCATAACCTAAATAGTTGATTTTCATTCTATATTCTACTTTTATAAAAAGTAGAGCAAAAGATTATAAGCAATGTAAGTGGTCTATCTGTGGATGGGGGTCATAGCCTCCTCATTCAATTCACAATTACAATCAAATAATGTGGGTATTTTATCTGAAATGTGAGTCCAGTATTTAATGCCTATTATACTAATTAATAATTTACATAGCGTGTATATGTTGATAATTCCTTCATCTAATTGTCTACAATTATAAATTTGTAGACAACCATAATATAAAATAACTAAATTTATAAATAGTATTATATTTTTACACATAGTTTTAAGTGGCGGCGAATATAAACAAAAATTAGACATTTAATATGATGTTATTTATTAGTTTTATTATTTGTTATTGAAACCAATAATCAATAATCAATTTTAAGTTATAAATCTACTTCTTACAACAACTGGTAAATTTCGACCAACATTGAGCACCTTCTTGTCTAATTATTGGTACTGTAAGCGCCAGTTGTAAACTCATGTCAAATAATGTCAAACAATTGGCTCTATTGACATCATCAATGAGCGAATATTTATCGACCAACGCATTATACACTTTTTCAATAAGAATTCTCACATCATCGCTGGATAATGTTATTGTTTTATCTTGATTATAGATGGTCATTATAGCTTCCAGTTTACCGCGCGTTTTAATGTTGCTTATAATATATAATATATAATACAAATGAGTACAGAATTTAAAGTCGCTTATTTACTTGACAAGATAATGCTAGATGATGAAACATCAAAATGTATAAAAACTTCAATTGATAATATAATGCGAGATGGTAAAATTGATCAATATGATATTCCAGAAATTCTGTTTCTAATAACAGATATTATGAATAATAGTAGTGTAGTTAATACAAAATTAACTGCCGAAAATTTAGCATCTTTAATAAAAGAATTATATAAATTTATTGAAAAACAATATAATTTAGTACCAGATGAAAGTCAAAAAGCTGGATTTGACCGATTAATTGATTCATGTATTAAATTAATTTTATTTCAACCAAAAGTAAAAACTGCAATAAAAAATTGTTTAACTACATTAAATACGTGTTGTAAATGAATTGATACTTTTTAAAAAAGTATGGCAAAAATAGATGGCAAAATTATATAAAAAACGTATATTTATATAATTAAATTAATTATATAAATGTATACCTGTGCCCAGTTTTTCATCCCAGTTTTTTCATCCCGGGTTACCCCTTTTTATTGGTTACCGCACCCCAATTCCAACGGCGTCCGCATCAAATCCGGTTCAATCGTCGTATTGAGCCAAGGGCTTACTTTGGTTGTCGGGTTAGGCGGTTCAGACCGCACTTGAAGATTTGCATTACGCAGAGAGCTGCCAATGGTATCAATACCCACATGGTAACCCGCCTTTAACAAATTCACATTGTTAAAGTCCGCACCACCCGCCGGGTTTAACTGTGCCCACTGACTGTTGACATCTTTCGGTAATAGCTCTGAAGGATCCACCACATTGCCTTTAGAACAGCTCGGCGGCAGACCATAACTGGTCGTGTTAATGCCAGTGACAGACGAATAAACTTCATTCTGACCGGCGGGTTCGGCGGGTTGCGCAGGATGAGCGCCGCCCATCTGAATGTCAGCCGGTCGGTTCAGCGGCACATCCGTAAATCCATCAGATGTCATTCCTTTGCGCCCGGAATATTGCATAATAACATATGCTAAAACAACAATCCCGAGAAGAGCAATAAAATGGTGAACTTTCAACGTTTTTTGTAAATTCTTGAACATACTCATTATATTAAACTAATGATAAAAAAACCTTCAACCTTCAACCTTTAACCTTTTGGGAAAAGGTTGGACCAAAAATGTGCGGTTAAATTTGAGAGGAATTTTGGTCCAACCTTTTCTTAAAAGGTTGTTCTAAAGATTGTTGTCATCGTCATCATCCTCTGAATCCTCTATATCCGACAACATGTATTTTGTCTTAATTTCTTTGGCTTCTAAATAAGCTTCGACGGCTACCTTTCTCATATGTTTGGCCTTTTCTCTGGCAGCCTTGTATATCTCATAATAAACATCATTTGGCTTTTTAAGAGTGATGGATTCTTTAATATCGTTAAAGTCTACATTAATTTCCTCAATACCATCACTATTAAAAACTTTATTAGCTGGTTTATCGTTGATTTTCTCTAAATCTTCTTCTATAGGATTTTGTTCAGTCGCTATCGGCATTATTTGTATTTCTTCAGATACAGTCGCCGTTAAAGGTGCTAAAGCCGGTAAAGCCGTTAAAGGTGGTTCTATAGAACTGGTTAAATTTGAATTCACACTTTTATTTTTAATTAAACAAAGCGGAATAACTTCCTTAATAGGTGGCGGCGGGTCAATTACCATGATTTGTACCAGTTTAAGTTCAATCTCAAAACTCCTAGAAGTAAACTTTATTCCATCTACCAAAATAAGCGGTATTATGAATTTATCAGAATTTATACTTTCTAAATCTACTGGCTTTTCATTTTCATCATACGAGATACATTTGTCTTTACCTGGATGTTTGCTAGAGTTTAAATAAGCACGAATAAGCACGAATTTTCCCGACTTGTATAAGCGTGTCATCGGCGACATCATGGTTTCAATATCGTCACGGGATAACTCGGTTTGAAACCATAATGATTTTTTATCATTTATTTTATCCTGACAAGCGTGTTCAAATGTTTCAATCCAATTCATAAGCGTGTCATTTATAAGTTTATCTTGATCTGTTCGCTCATACATCAAGTCACAATATTTACCACGTAATGCTTCTACTATATTTTGTTTGGTTGAACATTTAGGGAATTGAATATACAATGGTTTGTTAGAATCTAAACTTAATTTCGTAAAGAATGACCCTGCTTGAGCTGGTTGTGGATTTGCTAAAGTAATTCTACTAAAATCAAATGTTTCATCTGGATTATAAATCTCCATATCCATACTTATTATAGAGATTTCAGACAATTAACGCTAAAATAACACGCAAAAAGATATTATATATTATATGAAATAATTTATACCCAATTATACTAATTATGTTGAAAGATTCAATCATTCAAGAATGTTTAGTTGTATTACAAAGAAACGATGTAAAAGATGAACTTAAGAAACTATTTTCACCCATTATAGATTTAATTATAATTCAAATATACCCCTATTTGTATTTATGCTTAATGTTTGTTTTAATCAGTTTTCTTCTTCATTTAGGAATATTTATTCTACTTTTACGTAATAGATACCGCTTTTGAAACCGCTTTTGAGAAAAGCGTGGCAAAACCGATATAAAGTTTATAGGGGGCCTTTTTTAAAGGTTTTGCCACGCTTTTCTCAAAAGCGGTTTACATCGGTTTTGTCACGCTTTTCTCAAAAGCGGAGATGTTTTCTTTTGTTATAGTATAAAGATAATGGCTCGTAGTAAATCGCATAAAAGAAGTCATCGTCGTAAAAGAGGTGGTGATGGTTCTGGTCGTCTTCATACAGCGGTAGTTGGTGCCGAGTCAAATCCCAGTGTTAGTACAACATTAAATACCACTGGTAATGTACCTGCCATGGACGGTAGTGGTCCTTTATCAAATATGAAAGGCGGACGCAGACGTAGACACATACATAGCAGTAAATGTAGTCATAGACGCAAACACAGACATAGCAGTCATAGACGCAAACACCGTGGCGGCAGTATGTTAGCCACTGCGGCCTTGCCATTTGGTCTGTTTGGACTTCAAAAGTTTTTTCAGAAAAGCCGAGTTAATCCTTTGAGACGGATGGGACGGTCGGCCAGACGGACTGTGAAGCGGGTATTCTAGACGCTTTTGCCGTGGAACAAGTTCAAAAAGCGCGACAAAACCCGCTTTTGAGAAAAGCACGGCAAAACCCGCTTTTGAGAAAAGCGCGGCAAAACCCGCTTTTGAGAAAAGCGTGGCAAAACCCGCTTTTGAGAAAAGCGTGGCAAAACCGATGTTAATGGTTAAGTAAACAATTGGGTTAAATTTTTATTATAAATTAATTTATAATAAAATAAGTAATATTTAACATCGGTTTGCTCAATCTGCCTTTAAAAAATGTTTGGTCCAATCTGCTTCGCTTGAACCTTTTTTTAAAGGTTGTTTAATGTTGTTTAATGTTGTTGTAAGGTTGTTGTAAGGTTATTTTTGCCATACTTTTTCCAAAAGTATATATAAATATGAGTTTTGAAGAAACGATTAAACAGTGGGTATCTATAGATAATCAACTTAAGGTCTTGAGTGACAGGACAAAAGAGTTGAGAGAAAAGAAAAATAATATGGAAGATGCTATAATGACACATGTTGTAACCCATAAATTAACAAATGCTGTCGTAAATATATCTGATGGGAAATTAAAGTTTGTTACTGTTAAGCAAACCGCGCCACTGACTTTAAAATTTGTAGAGGATCGGTTATCTAAATGTATTAAATCCGAAGAGCAAGTTAAGCAGATTATGAATTTTATAAAAGACTCGAGAGAATCAAAAAATGTACCTGACATTAAACGCTATTATTCTACTAATTAGTACAATATAAAAATATGTTCTAGTATAATTATATATAATGTATGTCAATGTTAATAAACCACTAGTGTCGAATGATTTAACATATTATAAAGATGGTGAGGGGGTAATTAAAGCCGGTGGATATTCAATAAATTCAGAGATGCTTAAAAACAATCAATCACCGATGACAAAAGGAGGAAATAAAAAACACAAAAATGATGAAAACAGAGTAAGTGATAAATTTAATTCGATGGTTATTCCAGCTGGTTTATTATTTATTAATAAAAGTTTACCACCAAATAACAATGAAAGCGATTATGGTCAGATTGAAATGTGTGAAATGAATAATGTAGTACCTGATGATTTATATAGTAGACTGGTTACTTTGGCAGAGATTAAAGAAAAACAGAAAAAACTGTCGCGCAATAAAAAAACTAAAATGAACAAGGGTAAAAAGACGAAACGACTAAAGTAATAAAGTACTACATTTTTATTTTTTTAAAAAGTAGATGTAATATGAACGAAACGAGTCAACCTTGTATGGTATGTTTAGAAAATACTGATAGTAACATGAATACAATAGCCACACTAACTACAATCGTAAAAAGTTGCGAATGTAGTTATTGGATTCACGAAAGTTGTATTAACGCATGGTTAATTAAAGAACCAGTTTGCCCGATTTGTAAGACGGTTATGTTTTATGCTGATAACAGCAATACAAGTAATAATGTTATTACAGATACCAGTAATAATGCTATGATGATTATTGGTGGTATTGATATGATTAGAGAAAGAAAACTGATACGCAATATTTTGACTGTTTGTATAATGGTTTTATGTATTGTCGTACTTGTCATTTTATTTACATGAACGGTGTAGGTCTATATACTTCAATGAAAATCTAAAATAAAATATGTAAATATCCATCCGAACATACCATAAAATTGGTCACCTATATTATTTATAATTGTATCTGGTTGTTCCTTGCCACCAGGCCATATTTTTATTTTATTTATTATTTTTATACCTTGGTGTGTATTTTCTATATATTCATATAACAAATGTAAAATAAACCATAATGGAAATGAAATATTCCAGTAATAAGCGATAACACCATTTGCAAAATGTAATAAAGAATATTTATCTGTAAAATATATTCCCATTTATTATAATATTGGATTATTATTATATGAAATCAAAAATAGAATTCGGTTAGCCAATATTACATACCTTACCCGATAAATTAATAATCTCACCTTTATTAATTTATTATCCTTTCAATAATGGAAATACTAATAAATTAAAAGAAATACAATAATTAAAATATGTAGACAACCAAAAAATTTACAAAAAAACGTGATTTTCAGAGCCATACGAAAAAACGAAAAATGGACATTTATAAATGTCCAAATCCTGAAAATCGATTGGCGACCCAAAACACGAAAAATAAAAATAATATGGAAAATCGTGTTTTTTCGATGTGTGACCATAATGCTCTCATTTTCGATTTTCAAAAAATCGGTTGTGACGATAACTATTTTTGTTGTTTTTTAATGTTTTTAATAAGAAAGGATTTAGGGGATTTTTATGTTAACATATAATAAGGGATAATGTTAACAGACTCGGCAAATTTGTCCCAAAAAACAGACAAAATAATATCATGCGAAATATGTGACTATCGTTCAAGTAGCAAGAAAGACTATATCAAACATACTTTGACACGCAAACACGTAAAAAACGTCGAGTTAACAAATACGCCCGGCGAGTTAACCGATTTGTCCCTACTACATACATGTAGTATATGTAATAAAGGCTATAAATCACGTGTAGGAATGTGGAAGCATAGTAAAACATGTACTACAACACCGTCCGAAAACATGATAATATCATTTATACCCCCAACACAAGCGATTGCGTCATCTGCTTCGCTTGCTTCTGCTTCGCTTGCGTCATCTGCTTCGCTTGCGTCATCTGCTTCGCTTGTGTCATCTGCTTCGCTTGCTGTCGGTTCAGTAAAATCAGAAAGCGAAATAGTCGCTTTAACCAACCTCGTAATTGAAGTAGTGAAAAACAATAGCGAGTTTCAAAAACAGATGCTAGATATGTGTAAGAACATGCAATCGTCTATTATGACCAATTGTAACAATACAACCAATAACAACACGACATTTAATCTACAAGTGTTTTTGAACGAGTACTGTAAAGATGCCATGAACATTGGCGAATTCATCGATTCGTTTGACCTACAGATTTCCGACTTGGAAAGCGTAGGCCGGTTAGGTTATATTGAAGGCATGTCCAATATAATCATAAACAAAATTAAAGAACTAGATGTGAGTAAACGACCGATTCATTGTAGCGATTTAAAAAGGGAAATTATATACATTAAAGACGCGGATATTTGGGAACGGGAAGACGGTAACAATACCAAATTTAGAAAAGTGATTGGTAAAGTGATGCGGAAAAACATTGGCATGTTGAGTGGTTGGCGCGACAAATACCCAGAATGTATGGATATAGAGTCGGAATACAATGACATTTATGTCCGGCTAACCAAAGAAGCCATGGGTCCGGACGACACGATCGATAGTGAAAACAAAATTATGAAAAAGATTGTTAAACACATTGTCATTGATAAAAAAGCTCATTCCACTGATGCTGGTGCTGGTGCATTGGGATGAGTTATGCATTATGCATTATGCATTATGTATTGTTTTGCTATTTTATACAATGTACTTATTTACAGCCATTTATAAGCACACGTAATCAACACTTTTACATTGTCCAACATGATTTTTAAATCATCGCGTCTATCATTTTCTTCCACCTTGACCATTTTACAATGTAGATGCTCTTCTAGACGATGTAGAGACTTTTTATACGATATTAGTTTATCTTTCATTCCACCTTTATGTTTGGCCAGTATCATCCATCCATAATCTTCAAACATGTGTTTGTACCAATGATGTAAACCATGCATTGTAGACATGTCTTTCGGCCGACACTTGATTTTTTGTGTTTTTGGCATATGGTGGGGACCACGTTTGTGAGTTCCTTTTCGTACCATTATTATTTATTTTATAATATAGGTTGATATTGTTTTCCCTAAATGGTGACCCGTAGTTTTGCGCAAAACTATAGAACCGACCAATTGTTATGATTAAATGGCGCGACAACAATATCGTGTATTTTAGTTCGCCAATAGTCTACCTTTTTATCAAATTCAATCTCTGCATTGGTCTTGGGATAGAGTGGTGTGTTCATCATGTTTTGCGCTTCATCCGGTGTGATTTTCGGTTTATAGCCATAACAATTTACTCCAAACCGAACATTTGGATTATCTATATACCCGCCATTAATACCTGGGCGTCCGCAATCATGTTCATGGCCTTTAATCCCTTGTAGAGTATTCCATTTTTCAGTCTGTGTGGGGTACAACGCCATCTGACCATCCGACCAACCAAAACCACACCAGTCCGCTCCTTCGGTGTAAGCGTCATTTATCTCTTTATATGTTGCTAAACGCCCTCCATAGGCTTGGCAAATAGCTTTTGAATTTTCATAATCATATTTATTATCCGACAGATGAAATACTTGTTGTTTTTCTAACATACTGCCAGTACCAGTAGGCATTTTATCAGAGCCGCTTTCACTACTTTGGTCCACTATAATATCTACACTGGGGGATGAAGAAAACATATTCTTAATACTCGCAATGATGTTGATATTAAAAATATAAGCCATTCCATTGAGTAAGACGAGCAATATAAACACACCGCCTAAAAGTACTTCCATAAAAGCCATGCCACTGCCACTGCCATTGCCACTCGTAGAGTCATTATTACTGCCTAAAGAAGAAAATAATAAATAATATAAAATAATAACAATGACTACAACAGATATAACTATGGGGTTTAATCCATAATCGGTTAAACCATTTCCATTCATACCATTAGAATTATCACTATAAGGTATACCTATAGTAGAATTAATATTAAAGCTCATATTACTATATACTACGCTTTTAAAAAAGTGTGGCGAGGGCAAAACTCTGCTTTTTATAAAAAAGCAGGGCAAAAATACACTTTAGCTAGTATATTTATTGATTTTTTCGTTATTTTACCACAGCTGTAAGTGTACATATTCATTTAATTTACTGATGAGAATAGTAGCGCCGATACCAGCATACCAGTTTATTGGGCTAGAGCATATTGTCGTGTAATTCGTCATTTAGACGTCGTATGAATAAATTAGTATACATTTTAAATGCGTAACTTGATGTGGCAAATAGTTTTATGTAATATATATATAATAAAGTAAAGTATGAGTTGGAGAGCTAATAATAGTAGAAAAAGAACAAAGATTGATGGATTGGTATGGATACCAGACGGGCCGTCGGCGACTAATAATAGTGGATTTGGACCTACAGGTATAACAGGCATAACAGGCATAACAGGCTTAACAGGCTTAACAGGCTTAACAGGCTTAACAGGCTTAACAGGCTTAACAGGCTTAACAGGCTTAACAGGCTTAACAGGCTTAACAGGCTTAACAGGCATAACAGGCATAACAGGCATAACTGGCCCAACAGGCATAACAGGCATAACTGGCATAACAGGTCCGACAGGCTCTTCGCAACCTTTTGCATATGAAACAGTAGTTGTTAATTTTGCAAACAGTGCTTTTACGAATTATACAACTACATATTTAACTTTATTTGTGATTGGAAAACTTGTAGTATGTAATATTAGCCCCATCATAAGTATTTTAATAAATACAACCGAGTCCTCTATTACTACTAGCATATCCACCACTATTAGCAGTATATATTATCCGCAAACTGCAATAGCCGTGTCAGGTTCAATTACTGGTGGAAATATTTTAACAGCCACACGTACCATTGTAGGAATTAGCACTATTACTATAAGTACGAATGGATCAATCACTTTATTATTAAACAATTTTTTAACCGGCGATGTTCTTCAGAATGATTCACTTATTGTCTCTTGGCCAAATATTCTAACATGGATACTACCGTAATCAAAATTACTTTTATAAACAAATAATGGTAGAAAAAGAACAAAGATTGATAGATTGGTATGGACTAATAATAGTGGATTTGGACCTACTGGTAAAACTCTGATTTTTAATTTTTACGTGTTGATTTACGTGTTGATTTACGTGTTGATTTACGTGTTGATTTACGTGTTTTAATTCGACGTGTTTTAATTCGACGTGTTTTAATTCGACGTGTTTTAATTCGACGTGTTTTAATTCGACGTGTTTTAATTTTACGTCTTGTACGGCGCCCACCTGATAAATTTTCTATTTGATGTATATCAATATAGGTTAATTCATACTCTTTTGGAAATTGTTCTAAAATATGTGTATTAACATATGTGGTTACTGCATTACATATGTCGTCTATATGTGTTATTAAATTAGGCGTTACTTGTTTACTGATAGCATAAAGCGATAAGTCATTTACCATATTATGTAATAGAGTGTGGATTGGGAAAAATAAATGATTTATGTATCCTGCGTAATGATTTTCTGCTTGCTGTTCAATCTTAAAATTATATCCGGTTAAATCATAGTTGGATACAAATAACCCAATAGGTGTTAATATATAATTCTTTTGGGTTTTACTATTATAAATCGGATACACTATATCATGATAAGAAGGATAATAATTTACCTCTACTGGATGACCTGAAATTCGTTTTGGATGCGTATGTCCCATAATATCATGATATCCAAATTTATGAGTACACAAGTTAGGTGTAGATATTTCAGTTCCATTATGCCAAGAGTCATCGTCATCATGATAGTATACACAAACTTCAGTTGGGTTATTTAATTCCGGGTAGAGATATTTTCGAATAGATTTCAACGATGGCTTCATACAAAATACTTTTAAAAAATACTTTTTAGAAAAATACTTTTTATAAAAAAGTATCACAAAAAGGGCGCAAAAAGGGTAAACTAAAGAAGGGTGTCAGAGGGAACCTGGGTTTCCTTTCCCTCTTTTCCGGTAAAAGTAGCAATACGCACTACTGGTTATCACTTGTGCTTCTGGTATTTCATTAACAACAGTATCATTAAAAACATACCATTTGCCATTGGCATTCTTAATCGTCGCAGTATAGTGCCCTCCTAAAGCCCCGCCATGGTGATTACATATCGCGTATAAATCATAAATATAACTGCCGCTATTATAGCCTTTGACATATCCGGAAAAATCAGCATTGCTTAACGGCGCATGTACAATCGTATGGATTTTTCTTATTTGATTATTGTGATGGTTCCACCGTTTAATATCAATAATCATCACATCAGGTAGACTCCAAAAAATAATACCGCGGTTTGCATTCTCTTTTAGCTTTGTTTTATCATTAAACCATGCATTATCGCCTTCTAGGCTTTCCTTTTGACAATATAAATCTAAACAATCAAACAATGTAGGTTCCGCTTTATCCGGTATTGGAATACTTAAAACAGAAAAGGGTTCAGGTGTCATACTCATGGATTCGCCAGTCGTTTGTGACGTGATTTCAGAGACATGAATGCCATAAAAAATAGCCAACATTTCTGAATATTCTTTTTTATACATATTTTTCATCATTGTATAACAAATCGTGGCGAGATTATCGACACTATTTTGAGCCGAGCCAGTGATTTGCATATCTACATCTCTGGACAAAGAGGTATGAAAACAGTCTACAATAAAGAGTAGAAATTCCTGTAAATCATTTTGTGCATGACCGGTGAATATATCTCTGTTTTTTATAGATGCCACTTTTTGTATGGCTTTAATAAAACCCCATGGTGCCACCACGCAATTAGAGCTCCATATAAGCTCTCGCAGTTTATCCCATTCCAACAACACAATAGAATCAGGTACTCGGTTTAATTTTTTCTTATAGTCACCGTTTTCTATGAAATTGTTCAATTCATACGTATGCGATATGATTTGCATACAAGAGTTTAAATAGCACGTATTACCTACATTGGCTAATCCAGTAAGGCCATTATCTTCATATTTTTGAAAGAGTAGAGTTTTACTATTCTCATGTGGTGGGGCTGACATGAATATATATAATAAATATATCAACTATTATATTTATATATTTATCTATTTATGTATATCTATTTATATATTTATGTATAAATATCATTCCTCATACAATAAAAATGTACGGCATATACCGGTAAAAACTTTAGTTGTTTTGACTCACTGATTTGCTTCAACCTTTTTCCAAAAGGTTGTGATCATCTGATTCCCTTTTTTCAAATTATCTGCTTTGTAAAGATAATCATCAAACAATAAATATTTAACTTCTTTATTCCTGATCGCTTCAATCTTTTTTCTTTGTTGGTCTGGTTCCGGATAATCTTTTTTAAGTTGTTCCAATTCCGCATACCATTTTCGTAATGAATGACCTTTCTTTTTCCGGAAATCTTTCATCTGCTCCAACACCAAAGCAAACAACTGTTGTAACGGCTTCATAATTTGATTGGTAATATAGAACGAATAATTAATCTTTATTTTGCCTTTGTTTGCTAGAATAAATTCAGGCGTTTCAATCCGTTCGCCTTGAAGTGCTTTCTTATCCGGATTTTCAATATATATAAAAGGGATACGGTCCCCGATGCTGGGCTTATTCCCAGGGTCACGTCGACCGATTCTGTCGGCCAACACTTTATGGGCAATTTGTTTAGGATTTTTATAACCCGACTTGAGTGATTTGGTAATGATGAGTTTATCCATCCCATATTTTTCATCCGTAATGTTCTGTAAACAGGCTCGAAGAAAGGCAATGGCTTTTTCCACATCTTGGTCTTTCATAAAGATATCTATGACACCCCCATAAATATCTTTTACTATCGGTGCATTATCACGCCGTTTTAATACAATACCCATCGACTTGCGTTTACCCTTTAAGGGATCTAGTTCATATAACATCCCCACATATCGTTTTTTCGATAACAAGCAAAACGGTAAGAAGGTTTTCTCATACTCTAAATCATGCGGGGCTTTTAAAAACATGGATGCCAATTCACTGGCCTGCTGTGCCAATTCAATCGTAATTTCCAAGCCTTTTTGCCCGATGATTTTATTACCTGCCATATCTTTCAAATTAAATTTGAAGAAGACCGAATCTGTATCACCATAGACATATTCGGCATTGGTTCTGACCTGCCCATGATTTTTGGTTTCAACGACCAGATCCGCATATGCTTCTTCAATCACGCGTTTCGCATACGTGAGCAACTTACGACCAATAGCTGTCGTAGACGCCGCACAATCTTTATCGTAAAATGAACTGGATTTCGCACCCGTTTGGCCATACATGGAATTGTTGGTCACTTTAATACTGGCTTGCCGTTTATCCAAAATATTTCGCATAAACTCATCAGGATGGTTTTCGCCCTGCTTGCGCGTGGCTTTTCGGGCGGCTAATAATTCCGCCAAAATCGACGGCATAATCGCTTTCGCGCCATCAGGAAATTGTGCCCACCGGCATGTCTTATAACCGACCTTTACTTTTTCCATCCCAGCTTTGGGATTACCGTTTTTCCGCTGCCATTTGTAAGCGTCATAGGTAATATCGACATATTTATAATTGGGCAAGTTATCGTATATATACAAACCTGTTTTTGCGTCTTTTTCGCCTGTTTCTGCGATCAACACATCTTTCAAATTATATTCTTTGGTCCATACTTTACTATCATGGGAAATGTTTTCGCTCATCATACCCGATGGATAGAGCGAACTATAGTCCAAACAAGCCACTGAATCATCTAAATACAAGTCGCATTTCGGGTCTAATACGGTGGCCCCTTCATACCCTTCATCGTCTAGAGCTTTATCATTGACCGGCATTAACGTGCCTTTCTCGCGGCATTTTTTCGCGATATAACTGGTCAACTTAATGCCTTGGCCTCGTAAGACCAGAAACTCCATTGGCACACTACATAGATTGGCCATCTCGATAAATCCAGTCATCACATCTATTTTACGCATCAAATGATGGACGAGGTTACAATCCTGTAAACAATATTTCGCCACAATGGCACGCTCTTTGGGTCCCTCATTCGTCATGCGAAATATATCTTGCGGTGTTAAATCGTCTTTGGCCAAGCCCCAGCGTACCTTTTTTTTCATATCTGGTTTTTCAATACCTTTGATCATAAAGGTTTTTTCTTTGAGATTCACATCATACACTTCGAATTTTTTGCCCTCTTTATAATAGTCGATAGAATGGGCTTCCTCTTCAAAGCTAATAAAACTGCCATTTTCCAAACCTGTCAGGTTCTTTGAAAAGATTTTGGTACTGCCGCCGGCGGCAAAATCGTCGTGTTCTAATTTAGTGACTCCGTCGCCAATAAAGTAACCGGCCACATAATCCAGTTTATACTGGTTTAATTGATAATCCCGGCGGAAATAATTCAACATATCCACTTGTAGGCGACCAGTCATTTTAATATATTTCAAGTCATATTGCCCACTGGCTAGAACCGTTTTATTTTCTTCCAAGCCTTCTTTTTTGGTTCGCCAATCGCGATTGATACAGACTTCGTTTTTATTTCTGGATAGCTCTAGAAATTTATGTTCGCAGCCCAACTCTTTGGCCCGCAAAAACATAAACTGGTAGTCAAAGCCGAATATATTGTAGCCAATCACAATATCGGGATTCTCTTTTTGGATGAGCTTGGTCCACGCCAGCAAAACTTCTTTTTCTGTTTTATAACATTCAATCTTGGAATTTTCTATTTGGGGCAAGTCATCACAGGTATCTCGCGCAATACAGTGATTTAAATAAGGCTTGGCTTCCCCATAGCGAACAAACGTGGACCCGATAAAAGTGACATTGTCGCCTTTTAATTTGGGAAAAGTACTCGTAAGAGTTCTGGTCAATTCCAGTATTTTTGTTTCTCGCACTTCGTCTTTATCCAACAACAAATCAATAATAGACCCTTTCTTTTTATAGGGTTTGATTTTGGCTTTGAAATTACGCCAATTGAATACCGATGTAAACTCTTCGGCATCACCTGCTTCTTTCAACCCTTCTTCTTCCATGGTAGGTTCTTCGCCTTCTGCTTCCACTTCCACTTCTTCAACATCAATAGTATTATCATTATCATCATTATCATCGTCATCTATACCCTCTTTTTTATACGTTGCTGGACATAGTTTAATCCATCGAGCAAATAAAGTGGTGAGCAACTCGTATGATATAGGATGGATAGGGTAAACTAAATCCACCTCGGGGGGTACCCCCCCTTGCCCCCCATAAGCTGAATTGAGGGGTACCCCCATCTGCTGCCCTTGCCCTTGCCCCCCATCTACTAGTTTATCATGTGCTGGCGATGCAGTGAACGCCGTGATAATAATCGTTTTAATAAACTCTTCTGTACAGTTGGACTCGTCGCATAAATCCACAATATTCGTAGCTAATTTTTTATAGTTTTTCACCGCCAGAGGAAAGTCCCCATGACTGCTACTAGCTTCAATATCAAAACTACAAATTTTATACGGTACTACTGTTTCTTTTTTCGGTAATGGAATTATATTTTTATAATTAATGGTATATTCAAAGTCGCATGTGGTACTATGTGTTTTATGTTTTAATGTTTTCGAACGTGGTAAGGTAATCCAGCCGGAAGGACTTATTTCTTTAATATGAAACAGCCGTAAAAGCGGCGGAATCTGGGCTTCGTATAAAATCGTGCCCGTTGTGCCAAACATGTAGCCATTGGGTTTGAGATGTCGACTATACTCACCTGTTTTTGTACACGTTGACGCAGTATACCATAGATTTTTGGCTTTTTTCATGGCGGCTTCATTAATAAATTTGATCAAGACAAAGGTGTATAATTTACCAGCGTCAAACCCATATAATTTCTTTTGCTTCACGAGCTTGGATGACACCACTGCATCGTCATAATAATGTGCCCCTAAATCATGTTTAAGGTGTTCTATAAAATCACACTTTATGGATTCTGTCCAGTCATCGCCAACCTTGGCATAGAAGAAGGGATTATAGCCTTCTACGAATATAGACGCGGTTTTGCCTTTTTCGTTTATACCAAACATTTGTATAGTAAACTCTTTAATCCTTCTTTCATGGGGATTGGTCGGGTCATTGTCGTTGTTCATGTTTTGTTTGACATCATCATAGGTGTTGAACGTGAGCAACCGAAAAGAATCGTCCATCTTATGTTGGCTATGTTATTATATAGTATTACTCTTATATCTTTACAGTTTAAACTTTTCAATTTTAGGCAAGCTTTCGCTTTTCAAAAAAGCGTGGCAAAACAAAGGCTAATTTTGGCGTAACCTTTCGCTTTTCAAAAAGCGTGGCAAAACAAAGGTTAATTTTGGCGCTTAATTTTGGCGCAACCTTTTTTAAAGGTTGTTTTTAAAAGGTTGGTATATAATAATGAACAAAGCCAACTTAATCGCTATAGCGTGTTTAACAGGATTTATAGGCGATGCTCTATTACAATTGGGGGTCTACACTTCTGTCGGTGATTGGGGTCTCAAATCTTACTTTAAGCAACATGGATCTGCTGAATCATTATTTATTGCGGGGGGAATGATGACCCTATTCTATATAATTTATATATATGCTTTGAAATTACCGTTAAAATGGTACTATTTAGTAGTTTATGGGATTGTATTAGACTATCTATTTCGTAAGACAATGGTCTTTAAAAGTTTAGAGGGATATTATCAGCATCTTAATTACTTTTGGTCGGCATTCTGGGGAGCAATTCCTATGTTAATACCATTTGTCGTGCTAAAAGTATTTGAAATGTAATTTATTACTTTATTTTTTAGTACTGCGTTTTTTAGTACTGCGTTTTTTAGTACTGCGTTTTTTTATACTGCGTTTTTTAATACTGCGTTTTTTAATACTGCGTTTTTTAATACTGCGTTTTGTATTACTACTACGTTTTGTACCACCTTTTTGATTGTTCTTGTTTAAATTATCCTTAATAAAGTTGACCATATCATTTGTACTACGGTCGCCTTCATATTCTTTTTTAATTTTACCATCTATAACCAGGCGAATTGTGGGATATCCTTGAAAGTTTTTAGTTGTGTCATGTTGAATAGTTTGCAAAGCATCCTCGTTGACTTCAATTATAGCAATATCTATATTACTTATATCATCATTCGTTTTTAACGCATCCCAGGCGGGTTGCATCATTTGACAATGTCCACAAGAAGGTTTATATAGTTTAACAAACGATGGCATTCTTTGCTTTTCTACTATTTTCGTATATTCCGATACATTTTCTGGTGTGATGGAAATAAATTTCATTTTGTTCTATACAATACTTTTTAAAAAAAAGTATAGCAAAAAAATAGGGCAAAAAGTATGACATACTTTTGCCTATACTTTTCCCTACCTTTTTCGCTATTTTTGCCTAGCTTTTTTCTAAAAAGCTATATATATAACCATGTACCAACTTTTGATGACTAATAAAAAAATAGTAGTTAGTTTAAGTATATTTCTACTAGGCTTATATTACTTTACAAAATATGGGTCGGTAGAAGGGTTTGATGATAAAAATAGTTTGACCTATAAGTGTCCTAATGTTTTAATACAAAAAGGCAGTGAATTTTTGCTATACAACTCTAAATTGGCCGAAGTGCCTGGCGTAAATCCTTTAAAGTTTGCTAATTTAGAGGATTATGTAGAGTTTACCGAATGGCAGCGTAGCCAAGGTATATTATGTCCAATTTTATATGTACAAGAGGTCTATGACACACAGGGCAAACGTGTGTTTAAAGCCCGACCTAGTCCTACTGATTTACAAGGTGGGTTACCCGATTATATACAATCAGACCAGAGCAAGCTATTTGATGCGTCACACGATGATAACCCTTATAATACCAATAGTTATCCTGGATTTGACCCGCAAGACCAATATGTGGGTTTAGATACACCACTGGATAAAATGTATCATGCGGCCAAGGGCGGCATCAGCCCAAATCCGATGGACGATAATTGGGGGGGTGCAAAGTATACACAGCAACTGATAGATCAAGGTTATTATAAAGGAAATGAGGTAGCTATTGCTGTGCCCTAATATATGATAAAATATATGATAAAATATATGATAATAATAGGATGAAACGATTCTTGCTTATTCTAGGTCTATTGTTTATCATTGTATTTAATAGTAGTAATGTTGGAATTGAACCTTATACCAATAATAATACTACCATCATTTTATTAGGCGACAGTATGTTAAAAAATAATTTATATGTTAAACCAGGATTCGCAGTAGACGACCTATTAAGAAATAAATGTTTATTAAATACAAATACAAATACACATAACAATAAAAATAAAAATATAACCATAGTAAATTATGCACGCGAAGATGCACAAATAGCAGACGTCTACACTCAATTGACGCGAATAGATAATAGTAATAATAATAATAATGATTCGTCAGTTTCAGTATTTCTTTCTATCGGTGGGAATAATATTCTACAGGTACCTATGTACCAAGGTACAGGTAAGGTTACCGCGGCGGATGTAAATACCATTTTTGAAAAGTATAAAAATTTAATAGATGCTATTAAAACTAAACTACCTAATTGTAAACTATTTTTATTAAATATATACCATACGTATGATGCTACATATGCAAAACTTAACCCGATGATTGATCTTTGGAATAAACTATTGAATAACTATTTTTATAACGATTCTGCGCATTTAATCAGTGGAATAGTAGATGTTAAAACAGCATTGAATCAACCTAGTGATTTGACTTTTAAAATAGAACCATCAGAACGTGGTGGTGAAAAAATAACGGATAAGATTATAGCTCTTACCATTTAATTTTTACATGGAAAAATTGAATATGTTATATATATGATAACAACAGTAAATTATCATATATACAATGGCGGCATCTAGCTTTACCACTACCGATGAAATTATCGCGCCTCGAGAAATTATTTGACTAAAAAAACTTGCCCGATTTTCCAGACCCAGAATTAGAACTTTTCATCCCATCTAAAAATTTCATCGAATCGTTCAATGTTGCTTTAAATGCTTGTAAAGTATTTAAAGAAGTCATCATCGCTGTAGATGATGGACCGGGTGTCGCTATCGTTTCAGCAAAACTTGTAACATATGTTAATATGGCCACATTTATATATTCTTCGAGTTCAATAATGGTATCATCGTAGGAGGATCTATATTTATCTATCAATAAACTATCTAACATAGCGTTGGTTTTAGATTTAATGGCATCAGCTACTTTATCTTTATCGGTGGTTGTTTCTGATTCTTTATCTTTCGATTTCATACCTTCAATTAATCTGGCCTGAAACGTCAGCGATTTAATAGCAATATAAGCAACAAATACGACAACTATGGCTAATCCTAAATATTTATAGATATCTTCTGAAGTCATGGCTTGTTATATAATACTTTTTAGAAAAAAGTATGGCAAAAATTACTCTGCGATTTCAGTTTCAATAGTTATTGTTGTATTTGCTGCCGCTGCTGCTTTTGGCACTAAATAATTATAAATATTAGCTATACATGGTTTACTGATTTTTCTACTCTGTCCATTCTTATTGAGCGTCGTAATGTTATCTAATGCCTTGTCACTACTATTCAATGCCTGTATAAGAGCATTTATGCTGCCGAATTTTCCAATGATCACATCGGCGGACGCACTACTGACATTGGGTATTTGTGAAAGCATGATTGATCCAATATTTGTAGGTGTTATATTATTTTTCTTAATACGAGTAGAGTTACATACATCAGCATAGTTTAGTGAGGGCTCTTTATCTACTACTGTACTTGATTGAATTGGTACTTGGGACAGATTGTAAAACGACATTGTATTGGGTCGTTCTTTTTCCAACTTTAAAGCAAACTGAACAATCCATTCAGCTGTTTCATCTATGTTCATCGTGCGATGAACCGAAAACCCTTTAAAATAAGAGATGGATACCATGGCTGATAGTAGAGTTTTTTTGTCTACACAACCTTTGCCAGCAAAGGGTTTATAGGTTCTTAAATCACCTTCGATCGCATAATAAATAGTATGGTTATGCATAGAACATTGGTTTAAACGGAAACTTTGTTCAGCATATCTACCATCTTTAATACTAGCTGCTAAATCGGGTAGACTTTTTCGTTCAATAATGACTTTTTCTATGTTATCATTTAAATTTAAATCATCAACAATAATAACATCGCCTAAAGGAATGTTTTCTTTTAAAATCTTGATACAACTGTATTTTTCTACATTACTTTCGAGTAGTAGACAACATTTAGAATGGAGCTCTGCATCACGGTAATCTACTTTAATAAGCATTAATGTATTTATAAAAATACTTATTAAATCATTTTCAGAATATATATCCTACTTTTCGAACTTTAAGACACAAACTTTCTAAAAGGCGCGACATTACCCACACGCCCAACGCTAGTGCTGCCATATCTAGGCATCGGGTAAGGGATATTCGGACTAGGTATGTTTCGTTGTAGACGAAAATAGACATTCGCCGGGTGTCCGACCAAAGTATTAATGCCTGCTTTGCGATTACCACCCCCAGTAGGTCTGTTTATAAGAGATGCTACGTTACGCGCTTTTTTGCTGCCATTCATTAAAACCATTTTATAGTATATACAAATATAAAAAACAACACCAACCTTTTGGCACAACCTTTTTTAAATGTTGGAAAAGGACTTAAACCTATTTTTATAACTAGTATATAATCAAAAATGGCTGAAGTAGCAGACTCTATTAAATCAATTCTACAAGATGGCGACATTGTTAAAAACGGGGAACATTTAATTTTCAATCCATTTAATCCGGAAAATAAAGAGATTACATTGAATGATGTTCAATGTATTCTTAATAAGTATGGGATAACTGCCAAAGTTCATAATATTGAATTGTATAAACGTGCTTTTGTCCATAGTTCTTATATTAAACGTCCAGCCACCGAAAATGCTGCCAATAATATTATTATTGTCGCTAAACCAGCGAATTGTATAGATTTAAAGACCAAGTCCAATGAACGCTTGGAGTTTATCGGGGATGGCGTTTTAGAGTTGATTACTAAATATTATTTATATCGCCGTTTTCCTAAAGCCGATGAAGGCTTTATGACAGAGAAAAAAATCGCCGTGGTAAAGAATGAACATATTGGTAAATTGGCCTATGATATGCAAATTAACAAATGGCTTATTTTGTCTAAATATGCCGAGGAGAAAAAGACACGCACGAATTTGAAGAAGCTCGGCTGTTTGTTTGAAGCCTTTATTGGTGCGTTATTCTTGGATTTTAATAAAATACAAGTAGCAGACGAACACGGGTGGTTCAGAGATGTGTTTGTGACAGGACCTGGGTTTCAAATGGCACAGAAATTTGTAGAAAATGTATTTGAACAACACATCGACTGGGTTAAGCTGATTAATACAGATGATAATTTCAAGAATATTTTACAGGTAAAGGTTCAAAAGGAATTTAAAATTACACCTGATTATTTAGAGATATCGCATAATATGGATAATGGGTATGAAATGGGGGTGTTTTTATGTATTGGAAAACCTATTCATCAGATGGTTTTAGCATCAGCCAAACCTTTTGCTTTATATGGATCTTTTGCTAAAATACAAGAAGCGCTTCTGACGCAAGAAAGTGTATTTATATTTTTAGGCAGTGGTACACATAAAATTAAGAAAAAAGCAGAACAGATTGCTTGCGAACTGGCAATAGGAGCTTTACACAACAGTTCTGCTTAATGAATTTGCTGTGGCAAATCCCCCTTTTTATTTACCCAATCTATATATATGTCTGCTGCTCTATTGGCTCAATTAAAAATAAAAAAACAGCCAGATGTATTAGAAAAAGTAGAAGTGGTGATTCCATTGGGGGCAGAGCCCCGTCAGAGTGAGTTGGGGGCTCTGCCACCGGCCATTGCTGCCCCGATTGCAAGGGCAGTTGCCAAACCCCCTACCATTTCTGAATTGAAAATAGTAGATAAAACCAAAACATCTGGATTTGACCGAGCTGCTTTTATGAATGCTTTAATAGAAAAGAAAGGTGTGACTGTACCGTTGCCACAGGTAAAACCACCAGGTACTATTGTTATGCCGGTGGTGCCGTTAATCATTAAAAAACCTGTGAAGAAACTAGTTAAGAAAGCACCATTAAAAATTATGGAAGAGGTAAAGGCAGTTGAACCTTTAGAAGTTGTAGTAGCGCCAGTAGCGCCAGTAGCGCCAGTAGCACCTGTAGAAGAACCCGTCATCATAAAGGTTAAAAAAGTAATTAAACGAAAAACCAAAGCACCTATCGGTGTTATTCAAGAAGGGCCGTTATCCATGATAAAAATTGGCGACGCTACCATTGAAGAACGGCTAGGTTTAAGCAAAAAGGAACCATCGGTTTTAATCAGTGCGTCGTCTTATTATATGAACAACCGCGAAAAATTTATCGATTTCACGAGTGCGCTCTTTGGCAAATATAAAAAGGATTTGGCCATCGAGTCTGAAAGTGCGACCTGTAGCTATGACGAAAATGCGCCCTTTACCTTGATGACCCATCAAAAAATAGTCCGGGACTACCTCAATTTAATCACCCCCTATAGAGGTGTCTTATTATACCATGGTCTAGGGTCGGGCAAAACCTGTTCTTCTATCGCCATTGCCGAAGGCATGAAATCGAATAAACAAGTTATAGTAATGACACCGGCCGCTCTACGTATGAATTTCATAGAAGAATTGAAAAAGTGCGGGGATAGTTTATATAGGAAAAATCAATATTGGGAATTTATTGATATTACTGAAAACCCAGAATTGCTCACCACCATGTCAAACGTCTTGTCTCTGTCGGTAGAATATATTAGAAAGCAAGGTGGCGTATGGTTATCGAATATAACCAAACCGTCTAATTTTGAAAAAGGATTAACCACAGAAAATAAATCGAGCCTTGATAATCAATTGAATGAAATGATTCGCTATAAATACCAATTTATTAATTATAATGGGTTACGCATGGCAAAATTAGAAGCACTTACTCATAATTATACTAAAAATCTATTTGACAATTGTGTGGTGATTATCGATGAAGCCCATAATTTGGTCAGTCGCATTGTCAATAAATTAACTAAAAAAGAAACAGTCTCTGGTAAATTGTATGAATATTTAATGAACGCGCAAAACGCAAAAATCGTCTTATTGACAGGCACACCTATTATCAATTACCCGAATGAAATCGCCATCATGTTTAATATTTTGCGTGGGAAAATCAAGACCTGGTATTTTAAATTGACGATTGAGGCAGGAGCAGGAGCTGGTGCTGGGGGAAAAGTATCTCAAGAATTTTTCCAATCGCTCTTTAAAACCACCATTTTAGGGGGCAATGTATTAGATTATATGGAATACAAGCCAACCTCTACTACGTTGGTGATTACACGCAATCCATTTGGATTTGTGAATAAGACCAAAGAGTTTGCCTATGATGGTGTCTATGTGAACGACCGTGGCGAGATGGACGATACTAATTTCGTGAAATATATAACCGGCTTGTTGGCAAAAAACAACATTAAAGTGGTTACCGGGAGTATTCGTGTAGAACTATACAAGGCTTTGCCGGATGATCTAGATGAATTTAAAAACTATTTTATCGATCCCACCGGTGAAGTAAAAAATATGAATTTATTTAAACGGCGAATATTGGGTTTACCCTCTTATTTTAGAAGTGCTCAAGAAGGGCTGATGCCGCGCTTTGAAAAAAGTACAGATTTTCATGTAGTTAATGTAGAGATGAGTAATTTTCAGTTTGGAGTTTACGAAGAAGCGCGTATAGCAGAGCGTAAGTTGGAACTTCAGAACGCTAAAAAGAAAAAACAAAAAGCTGGTAAAGAAGGGGTGTATGATGAAGCAGTATCTACTTATCGTATTTTTTCGCGAGCTTTTTGTAATTTTGTATTCCCTCGACCAGCCATTCGCCGACCAATGCCGAATGAAAATGACAATTTAGAAACGGCTATTATTTCAGAAGCAGTGAGTGAAGATATATTGGATGTTACAAGTGCGACTGAAAAATTAGATCAATCGGATGGAACCTATGATGCGGATGATATTGCGGGAGAGGAAGCAAAGGCACAAGGTGCTGCTGGTGCTGCCGCGTCAACACTTTCATATCAAGATCGCATTAATGCGGCTCTCACGGACCTAGAATTACATAAAAAAGAATACTTAACCCCTGAAGCTCTGTTAACATACAGTCCAAAGTTTTTGAATATATTAGAAAACATACAAGATGAGAGTCACGTGGGTCTACATCTGATTTATAGTCAGTTTCGTACATTAGAAGGCATTGGTATTTTAAAATTAGTGTTGGAAGCCAATGGGTTTGCTCAATTTAAAATACGGAAAGTGGGTGATGTATGGCAATTGGCCATGACGGATGAAGAGCTGGCGAAACCGAAATTTGCTTTATATACCGGTACAGAAACCGCGGAAGAAAAAGAAATTGTGCGTAATATATTTAATGGCGCATGGAAATACGTGCCGGAAGGTATTGCTTATAAACTTCAACCGATGGCCACCAGTAATATGTATGGCGAAATCATTAAAGTATTGATGATCACGTCATCGGGTGCAGAGGGTATTTCACTGAAAAATGTACGCTATGTACATATTACAGAACCGTATTGGCATCCGGTCCGTACAGAACAAGTCATTGGACGCGCACGCCGTATTTGTAGTCACCAAGACTTACCGGAAGAGCTGCGAACGGTAGAAGTGTTTTTATATTTAATGGTTTTTACAAAAGAACAATTAAAAAGTGAAGCATCGATTGAATTGCTACTCAAAGATAAAAGTAAACTAGATGATTTAACACCTATCTCTACTGACCAGGCCCTCTATGAGATTGCGACTATAAAAGAAAATATTACTAATAAAATATTGACGGCAGTAAAAGAGGCATCGTTTGATTGTACTCTACATTCTAAAGCGGGGGCCAAAGAACAGGTCAAGTGTTTTTCGTTTGGTAAAGTCAACTCAAACAAGTTTTCTTACCATCCTTCCATGGCTGAAGAAGAGGCTGACGTGGTCGCTGATAGAAATAAAGTCACCATCACCTGGAAAGCAGTCGATTTGGAAATAGCCGGTATTAAATATGCCCTGAATAAAGAGAGTGGCGATGTCTATGACTTGGACAGTTATACATTGGGTCGGCCGATTCAAGTAGGTAAGTTGGTGGTGACGGGTAAAGGAAAGGGGGCAACTTATAAATTTGAAAAGGCAATGGGGGTTCTGCCCCCTTAACCCCCGGATGATAAATTAGGGGACGTCCGATGGTAAACTAGGCCCCCATTAGGTTCAATAGTACCTTTTGATTTTGAAGTATTTCTATCAACATGGTTTTAATTTCTTCTACAGCATCAGGTTTTTGTTTCAACATGGATAAAAAATCATCATCCACTGTGTTTGTAGCGGGCATGTGCAACGGTTGAGCAAAGCCCCCAACAATTCTATCTGTTGCTCTTTCAGGGGGCCAGGGGGGAGAGCCCCCAAAGTCAAAACTAACATGTTTATCCGTTTTCTTCAAATCTACAATATTATCCAGTGTGGTAGATTGGCCGATTTTAATAAATTTGGTTTTTTCGACGTGTTTCTGCTGCTGCTGTGCTTGCGTTTGTTGTTGTGCTGGTGATTGCTGCTGTGCTGTCTGCTGCGTTGCCTGGTCCCGGTTTATCCATTTTGTCGCTTCCGTTTGATCTTGTGATTGTAAAACCACATTCAGTTCCTTCTCTCGCCATTTGATCGTATCGGCAATCATTTGTTCCATTTCCGACCCGAGCGGTTTATCTGCTTTATCCGAAAAATCGATTTTATCTGGTACATTTTTATTCATAAGACTATTAAATTCTGATTGTTTCGTTTCCAACACTTTATTAAATACTTTTTGTCGTTGCTCTGTGATGTCACCGGCAGTAATAATGAGAGGTGGGATTGTTTGTATTTTTTGCTCTTGCTGTTGCGGCATCTCTTTATATTTAAAATTGTTCGCCATCATGTCGGAAATGACTTGTTTGTTGAGAATGACTAAAGAATCTGTCGGCAAAATAGTAGTAGACAAGTGTGTCACTTTTTTATCGAAATACGCCTTTATATCATTTGAATAGGTGGGCGAAATACCGTCGAAAAAATTATTGTCCATCATAAACTTCCATAACGTTTCTTTATTCTTTCTCGATTGAAACTCGCTATTCAGAGCCATTTATAATACTAATAATATAAATTTAACTGTTTATATTATTTTATTTTAAGATACTTATACTTGTACTTGTGATACTTATACGTTTATGTACTTATATTAAAATACTCGCCACGTAGCGTTTCCATGTCTTTATCCTTGATACGACGATTTTTAAAGAAATCTATATTGTGGGTTTCCCGTAACAACTGAATAATAAAATATAATGAATACATACCACATTCGGTATTACTATATTGGTGCTCCATGGGATAATTCTGGTCAAAGGCCAAGGGTATGTTTAATGCTGTGGCTTGGTCTATAATACGGTCGGCCAGGATCTTAATTTCTTTCGGCACTGGATTACCATTACTATCAAAGTAGAATATGTAGCCTTTTTTAATGTGAATAAACATGGAAATCCAATGCGATCCATCTTTATAATGCGGGTCGGTATTGAAAATAATTCCGATTTTGTTTTTCCCTTTTATGAGTAGAGATTTTAAATCGAAATGGCATAATTCTTCCCATACACATTCATTATAGAGCATATGTGCGTCAAAATCAATCGGCGAGGGACCGATAAACTCGAAACATTTATATTTCTTTTCAAACTGTTTCATGACCTTTTCAATGTCTACACTCGACAGCCACTCGTTTTTATTTTTCGACCAGCTTTTTGGCGAATTGGGCGCAAAAGTATAGGATGTCAGTTCGGTATCTAAATTGTTGGTGACAAAACCTTGCTTTAACCAGCAATTTTCGCTATCGCAGACTTCTTGTAAACTGGCTTTTAAATGTTTCCATATTTCGCGTGGCTCGTCGGATTCTATTTTGGTATCGGGGTGGCGGGCATTCCATAAGTTTTTCATTTTTGTTAATGCTACATCACTATAGCATGTATACTCTTTCTTCTCTGCGGTGGGTGCACAACTGGCTTTGATAAATTTGGGTTTGGGTTTAGGTTTGGATTTTGTTTTAATATGTATGCTTTTTTTTTTAGTATTGCGTTTTAAAGTCATCATTCCTACTATTATGTAGTAAGATTATCTTTTTATATGTACGTCGGACATGTGGTAGGTATTTTTATACTCATCTTCTAAACGTCAGTCCCTTATTAGTAGCTACAACATTGTTATTGTTAACATTGTTATTTATAACGGCGTTCATCATGTTTTTCATAATATAAGAGTTTTTTTTACTTCTCGCATTACCATTATAGCGTTGAGCAATATCACAATCCGGGTGCAATGTTTCTACAGTTAAATTATTTACCCGCATTTTAGAGTAATCGTCCATTAAAACATTATATAAGAATTCGCCTTTGTAGTCAACCTTATAAACGTGTTCAAACCGTTCAATAAAATATTTGGCATTGATTAGCATGCCATTGTATAAAATTTTATGTTCAGGGCTGATGGTAGTCGTTTCACTGGGTACATTTTCACCTAAAGAATCTTTATCCAAACGCACTAAATAATCTTTCAAACTGGTCGTTTTGGTAACGGCCACAATTCTTTTGTTATTAATGGTATGAATAGACGGATCAAGTTTTTCAATGGCGATAATGCCTTGATCGACGGTTACAGGGGTATTGGCCGGGAAACAGATATTGGAAGCGGCAGTGCTACCGCCGGCAGTTATAGTTAAAATACCATTACCTATAGGTGCCAAAAAAGGATTATATGCATTATTGGGAAATGCAAGAGGTAAATTATCAAATAATACAACCTGATAATCAACTCCAACTCCATTTGCGTCAATCACAATTTGTGCGTTAGGAGTAGGAATATTGTTGATAGAAGCGAAATCATTATTTACATTTGATAAAAAAACAGTTAATGCATTGGTTGTAGGATTATATGTATTATTAGTTAACCCTGGTGGTAAAGGTTCAGGAAAAGCAGGATCATAAGCAAAAGGCGCTAATAATATATTGTTATTTGTTGAATTAAAAAAATTCTGTATAATATTTGTATTATTATTGAGTGTAAATGACCCATTAAAATCTAATGAAGCCACTCCAGTGCCGCCGATAGCGTCATTTACATTTGTAAATTGAACATGTATATTATACGTCGTTGTCATTTATACTATTACACAATAAAATTATTTTCATATATCTGTTTTTTTTAATTTTTTCGGCTTAATTCCTTTTGTTTTTAATGATGCTGAATTTAAATCTACTTCTAATTTGACAGGTATAATACGCGTTTCTTGGTGAGTAGATGTTTTAACGACATAATTATTTAACGAGGGGGCTCTGCCCCCCAGACCAAACCCCTGTAGGTCAATGTTATCATACTTTTGTATGTCAGACTTTTGTATGTCTATATCCCCTATATCAGTCAGGGTTTCTTCCTCTTTATCATATTGATCTTGTATAATATCTGTTTTATCTACTATTTTAAAATAAGTAATTAAACTTTTAACATAATCATCATGTATCTCTTTTAAACCAGTGCTTGGAATAATACCTTTTAACATATCTTTGGTTAATGCTATTATGCGTTTCCTATAAAACCGGACATCTTCTTTATTGTTTGTTATAGTAGTGTTTGATTTATTATTTTTGTTTATAATGCTATAATAGGCTGGATTGGTTAAGTATTCTAAAATAGAGGTATGTTCAATAGAATTATTTACTGTTGCTGCTGCTGCTTCATCTACTTTATCCGCCATTAAATTCATTAAATTATAACTTCATTTAATTATTTATAATTTAACATAGCAAAGGCGTTTAAAAGGGGTTTAAAAGGGGTTTACCCCTTTATTGACAAAGAGGTTTCACTTCTTTGATTTGCTGGCGAGTACAATTATCAAAAAAATTTGTAGCAATACCATGTGGGTTAGTATTAAAGGGTTTAAATTCATGTGTTGCGAATAAATCAGGGAAAGGCTGTTGATCAGGTAAATCGTGGCGCTCACCCACATATACCTGATACATATCACTGGTAGAACTAGGTATATACGCTGCTTGTGCGCCCTCTTGTCTCGCAAAAAATATGTGTTTCATTTTAGATTCATCGTTTATTTTTGATGCATAACCGCTCCATGGTCCTTGATCCGCAATTCCGCTTGCGGTCGGGGGGAAAGCAGTAGATACATTGGATATATTATAGGTGGGTTGCCGGATAATCGGCACTGTAGGTATCGCTCGTCTGTCGATAATAGACATCATATCATATTTAGTAGCTACAGGCCGATGGCTAAATTGTGCCTGAAGTGGTTGTGTTGGAATATTTCTGTCATATATGCGATTATTGATTTCTACATTTCTATCATCATTACAAATATATGAGATACCGTTCATTTTTAGATATATATAATATACTTTTTAAAAAATACTTTTTAAAAAAAAGTATCGCAAAAACAAATGGCAAAAACAATGGGCAAAAACAATGGGCAAAAACAAATGGCAAAAACAAATGGCAAAAACAAATGGCAAAAACAAATGGCAAAAACAATGGGCAAAAACAAATGGCAAAAACAAAGGGGAACTAATAAATAAAAACCTATTAAAGCCTTTTTATCAAATATATATTATATTGTCTACATAAAATGTGTGGCATATTCGCTTTGCTAAACAATAGCACTAAAGACCAAGACCATGATCAAAAACAATTCACGGATGAACAACTTCAATCCGCGTTTAATCTAGGTAAAAAGCGTGGCCCAGAAGGTTCAAATTATAGAGAAATCTACAAGCAACAAATAATGGGCTTTCATCGGTTGGCCATTAATGGTCTAAATGAAGAATCAAACCAACCTTTAATTATCGATGATGTAGCGCTGATTTGTAATGGCGAAATCTACAATTATAAAGAATTGTATGAGGCTTGCGGGGCTACACCTATAACCAGTTCCGATTGTGAAGTCATTATTCATCTCTATCTGCTTTATGGTCTAGAATATACACTTAATGTATTAGATGGTGTCTTTGCGTTTGTCTTGTTTGATAATAGAAACAAAGAGTATCCAATCGTTCATGTTGCTAGAGACCCTTATGGTGTAAGACCATTGTATATGATGTCACCAGTCACCACCAAGCCAAATCAACAACAGTATGCGTTTGCGTCAGAGCTAAAAGTGTTGGCCCCTTTACATTCTTTATATCAAAAGGACTATTATATCCATCATTTTAAACCGGGTACGTATATATCTTTTATCATTGACAATACTGGACGATTTAATGTAATGACTCATACAATGCGTTATACAGCTTTCCCATGTAATACTGTTTCTACCGCACCTGATTTTGATATCTATCATAAAATTTGGACCATGCTTAATAACGCGGTTAAAAAACGGGTGGTTGGTACCACCGAACGACCTATCGCGTGTCTACTTTCGGGCGGCCTCGACAGTAGTCTTATTACAGCCTTGGTGAAACGCTACTATAAGGGTATCTTGGAAACCTATAGTATTGGCATGGAAGGGTCGGAAGATATTAAACATGCCGAACAGGTGGCCGCATATTTGGGCACCAAACATACCTCTATTATTTTGACTGAAGATGAATTTTTTAATGCTATACCAGAAGTCATCCGGGCTATAGAAAGCTATGATACCACCACCGTCAGGGCCAGTGTAGGCAATTATTTGATTGGGAAATATATCGCAGAGCATAGCAAGGCAAAAGTGATATTTAACGGTGATGGTAGTGATGAACTAACGGGTGGTTATTTATATTTTCACGCAGTACCGAATGATATTGAGTTTGATCGAGAATGTAAACGTTTGCTCACCGATATACACGCGTTTGATGTATTGCGTTCAGATAAATGTATATCCTCGCATGGTCTGGAACCGCGGACGCCTTTTTTGGACCGCGAATGGGTACATTATTATTTGAGTATTCCTGCCTCTATTCGTAACCCTAACCAAAAAAACATAACGACTAAATGTAGTGAGAAGCATTTATTGCGAACCACATTTGCACAAAAGGATCCGACGCTTCTGCCAGAACATATACTCTGGCGGCGTAAAGAAGCCTTTAGCGACGGTGTTAGTGGGACCCATAAAGCCTGGTATGAGGTGATACAAGACCGGCTGGCTCGCGGTTCTATATCTTTGCGCAAAACTATAGACCCCGGGGCGACCCCGGAACAGCTCTATTACAAGTCTATTTTTGACGAGGCTTATCCTGGGTGCGAACATGTGGTGCCGTATTTGTGGATGCCGCGATTTGTAGATGCTACTGACCCGAGTGCAAAAACACTAAAAGTTATTTATAATAAATAACTCAATGATTTTTTTGGTATTTTTAATTAGTTCACCTACGTATAACTATGGAAGACGTAAGAAAAAATATATACGAATCGTGGCTAGAATGTTATAATAATATTAATTTTATATCACAAAATATTAATGTAAGAGAAATTCATTTGCCCCGGGGGCTCTGCCCCCTTACCCCCGACCACCCGGATAATTGCCCCGACCGCCAGAGCAGCAGTCGGAATTGCCCCGACCAAACGGATAATTGCCCCCTTACCCCCGACCAAACGGATAATTGCCCCGACCGCAAGCGCAGCAGTCGAAATTGCGTTACACAATCTTATTTTATAGAAGATGCGTCAAACGTGACCATCTATGTAGATAAGAAATTCAATCATTTAATTCTCAACCGATGTAACGCTATAAATTTAATATTAAATGACGATTTAATATCGGGCTTGGATATTTTTCATTCCAATGATGTCAATATCACATATGGCATGAATACATCTAACATTGTATCCAGCATTAATTTTGGAAGAAGTTTTCATATTTATCTACTATCGCCACAAGCTATAAACTGTGATGTGTCTATCATTTGTACAATATGCGTGAATGGTATGAGCTTTATTGTTCACACTACGAATTATAATGTGTATGAAAATCTATTTCGAGCGAATCCCATCTACTTTTTTATGAAAATGGATAATGATACTAAAAAGCTTACTATCACTACGATCGACTCTAAAATTGGTGTGGTTGATGCAACCGCAATTCCGACTGCTGCTCTTGCGGTCGGGTAGAGCGGCACGGGGCAATTCCGGGCCAAAATCATTCATCACCTTTTGCCGTGGAACAAGTGGACCAAAAGTGATTTAAATACATAGTATTAATATACTTAATACTATCTATTAAAAATGTCATTGGAAGAACAAATTGAAGTCATTGGTCTGGCGGAATTAACCAATTGTATTCTAGTGACCAAAGGGGTAAGGGAAGCAATGATGATATTTCCATCAGATTACAGTGAACGTCTATCCCGTGATCCGAAAACCAATGCTATTTTGAAAGGAATTTTAAAATATTATCCTGAATTGAAACACTCTGATTTTGATCTGAATGGTATTGTTATTTCTAAAAAAGAATATACCAGTAAAGATATCTATGGCGATGATTCAGTGGGCAGAGTATTGGGTTATCCTTCATCCTGTACGGCCGATTACAAGTCTATTCTAGCTAGCAGAGATACGATGGAAATATCTACTATACAGGTAAATATGTATTTCAAAAAACAATATTTGCGTATACCCATCCCCATTCAGATTTTTTCATATGTGTGTAAAGATGCGTCCACATTGCCATTGATGAAAGAATACTCTATACAAATACAAGAGGCGTTAACGACGGATCCATTTATCGGGTTTATTATTGATAGAATTGAAGCAGATGTTATCGTAAATATTCCACCGAGGATGATACTGGATAAGCTTCTATCAACAGATGCACTCGATGAATCCTTTTTAGACGAAGTTAAGAATATTTTATATAATATTGGTTTTTCCGATGCGTTACAGGAATACAAGTTTCAATATAACAATACAGGCCATATTGGGATTGTCGCATCACTCATCACCTTTTATATACATAATCCAATGACACCTTTTCAACCGCTCGAACAGTTTACAGTAGAAAAAGAAGTGCATAAAATATTCTGTAAATGGGAATTGGAACTTATTCGTATATTAGATTGTATGAAGATTCCTAATGTACTATAGCAATTCCGCTTGCGGTCGGCGGAGGGCGGCACTAGTCAATTCGGCAATTCCGCTTGCGGTCGGCGGAGGGCGGCACTAGTCAATTCGGCAATTCCGCTTGCGGACAACATTAGTCCCCCGACCGCAAGCGGAATTGCCGGCGGAATTGCCGACCGGCTTGCTTTTTATACCAATATATATTATATATTAATGATATCTTACATAAAAAAACTATTGAATGATTTATTTGAATTTTCGAATAAAGGATGGCATCGGTCTATATTTTTAAACGGAATATATGTATCCTATATTTTATTTTTGATTGCTTTTACGGGTATTTTTACCTTATCACCCAATTATTTATCTACCTTGCGACTTATTATTAATTATTATATTATTTTTATTTTACTCATTCGTTTTAATCCATTTATTTCAAAAACGAATATAACAGGTAATAATGAATTTGACAGGCGGTTAGTTTTTTCTGCTGCGTGTTTTATGTTAATTTCATCTTCTTTATTTAATTATGTAGATAACTATATTCATATTCGCACTTAATTTTTATTTTGTTTATTTTATAAAATTCAAATACTTATCTTATCAATCGACATCTACTCTTCCATTGCGTACTCTTCCATTGCGTACTCTGCCTCATCGCGATCATCTCGCGCCTCTTGCATCATCTGCTCGTACTGCATCATCTGCTCATACTTTGCTTGCTCCAGTCGAAGGTTGGTAAGGTACGCGCAACTGGTTTTGTGTGGATCACTAGGCACACCGTTAGTACACATATACGCGCCTCCTTTTGTCCAATCACGGCTTTGACAAGCCACACTACAATAGCGTACAGCTTTACAAGAACCGCACAGCAGCATTTCCCCTCTGATGCCGCAATAATCGCACTCGCGTATTTTTTTATGTGATTCTTTGACCGTCGTTGATTGTTTGACCACCTCTTCTTGAGAGGTTGCTGTTTCACATTCGATCCACTCTTTTTCCATTCGTTCGCATTTTTTAAAGAACGGTTTGCTACGCGAGTCAAACTCTTCGCTCAATTCTGAAATCGCACATGTGATTGCGTGCCAACGCTGGTCATTCCAATTTCCGGCATCACAATTGTAGCGTTGGCTGATGATGTCAATCGCAAATGGACTATCGAGCATTAGAGAAACATCCTTTGAATAATTGGGAAAGGCCGCCATTCCATAAAACGAATAGGCGTCGTCGTGGTTGATGGCTTTTGATTGGGGTGGAATCGCGGCCAACCGCGGATCATTACCGGCCATCAGCTCATCGATTTTATGGCAGACCACATCACTATAGCCGGAATAAAATCCGAAAGGTGCGGCTGTCGAACCGCCAGGCATAGAATATACCGCCTCCTTTTCGAAAAAGCACACAGTCGGCTCCCCATACTTTCCTTGACAGTCTTCACACGCGCCAATTAAGACGCCTCGCCAAGTCGCATTTGCCATACATTTATAGCACTCTAGCAATGTATTGGCTTGGCCGTAAATCCAATCGGCGGGCATGGTGCTGATGATATATTTACCTCTCACATATAGAATCGTGAGATTCTCGGCGTTCGACTGAAGTTGCGGGGTATTCTGTGAGACAGACATTTTGCTTTGGTGCTTTTTGCTTTTTGCTTTTGTACTACTCTTTTAATTTACGAAAAGCAATTCAATTTTTTGATGAATAAAAAAAAAGATTTTATTTTTATTTTTATTTTTTATTTTTTATTTATTTTATTTATTTTATGTCTACATAAGATAAATAAAACATTGTAAATAATAATTTACTTAAGTAAATGTGTCCTGACAAAACTAAAAAGTAAAATTTCTTTTGGAAAACAATTCATTATATCATACATAATTGCCTGTCGTCCTTCTGCTGTCGTGTTAGTTATATTTTGTGATTCAATTGCCCATTTCATTGCATTTATACATATTTTTTCTGTTCGCAATTCAATGGGAATTTCATGAATTTTCAATCCATTTGTCAATACTTGCTTTGCTAATTCAGACTCCATTATAAATCTTATTGTTATAGTTATAATAATTGACAAACGTATTTCAATTTTATTTGTTTATTTTTTATTTTTTTATTTTTCCTTTAACTCTTACGAATTGCTAATTTGCATCGCAAACACTGTTTTCGACATGATATCCAATGCAAATCGTAATACTAATTTGCTTCCACTAGCAGATTATCGCAAACTGGTTTTCTTCGTCATTTGTTTTCGCTGCTTGCGTCTTTTACGTGTATGTTGCGACCGACCATTTTTAAAGAAATCTTCTAAATGAATGAGAATTTGTTTACTAACAACAATATCCGCATTATATTCTTCATCGCTTTTATCATATAATTTATATTTATAACGATTCATATAGGTCACTATGTTATTCATAAACTCTTCTTTGGAATCTTCGATGGAATATTTCTCGGAAAACAGATCATAATAAAGCGATGCCATCTCCTCATACGGCATTGAAAAGTCATAGGGTTTTGCATTAATATAGTAGACATTATCTTGCGCCATGAGAGGATGTTTTTGATCATCTATGAAACATATTTCAGTGTTGATGGGTATTTTAGTACATCTAACCAAATCTTCCACGCTTTTATTATGGCTGGTTCTACCCACTTCTACTATTTTACCTTTCACCTTAAACGCTGCGACTATTTTATCAAATAATTTATAATTTAATTTATTATTTAAATAGTTGCTGATCATTTTCACCCAACTTTTCGGTCCTTGATTATTCGTATAAATCATAATTTGGTCACAGGTTTTTTTATTTTTTTTATCTTTTAAATAGTCTAATATGACTAGTATTTTTGGCCGTAAAAAATCTGGAAATGTATCTAAAACTTCGAAGAACCGTTCATCTACCAAATTATACCCATAATATTTCTCTAATGCTTCCCAAAACATTGCAATCTCTACAAAACTACCTAATGTTTCATCCAAATCAAAGACCACTATTTTTAATGGTTTATTGGATGCTGGTATTGGCCTTGTATCAGCCATAGTAGTGTTTATCGTTGTATTATCTACTGATAATTTATTTCGCAGAGAAAATAATATATGGCTAACTATTAACAATAATGACATTAATAATGCTACTAGCATAACCCCATTTAGCTCCATCATTATTTAAGGATGTTATTAATAAGATATATAAATATAGTATTCATATTTATATATTTTTATATACTTTTTATCTTTCTCTCTTTAGATACAATATAATTTTTTGCCGTTGTATATATAATGAAGTTAACTAAAAAAGACTACACGTCTATTTTAAAATACTACAAAATAAACTATGAAAATTTAACTTCATTACAAATTAAAAATAATGCCGAATCTATCTTGGCTACCAAATTATGTAAATGTATTAAAAAAGTAACACCGCTCATTACTAATGAATCAAATGCCATTGCTATATGTACAAATAGTGTTTTACAAAAAAAATATTTAAAGGCGTTTCGGTTTACCTGTAAAAAAAAGGCACAGTTTATTGCTAAAAAAAGCAGGAAGAATGGTATAAAATTATGGAAAACTAAACGTAGGAAAACAAAAAACTAAAAACTAGATAGGAAGAATTTTTTGTTTTTTGTTTTTTGTTTTTTGTTTTTGTTTTTGTTTTTGTTTTTGTTTTTTTTGATTTTTTTGTTATTTTATAATAATTTTTAATAATAATTTTTTATACGTATTTACGTGCCAGTCCATTTTTCTCTCTCAAATATTCAAATACATAACATTTATATAAATGAATTACCCATTCGAGATCTTCTTCCGTGGCCATTTTTTGCTCTTTGTAGTTTTCAATCAGTGAATGCATCACGCCATCGCCAATTGAACACACATCGATGTATTCCCATTTCATCCAGTTATATAAAACACCATTGTTGTCCTTGTCTTTTTTAAAGGCTTTCATCAAAAGGGTTTGCATCATTGAATTCATTTTGTTATTTTGTTATTTTGTTATTTTGTTATTTTATTCTTTTTTTTGTTCTTTTTATTCTTTTTCTTGTTCGTTGTTACTCTTTTTTATTCTACATAAAAGTATTTCAATTTTTTATGTTATTAATTTTTATTCAGGTATTTCATCGCCGATAATATGACTTGCTCTTGCTGCATCAGTTTTTGAAATACTAAATTTTCCGATAGTTTCAGTTTAAACAGCCTATTCATATTATTTTTAACAGTTATGTAGATATCATCGTTCAGAATTTCAATATTACAAATAAATCCACCATTGGTTAACTTTATTTTCTCTGGGTCTGGATTTTTCAACGATATCCATCGTATATAAGCACCAAAGCGTATACCTTCCAAAGAATCTACATAGCGGTATTGTTTTAGCTTTTGATGTAGGCCTTTAAGAATATCTTTGCCCAGTTTTAATTTTTGTAATATATCATTTTTTTCTTTACTTATTTGCTCATAATTATTGGCGATAATGTTTTCATTTTCTTCATTGTCTAAAGCATGTAACAGTTTAGTAATATCTAGATTGGAAGAATGGCTCATCTATGATAAAATGTGAAATAAAAATGTGAAAACCATACTAACAATAGTCCCATTCAAACGGATTTGAAGTTGTATAGGATGGGTATAATTCTTGTGCTTTTAGTAATGCTGATAGTATCGTTTTGTGACTACCCATCTCCCCGTCTACCTCATATTCAGTGTTAGGTCCTAATGCTGGTCCTCTCACAATCTGAAATTTCAAAAACGGCATATATTTTAATAGATCGGGTGAGGATGATTGTTCTACTTCTTTTAAATCCATTGTTATTTTTGCTCGTACAGCTGGAATATTTGTAGTGATTTTAACAACCATTTCATTTAATTCTTTTTTAACATCATTTTCTTCAGGTACTTGATCTAATGTTTTAGGTAGTTTTATCTTAAAATCAGCTTTCAATATATCTGTCAATTTATAGGATGTGTTTCGTAGCATAGTCTTATAATAATTAAAGTTGCTTCGATTTAATACTACTATAGGTCCAATTAAATCCGATTCATATGTAATTTTACAACCGTTATCTGTTAGCCAGCCATTAATGGCTCTAAAATCACAATTAGAGTCATAGTCTTTGCCAAATGGTATATAACGTTCTTCTTTCCAATTAAACAAATCTATCGTTTCTCTTCTTGGTATAAATGTTTTAGTATCATAATCATAATCGTTGTTTAAAGCAAAATCGCGCAATTTTTGAACATAAGGAAAACCTCTGATATCCCATACTGATTTTGTGTCGCGTCCGCCACCCAATGCAGCACTTATTTGTAATTCTTTCCAGACTCCAAATCGGTTTATAAAATATTCTAAATGTTTCATTCCTGCTGCTGTAGGACAGCCGATTGTAAATTCTTTCAATTTGTCATCAAATGACTCATTATTATACAATATATTTTTATATAAATCGCCTGATTTTTTTATATAACAGTCGGCTTGAACGTGTTTAATGGGTAAAAATGTATTGGGAAAGTTTTGACCTATGTTGGATTTACCCGACGAATATTCAAACGCGAATCCTTCCGGCGTATCTAAATGTGCTACTAACAATAAACGATTAAATGAGTTGGTTGCTATAGTTATTTTTGTACCACCGCCTTTTTTAAGGAATTTTCTACTTGTTTTTCTACACGTTTTTCTATTTGTTTTTCTACTTCTACTGGGTTTTATACATCTTTTTGTTTTTTTCCTACAAGATTTTTTATTTTTCATTATTATATACTATAATGATAAATAAAATATGAATCACTCTTTTTATCTTTTTAGACCATTATACACCTGTTTAAATTTTACCAAGCTGAAAATCCGCCATGACCATCATTCGCTGCTACCGGTTCATTGTTCTGTGCTGGAAAGACTGGATTGACCAATTGCGTCGGTTGATTCTGATACATTTGGTTAAAGTTGGTATTACCTTGTTGCTGTTGCTGTGGCATGGCACTCATCGATGGATTAGAAGGCAGCAGCTGATTTCTGTCTAAATAATCCGCTTGACTGGGTTGATTTTGCTGCTGTTGAGCAAACGGCTGCGATACTCTAACTTGGCCTTGCTGGCCTTGTTGCCCTTGTTGACCTTGCTGGGGCTGGGGCTGTACCTTGCCATACCATAAATCAGCAGCCCGTTCAATTAAAATATTCATTTTAAGTCCAAATTTAGTTTGCATAGTGGCTAAAATAACCACAAAAGGTAGAATAAAATTAATATTGTTAAATTTATGATAGTTTTCACCACTATAGGTCGGAATATATCTGATGATTTTATTAATAAACCAAATACCCATCATGATGAGAATAATCTGCCCAACACTTTCTGCTGCTATTTCTAAACTTCCTTTGGATTCATCTTCTTCGGGAATAACATATTTAATGCCTTTTAAGAGTAGAAGAATAGGAATAATCGCAATCAGCGTGTATTGAAGCATATTCATGATGTCCGTTTTATTATCGTGGTCAAAATTAAAGACATAACTGAAAAAATTCATAGATTCGCTTGGAACCGCTTTAACGCTTTCAGTAACTTTGTCCATATGATGTATAAAAAGATAAAAAAGGGGGAACGGAAGTCTGTTTCACTTGCCCCCTCCTAACAATTATTGAGTTTGAATGAAATATTACTTAAATGTTTACATTGGTTTTGGTCCAAAAGGTTGTTGTGTCATCGTGAGCAAAGTCCTCTAAAGCATTTACATAATCATTCTTTAATCGCATTAACGAATCATCATTTTTAATTTCTTCATCGTTAAATATTTCCACCATTTCTTCCTTTGCCTTTTCCAGTGTTATTGTCTTTTGCGTTAATCGCTCAATAATCTTTTGTGATTCCAGTTGGATTTGTTCTTCAATAGAAAAGGAAACTTTTATTCCCTCTACAATACCGGATAAAGAATTGACTAGGCGGTTTATTCTGCCCGTAAAACACAATCCCAATGCCTCTGTTAATTCTTCTCGCAATCGCTCTATTAAACCCTCTTTGTGTTCGTGATGTATAATGACACGCATCACCTTTTCAAAGAGTGTGGCAAAGGTGATTCGGTGTAGAGAATGTATTTCGGTAGAAGCAAACCATCCCTGAATTGTTATATTAGAATCGGTTATGTCATAGTCTTGACTTTTAAACATATTGCGTACATAGTGATATGCACGCTTAAATACATTTTTAGTCTTTGGTTTGATGATATACTCTAAAGGATTTTCTACCGGTGGGTGTTTTTCCGCCAATTCATTTATAAGTGTGATGGATTTACATATCGCTTTATTGATGGACGAAATATGAACCGATTGTCCGTTATTAACGAGGTGCGCTACTGCATTAGCGTCAGGTTGTAAAGTAACAGGAATAGGTTGATAAGTAACATCTCTGCCATCTCTGTAATCGGCTGCACCTTCCGCTATTAGTTGATTTATACGGCCGCGTGTTTCAATACCTCCGTAAATATCTCTTTCTCTTTCTTGTCTATTCATCTTTATTTTTTTGTATAAATAAGGTGGATAGATTGAGCCAACATCTGATTGTACTACCAGTTCCAGTTGATTCAAGTTGGGGTATTTGGTAAAATCTTCATTTATTAAACGTATAAATGAACCACGAATGATAATCTTTTCTATGCTTGGAGGAAAAATAGGCATGTTTACCAGTGAGCTATTATTAATTTCGAGTTTTTTTAGACTTTTTGGTAAATCAATCAAGATTAAATAATCTCCTCTATAATAATTTACTATCATTGTGCTAATATCATCATAAGTATAAGTAATACCTTCTAATTCCTGATAAGGTTCTAATAAAACATTGACAATACCTCTATTAAAAATTTCATCCGAATTCTCGTGAATTATTAATTTCTTCGTGTCGTTAAAAAAAAGTAATATTATTGGCATCAACAACCTTTAGAAAAGGTAAAAACAAAACTTTAAGTGATATTTTTAATATAAGTTTTGGCGCAACCTTTTCAAACTTGTTTCACAGCGAAAGGTTGTTGTTGGTTTTGGTCCAACCTTTTCTTAAAAGGTTGCTTAAAAGGTTGTTAGGACATTATACGTTCTACCATTTGCTATAATTTCAATCGGCAAATAGTGATATTTGATTTTTCTGGATTTATCTCCAAATATTTTACACATATAGGTCGTTAATTTGGCATCTAGTATGCTTCTAGCAAACACATTCTCCGGAAACATCACATGAAACATGTACTTCTTTTTATTCGTCTCTTCCGGCACAATCTCATTCGTTTTGAAATACTCTAGGTAAGCTTCAAAATCGCTGCATATTTGGTCCAACTCTTTGTCGGTCATGTTTTTATATTTTTCATTTATGATATAATCTTTATAAATTTTACCAAAGAGCATTCTATAAAATTCTTTGGGTGAGAGAGTAAATACAAACGACGTTTGGTCTTCACAAAACTCTATCGTTATTTTACTTTCTTTGATATGTAACATACAACAGTTTGCTCTGCAAGAACTTTCTTTTTCCAAATCCTTGAGAATTGCATTAGCCGAACTTTTTAAATCTATTGTGAACGGATTGAAATAGGCTAATTGAATGTCTTTATATTCGTGATGCTTTAAAACAATGTGATACCTCTTCCCGTCTTCTTCCAACTGAATGGGGAAATAAAAGTAGTTGGTTTTTCTCGTGTCCGCATCAATTATTCGAGAAAACCAGACTTTGGTTTGGTCGGCATATTTCGCATATGCATTATTAGGGTATTTTATTGAAAATCTTTCCTTCTCCACATCGGCGGCATCCTTGATAAGAACTTTATCACTGGATTTCAAATGTTCGGCAAAATCAGAGCATATTTGATCCAATTCCTCATTCGACATATTTTTATACGCTGGATGGTCAATATAGCGTTTAAACACCTCGCCGAAAATATATTTAAATAATTTTAATGGTGTATAGGTCTTCATTTCCTCTGGTTCTTTGGTGTCATTTATTTTATATTTACGACATTTGTTATCATCGCTGATAAATATACAATACACATCGGTCGTTTCCTCGCCAATAAGACCTATTTTTGAAGCAAATCGCTCTTGCAACCCCAGACCATTCTCATCACACAATGGATTGAATCCGGAAATGAAAGTATTGCCCATTTTATTTTTAATTACTGTTGTTATTGATATAAAAAATAACAAGTATTATTTTATATCAATTTTTTATTTATTATATATATTTTTTTATTTTTTCTTTTTTATTTTTTCTTTTATATTTTTTCCTTTATATTTTTTTACAGGAAAGTACCCCATACATCTCCTGTTTGGTCTTCTTCTTCTTCTTCTTCATCATCGTCATATTCCTCTTCCGAAATAGAATCAAATAGGCTTATTATTTCATCCAATACTGCGCTTGTTGGTGCTACTACTGCTACTGCTACTACTGCTACAACTGGTGCTGCTACAACACCATACACTCTTAATAAATTGCTCGTATAGAGTTTCATTATAGCAGTCATCAAATCATGTCTGCATAAAGGACATTTATATTTCGATAAATGCTCGCTACCAAGCAATGTAAACATACATTTGGCATGAAATCTATGTTTACAAGGCGTATACACCACCGGTGTATTAATCATGTTTTCTAAACATATTGGGCATTCTTCTTCAATATCAAAATTTTGTTGAATCATCAACCGATTTTTATTCTTTGCATGATAAGTAAACGTCATGTATTTGTACGATACCGATTTGGGGTTAAATGGAATGCTAGGATCAAACTTCAGTATAGCATTAGCGTCAGTGTTAGCATTAGCGTCAGTGTTAGCCATTTTATTTTATTATATTATTATTATTATTATTATTAATTGTATACTATAATAAAAGTATTTCAATTTTATTGTTATTTATCTTCTTGTTCTTCTAGTAGTTTTACTTTTGCGTCTCGTTCTTCTAGTAGTTTTACTTTTGCGTCTCGTTCTTCGGTGTGTTTTACTCCCTCCATATGTACGATTCATATGCTCATTTTCTTTTTTTTGTTCTTCATTTTCTTTTCTTTCTCTTTCTCTCTTTTTCATCGCTTCATATTTCTCATTATCTATTTTTTCCTGAAATTTTCTCTCTCTCTCTTTCTTCTCTCGCTCTCTCTCGCTTTCTCTTTCTTTTTCTCTCGTTATTCTATCTACTTCTGCTTTCTCTTTTCTGTCATTCTCTTCTCTCAGTCTCGCACTCTCTCTCGCTACAGCTTCTTCTTTTTTGGCGGTTTTATTAGCCTCGCGTTTTCTGTACCATTCCATTATATATTATATAATATATACATAAAAATATTAATATTGAATATTAATTTTAATTTTAATATTCAATAAAAGTAGATTAAGCTACCATTTTCATCTTAATTGCTTCGTGGCATTTATAATCGGAAACAAAAAAATCGGAAACTTCGTAATCATTAATGTTCTCTTTTTTTGTATAAATTTCTAACGTAGGAAACTTGTAGGGTGTTCTATCAAAAATCGCTTTCATGGGCTCAATATGGTCTTCGTAAAGATGAGCATTACCGCAAAAATAAATAAACTCGTAAGCTTCCAAATCACAGTGGTTTGCCAACAGATGTGTCAAAAAACTATAAGATGCTACATTGAACGGCAAACCTAATGCAGTGTCGTTGCCTCTGAGATAGAGAGCACAACTCAACTTATTTCCATCATGTACATTAAACTGGCACATCACGTGACAGGGCGGGAGCGCCATTTCATCCAGTTGACATGGATTCCATGCTGTCATTATCAAGCGCCGACTGGTGCGTTGCTTCGGGTCTTTTAGAGCATCTATGATATATTGAAGTTGGTCAACAATTGCGCTTGTGGTCGCGGGCAAGGGGGCTGCGCCCCCAGCATTACTACTATGGGAAATTAATCGTCTTCCCGTATTCATATCATAATCTCCATTAAATCCTCGCCATTGGAAGCCGTAAATCGGACCCAGCATGCCTTCGGGATAATGTCCCAAACCTCTCGATTCCATAAATTCTTTCGTGCTATTGCCGTCCCAAATATGCACGCCCTGCTCTTGTAAAAGTTTATTATCTGTTTCGCCTCGTATAAACCAGAGCAATTCCTTTAGGCAGGTCTTCCACGCGGTCTTTTTTGTGGTGAGTATCGGTATTTTTCCGCCCTGGAGAGAGAAACGCATCATTTCACCAAAGATACTCTTTGTTTTGCCATTACGCCCTTCTTCCCAATGCCCTTCATCAATGATTTTTTTGATAAGATTGACATATTGTAGTTCTTCTACATTGACCGTCATTATAATGATAAATTATTGAATTGGGTTTATATCATAATTACAACACAACCTTTTGAGAAAAGGTTCAGCCAAAAATATACCAACGGTTCAGCCAAAAATATACCAACCTTTTGAGAAAAGGTTCAGCCAAAAATATACCAACGGTTCAGCCAAAAATATAGGTTGATATTTATGTACTATATTATTTAGCAGATTAACAACTTTGAAAAGCGGTACAACCCATTCGCCACGCTTTTCGAACTTGTTGCGGTGCGATAAAACCCTCGTTATAATATGTAAAACTAACTTATACATAAAAAATGAGTGGAGCAGCAGCGATTTCAGCAGCAAAAAATAGACGTGGTGGGCCTCCGGTGCCGCCACAACAACAGCAGCAACAGCAACGTAACCAGGTGATTTCTCAACAACAGAAACAAGGGCAACATATTTCTAATGATATACCTTCTGAATTACCAAAACCTACAAATCCTCTACAAGCTCTTCAACTTCATGAAATTCGTCTTACTCGTACCGAAAAAACGCATACTGAACTTCAGCAGTCTATTCAAATATTATCGAATTTAGTAGAAGCAAGTCAAAAACAGCAGGCACAGGCACAGGCACAGGCACAGGCACAAGCACAAGCGCAGCAGGCACAAGCGCAGCAGGCACAAGCGCAGCAGGCACAAGCGCAGCAGGCACAAGCGCAGCAGGCCCAAGCGCAGCAGGCACAAGCGCCGCAACAGCAAATACCTTCCGCGCAATTAAATCAGTTTAGCCAAGGTTTAACGCTAATGAATGAACGATTGACACAAGTAGAAGAAATGTTTCATCATTTGAAAGAAGACATCTTTAGACTACAAGCATTTTCGATGGAAACAAACATGGCATTTTTGAAATTTCAGTCAAGTATCGTTGAGTCTGCTGTGCCTGCTGCGCTTGTGCCTTCTGCGCTTGTGCCTGCTGCGCTTGTGCCCCCGACGCCAACCACAAATATAAACGCATTTGTTGAAGACACGCCACCGGTAGTAACAGAAGCACCAACAGTAGAACCCGCAACAACAGATAACATTTTATTAAATATAAGCGAAACAGCATAGTTAAATATTTGCCCTGCTCTATTTGCCCTGCTCTATTTGCCCTGCTCTATTTGCCTCCGGGGGGTTAGGGGGCAGGTGCCCCCGAAATTGATTTAAATACATCTACCTATTTATATCAATAACGATAACCAAAAATAAATGAAAATTGTCATCAAAGACTCTGTAAAAGCCAGCAAATTTTCCAACATTATTCAACACCTGAAAAACATTACAGATAATGTATCTTTTTATTTTCGACCTGCTGGACTCTATATTCAATGTATGGACGGTAATCATTGTTGTCTATTTGAATGCACTATTTCAGCAACGTGGTTTGATGACTATTCTTTTGTAGCAGAAACAGACCAGGCTACAATAGGAATAACTCTACTACTCTTTCATAAGGTCATCAATGTCCGTCACGAATCACAGACACTAGAGCTGGAAGTAACAGCGGATTACCCAAACCATATTCTGGTCCATTTTATTGGTAGTGAAGATGGTAAATTTGATAAGCATTTTCAGCTATCCTTGGTTTCTATTGAGTACGAACCGATGGAGCCGACGCCGATTGATACGACGGTTGATTTAACGATGGATGGGAAAACCCTATGCGAATTGGTGAATCAATTGATGATTTTTGACGACGTCCTCGTATTTACTTTTAAAGAGGATATTATTTATTTATTGTCGACAGGTAGTGAAGGTTCGATGAAAGTGGATATTGAGATTGAGGACGTAAAAGAATATGCGATTGCTGAAGATACGATATTAACACAGGCGTATAGTTTAAAATACATTCAGCTCATGTGTCAATTCAATAAGTTATCGAGCGAGATTAAAATGGGATTTAGTAACTGTATGCCTATGACGATGAAGTATGAATTATCTGAAGACAGTTATGTGATGTTTCATTTAGCACCGAAAATTACCGACATTGATAATGACTAATATGATATATGGGTGGTTGTGCTGTGTATAAAAATGGGAAAATTTATATGTTAAAAGAGTAATACTAAATAAATACTCGACATGAATATCATATTTATCGTATTAATTTTTTGTAGTGTTTTATTTTTATACCTTCACATTTATTTTCATTTGAAAAAGAGCAATGATTTAGAAGTGTATGAAATTGTTCAACCTTCCAAAGACAAGCTAGAAGAAATATGTGATTTACGCCAGCCGGTCTTATTCGAGTATTATAATGAAGGTCTTCTAGACGCATGTAGTAGAGAAAACATACTCGATGTTTATGGGGCTTTCGACATTAAAATAAGAAATGTCAAGCAATTGCCAGACGATGAAACCGAACTTTATATTCCTCTACCTTTTACCAGTGCTTTGGCCGCGGTCACCGATGATACAGAAGCCAAATATTTAGTAGAAAACAATGGGGATTTTTTAGAAGAAACCGGTCTGGTTAAAACGTTTAAATACAACGACGGGTTTTTAAGACCATATATGGTGTCCAATTGTAGCTATGATTTTATCATGGGGTCGCCCGGCTTGCGGACGCCTTTCCGGTACGAATTGAATTACCGGACATTTATAATGGTCACACAAGGCGAAATCAGATTAAAATTAGCCCCGCCTAAAAGTGCAAAATATTTATATGAAACGAAAGATTATGAAAATTTGGAATTTCGGTCCCCGATCGATCCCTGGGATGTTCAAAAACAATACAAGGCGGATTTTAGTAAAGTGAAATGTCTGGAAATTACGGTTAAAAAAGGGAAAATCGTCTATTTGCCTGCGTTCTGGTGGTATAGTATTGCGTTTGAGTCGAGCACGTCTGTGTGTAGTTTTAAATACAGAACGTATATGAATACTATCGCCCTTGTTCCGCAATTAAGTATGCGTTTACTACAAACTCAAAATGTGAAACGAACTATTGTTAAGAATGCGGATTTAAATATAAAAACCGTCAACAACATCGATAGTGTAGAGAATAAGCCAGAACAATTTTAAATTATTATATGATAGTATCATATAATAATGAATCCAGCAGTAACCGATAAATTAGTTCGTACGTTGTTAAACTATGCACGTGAACAAGCACGTTGTAAAATTTCAGGCCCCAATTATGATACATTTACAGCAAACGAAATTGTTAAAAATATAGACAATTTTAATAATGAAATACTAGAAGAAGTAAATGCTGATCCGGAAAACCTCGATAGTATTATAGATAAAGTGAAGGATTATTTTTTTAATGTTAATGATACCATTAACGATTTTATTAAATCGAAAAGGTCTAAAATGACCGGTAACCCTTATGAAAAATTACCATCGAACCTGTATAAAGGTTTGTTATATGGGGGTAAACGTTACAAGACAACTAAACGTAAGCATACTAAAAAATCACGTAAATCCAGAAAAAATAGACAAACTAGAAAATAAATGATGCCCTTATATACTTAACGAAAAGGACTTAAAGACAGAATATACTTAACGAAAAGGACTTAAAGAGCATTCGCCTCCACGGCCAACAATGCCTTTTTGTCAATGACCAAATGCTTGTAAATCTTTTTCATGATTTTGTTTTCACTATCAATCGTGTCATTCGGACCCATGGCCTCTTTCGTTAGCCGGACATATATGTCATTGTATTCCGACTCTATATCCATACAATCCGGATACTTGTCACGCCAATCACTTAACTTGCCAATGTTTTTCCGCATCACTTTACCAATCACTTTTCTAAATTTGGTATTGTTGCTATCCTCTCGCTCCCAGATATCCGCGTCTTTAATATATATGATTTCCCTTTTTAAATCACTACAATGAATCGGGCGTTTATTCACGTCTAGTTCTTTGATTTTGTTTATGATTATATTGGACATGCCTTCAATATAACCTAACCGCCCCACATTCTCCAAATCGGAAATTTGTAGATCAAAGGAATCGATAAACTCGCCAATATTCATCGCATCTTTACAGTACTCGTTTAAAAACACTTGTAGGTTAAACGTCGTGTTGTTGTTGGTTGTATTGTTACAATTTGAATTGGATATTATGGTCGACTGCATCGTCTTACACATGTCTAGCATCTGTTTTTGAAACTCGCTATTGTTTTTCACTACTTCAATGACTAGGTTGGTTAGTGCGGCTATTTCGCTCTCTGTTTTTACAGAAGACATGACTGCTAAAGGAATTGACGGTGGTAATAACGATATTATCATATTTTCGGTTGGTGTTGTAGATTGAAGTTGTATACTACTACATTGTAGAGTATTATTTATAGTATTATTTATAGTATTATTACATTGTAGAGTACTACATTGTATAGTACTACATTTTTTCCTGTGAGTACATAAACTCGATAAATGGCTATATTGTTTACCGCATAGACATGTAAATGCGTCAGCGACTGAATTCGGCATTTTTTCATTAGGATTTGTTAGGAATTTATGTTTGCGTGTGGCAAGGTGTTTCAGATAGTTACTATGTTTGCTACATTTAAAGTCACATACATCACATACAAATTTATCGGCATTTTTTGGGTCGGGTTTTAGGGCCGGCATTAGCATATATAATCCTAACAGAAAAAATGCCTAAACCCTTTCAACATAAAACACTTAAAAACACCAAAAAATGTTATCGTCACAGCCATTTTTCATAAAAACGAAAATGAGAGCATTATGGTCACAAAACGAAAAAACACGATTTTCCATATTTTTTTTATTTTTCGTGTTTTGGTTTGGGATTCGATTTTCAGGATTTGGACATTTATAAATGTCCATTTTTCGTTTTTTCGTATGGCTCCGAAAATCACGTTTTTTTGTAAATTTTTTGTTGGTCTTTTATTTAATTTAATTATTTATATAAAAAGTATTTGAAGTTATCCATATTATGATAATAACAAACTGAAAAATGTTAAAAAAGAAAAAGAAAAAAAGAAAAAGAAAAAAGACCTGCCGATTCTATAGTTTTGCGTATATATGCTAGTCAACCTCTTCAGCGGACGCCTGTGTAGGTACAGGTCCTGGTGTAGGCATACCCGATGGTGTTGCCCCTGCATACATTTTCATAACTACGTCTTTCAATTGGCTCTCATATTCCTTATATTTGCCCTCGAATTCCTCTGTAGTAGCAGTCGTATTAGTATCCAGCCATGTTTGTGCTTCCTTCACGCATGTAATGACCAAATCCACATTGGCTTGCCCAATCTTATCTGCCACTTCTTTATTGTCCAACTGATTACGCCAATTATAAATGTAGGACTCTAGCTTGTTTTTCGCCTCTACACGCTTCATGCTGGCTTCGTCCTCTTGCTTCAGACGTTCCGCTTCCTTGACCATCTCTTCGATTTGGTCTTTGGAAAGGCGTCCCTTGTCGTTTTTAATGGTGATTTTCTCGGTTTTGCCCGACGACTTGTCACAGGCAGACACATTCAGCATACCATTGGCATCAATATCATAAGTGATTTCCAATTGTGGAACACCTCGCGGTGCTGGCGGAATACCCGTCAATTCAAACTGGCCTAGCAAGTTACAGTCTTTGGTGAATGAGCGTTCGCCTTCAAATACCCGTACAGTGGCGGCGGGCTGATTGTCGGCGTAAGTACTAAAGGTTTGTGTTTTCTTGGCTGGAATCGTGGTATTACGCCCAATCATCACTGTCATCACATTGCCGGCTGTTTCAATACCAATCGAAAGCGGGGCTACATCCATCAAGAGAATTTGATTGAGTGATTCGGATTTATCGCCGGATAGGATAGCACCTTGAATGGCTGCGCCGATTGCAATAGATTCGTCAGGATTTGCTGACTTGCATAGTTCTTTGCCATTGAAAAAATCAGAGAGGAGTTTTTGAATTTTGGGAACTCGACTACTACCACCGACCAATACCACATCATGAATTGCGGATTTGTCCATCTTGGCATCACGCAAGACTTGTTCAACGGGGTCAACACATCTGCGGAAAAGGTCAGCACACAATTCTTCGAAACGAGCGCGCGTGATGGAAGAATAAAAATCTTTGCCATCGTAAAAGGCATCTATTTCGATATTGGCGGTGGTTGCGGTACTAAGTGTCCGCTTTGCACGTTCACACGCGGTTTTAAGACGATGGATTGCCCGTTGGTTAGTACTGACGTCAATCTTATTTTTCCGCTTAAACTCTTCGATAAAATGAGTGACCATCCGATTGTCGAAATCTTCCCCACCAAGATGTGTATCACCGCCTGTAGATTTTACCTCGAAAAGACCATCGTCAATTGTGATGAGACTAAGATCGTTTGAACCACCCCCACCATCCCAGATAAGCACATTACGCTCTCCTTTAAAATTTTTGTCGAGTCCAAATGCCAATGCCGCTGCGGTAGGTTCATTGATAATGCGTAGTGTATTCAATCCGGCGATGGTCGCAGCATCACGGGTTGCTGTCCTAGAAGCATTAGAAAAATGAGCGGGAACAGTAACAATTAGGTCTTTTACGGCATGCCCCAAAAAATTTTCTGCAATACGTTTTAATTCTGCTAAAATCATCGCAGATATTTGTTCTGGATAATAGGTTTGTCCATTTTCCAGTTGAACCATAGGTTTATCGTCTTTATCTGAAATAACTGTATAAGCCAAAAGTTTTAATTCATCTTGAACAACTTTATCTGAAAATTTATGTCCCATCAAACGTTTAATATCATAAATAGTATTTTTTGGATTTTGCGCCGATTGTGATTTAGCTGGTTGACCTATTAGTTTTTCTGTAGATGTAAATGCTACCCAAGACGGAGTAGTGCGTTCACCTTGATCATTTGCAATAACTTCTGGTTTTCCATTACGGAAAATAGACACAACAGAGAAGGTTGTACCCAAATCTACTGAGATAACTGTAGATGTTGACATCTTATATCATCATATATATTCAAATCTTTAAATTATTTTTATAATAATGTTTTTTATAGATTATATTATATAAAAAATATAAAAAAATTGAAATAAAAAGTTTATAAATTTATATATTTTATAAATGTCAAGAAATAAAAGTTGTAACTTTCCAGAGTGTACGAAACAACCATCATTTAATTTTTACCCTATTAAATCAGGATTATATTGTAGTAAGCATAAAATAGATGGTATGATAAATGTCACAATAAATCATTGTGAATATATAGGTTGTTTTACTCAACCCATCAATAACTATAAAGGTGAGAATAAAGGTAGGTTTTGTTCAGCCCATAAATTAGAAGGTATGATAAATGTTAAAGATAGAAGATGTGAATATAAAGATTGTACAAAAATACCAAATTATAATATAAAAGGTCTTAAAAAAGCAAGATTTTGTTTCACACATAAATCAGATAACATGATTAATGTTAAATCTAGAAGATGTATATTTGATTCATGTGAAATACATCCTATATTCAATTATGAAGGTGTTAAAAGTGGATTATATTGTTCGGAACATAAATTAGATAAAATGGTAAATGTAACAGATGTTCGATGTATATTTCCAGAGTGTATGACATTACCCTCTTATAATTTAATAAACGATCCAAAACCCAAATATTGTTTCCAACATAAATCAGAAGAAATGGTTGATGTTAAATCTAAAAAGTGTATTGCGGAAGGATGTAAAACATTAGCAAGTTATAATATGGAAGGTGAATCAAAAAGGTTGTATTGTACTAAACATAAATTAGACAAAATGGTTGATGTGTCAAGTAAATTTTGTATCGTAGAAGAATGTAAAACTCTAGCTAGTTATAATTATAGTGGATTACTGCGTTTATATTGCTCAAAACACAAATTAGATGAAATGATTGATGTACAAAATAAACATTGTAAAACTAATTTATGTACAACCCGCGTCAATAACAAATATGATGGATATTGTGTATTTTGTTATATAAATTTATTTCCAGACAAACCGGTAGTAAGTAACTACAAAACCAAAGAACGAGCCGTCGTAGAGAATGTATTAGAACACTTTCAACATTACTCATGGAAAACAGATAAAAGAGTACAAGACGGTTGTTCCAGACGCCGACCAGATTTACTACTTGATTTGGGATATCAAGTAGTAATAATAGAAGTTGATGAAAATCAGCATATGGACTATGATTGTTCTTGTGAAAATAAACGCATAATGGAATTGTCTCAAGATATTGGTCACAGACCAATAGTATTTATTCGAATTAATCCTGATGCGTATTACGATGAGCACAGCGTCAAAATAAAATCATGCTGGTCTATCAATGGTAAAGGTATATGTGCTGTTAATAAAGCTAACCGCATTAAATGGTCTGACCGATTAGCAATTTTACGGAATCAAATTCATTATTGGATCCAACCTGAAAATAAGACGGATAAAATGGTCGAAGTAGTTCAGTTGTTTTACGACCAACCACCAGCCAACCTTTAACCATGAACTGTTCGATGGCTCAACCTGCTTTGCTTAAAGGTTGTTTTAAAGATCTTCTTATATTTTCTACTCTTCTTATAGTGCCCTTTTTTATATTTGCGTGTCTTGTTTTTTCTAATATATTTTTTAGTATAGTTGTGTTTTTTACCGCCAGCTGGTGGCACGGCAATCGCACACGAGGTTATAGAACTGTCGACAATTGCATTCTTACTTAAAGCACAATCAATGGATGATTGTTTTAACATGTTTAAATACGGTAAAAATGTATTATTTGATGTGACCATTTTCTCATAGGTGGCTACCTCGTCGGGCATTAAATATAATGTTGACGTTATGTTTCTATCACCCTCTGGTAACTCTTTATGAGAACAATTTCTTCTACCCCGACCAATGATTTGAAATAATTTTGACATGGTGGGCGGTTTACTTAAAAAATGAACAAAGCGAATATTCTTCATAGAAATACCTTCTGCGGCGGCTGAATTTATTATTATGACTTGTATATACTGGCCGTTTTTATTTTCATTTTGTTTAAATACCTCCAATTGTTTTTTACGTATTGTTTCATTCAAACATTTACCTTCATTGCCAACTAATAATTCTGGATTGTATTGTCCTGTTTCGTATTTGTCTTCTCCTGGTTTACTCGTTCCGCTAGAACAACCTGTAAACAATACATATCGGTTGCCTGGCGTTGAAGGTAATGTTAGTTCACTAAATTGTGTAAACCCACCATTGAGCTGTAAAGCTCTTATAAATGGTATATTGTCTTGTAAAAACTCACTATAAACAATGTGTAATTTATCTATATTATTTAGTATGGTTTGTATAATATTGGCCATTTTGGGACTATACATTTGAAGGGCTGGAAGTCGTAAACTGTTTAATGGGTGACCTTCTGGTATAACTCCATCTTTAGGTGGCGGTGTCCATATTGCTGATTTATATCCAGATAATTCTTTATATACTGGGTGTTTATATAAATTGGTATAATTGCGTACATAACCACCACCATTAAAACTTGATGTATTTATCCCCTCTGTATCCATATCCATTCTCAATTTTAATAACCCACTAGCTGCTCTCTTTTCCGACGGACCACGCATATTTTGTAATATTTTTGCTGCGAATCTTTCTTCTAATGGTCCAGCAATCGCTACACGTGCACGTTTATCTTCTGAATCTTCTGATTCTTCGGCTTTGCGTTTATCCGCCAAATTTACAAATTGAAAATCTTCGGATTGTAACATAACAGGGGTGAATTGTGTTAAATACTCTAATAAGCCTGGGTAAGCAAATTGTTGTATACTATTTAATCTAATACTTTTAATAGATTGGGTTACAATATTTTCTGTTGCGGTTGCTTCATCATTTATCATAGTTCTGCCCTTTACTTTCGCAATCGCGTCTATACGCCTTTGTAAGGCTTTTTGGTATTCAGACAACTCTAATTTTTTTACACAAAATAATGGTTTTTTCTCGTTGGATTCGCCTATAATACATCCATAATCAGGTGGTATTATTATGTTTGGAAATAAAGATTCAATGTTACTGAAATAAGACGTTAATCCGATAATGCGTGATTGAATAACATCAAGAGATAATTTATTAAAGTCATCTGCGGATTCGGTAAATAGTGGCGTTGTTTCACGTGTCACCTCTCCATAATATGTTTTCAGTAGTGATTCAAACGCATCATTTGAAATAGCATCTGATGACCGAGATACATAGCCAGGTTGACCAGTTGTATTTATAAATTTACTCGGGCATTTATAAATAAACTGTTCATCTTTTCTAAATATATGTTTAGTTATAGTTTCGTCTAATGGTTTTTGGGGCGAATTCACTTTCCATGAAACGATGTCACCGTGAATGATATTAAATAATACAGCCAATTCAAATGGGGTATTTACAACGGGTGTGCCGCTTAAACAAACTATTTTTGCATTTTCTAACTTTCTTAAATGTAAATAGATTTGATAAAATGGATTATTGAGTTTATTTTCTACTTTTTTTTGAAGAAATTCCCGTCCTGGTGCTTTTGATAAATTAAATTCAGCTTTGGCCAGCTCTTGAATACTGTTAACGATTTTAGATACTAAAATTTGCGATTCGTCAATAATAATTAAACTATCTTCAAATTGGCTATAATCAGCATCAGATTTAAAATATTGTACAACACCGTTGGATGTAACAATATTAAATTTGTTATTTATGTTGCTTAATGGTTGTTTTTTATTATCAGGAACATTATTTGTATAATATTTTATTTCGGCAGCAGTTAAATCGCCACATCCGCTTCGCAGCGGAGGAGAGCCTGCATAGTCATCTTTAAAATTTTCAACGAGTGATGCGCCCAGTAGAATTGTTTTGCTCATCGATTTAACATGATTTGCGATGTTTATGGACGAACATGTTTTACCAGAACCCAGTCCATGCCATAACAAAAGTCCTCTATACGGCGTATCGTCATTAATATATTCTGCCACAAAATTTTGTTGTACTTGAAGACCAAACGCTCCAGCACAGTTAGCAGTTCTAAATTGCTCTTCGTATAATCCTATGTTTCTTAAATACATATTACGGAAAAATTCATTAAAATACGGTGAATTGATTGGGGCAAAACTATTCGGTGGTATATCATCCACTTCCATCTGTATATTATAGTATTGTATAAAAATAAAAATAAAAAAGTTACCTAAAAATTGATATGATATAATAGAATGTAATTAAGATTATTATTATAGTATAATGGAACTCGTCATTTTAAATCAGTTATACACAGAATGGGTATGGCGAAACCCACTTACAAAAGAAGTAGATACAGAGATAGCTATAAACCCTTCTCACCGTCATTTATTTCATGGAGATATCTACGACGATATAACAGAAGAGCTCATTACACCATCGCCTTATAGAACCCAAAAAGATATTTCTTGTATTCTCGATTATAAAGGGTCAACCCATGGACGCTCAAAAGATAAATTATTCTATAGATGTATCCCGGACGATAAAACATTGCCTCAATTTCTGGTGGCCTATCAACCGAAGAGCACTGGCTTTGATAAAACTAAAATAAATAAATATGTGTTGATACAATTTAAAGAGTGGACCGAGCAAGAAAAACACCCGATAGGTACTTTGACGACTATGTTGGGCGATGTAGACAATTATGATGCTTATAGTGAATACCAACTGTATAGTAAAGGATTGGTCATTTCGTTAAAAGAGTTTAATAAAGAAACATTATTTCTCAAAAATAAAAAAGCACAAGATGCTCTCATTGATTCTATCTGTGAATGCTATCCAACGATTGAAAATAGAACGCATTTAAATATATTCTCTATCGACCCCGAAGGCTGTACAGATATAGATGATGCGATTGGTATTGTTGAACATTTAAACCATACAGTTATAAGTGTGTATATCGCCAATGTACCACTTATTCTTGACCATTTCAATCTATGGCAGCATCTCACCGATAAATGTTCTACTATTTATTTGCCAATGCATAAACTACCTATGCTACCGCCGATTTTATCCGATACTATATGTAGTTTATTGGAAGAGGAATTAAGATTTGCGTTTGTTTTAGATATAGTAATGGGGGCAAATTCTCCATTATCAATTGCTTTTAAGACAGTACTCATCAAAGTTAGCAAAAATTACGTTTATGAAGAAGCGGATTTATTAGCCAATACCGATTATCAACAATTGTTAAAACTGACACAATCTATTGATCGAAAAATAATCGATAGCCACGATTTAGTAGAGTATTATATGATTTATATGAATTGGCAAGCTGCTTTGAAGCTGGTTGATTATAATTGTGGTATTTTAAGGTCGGCCCATATGAAATCGGCCCATATGGAATCGGCCCATATGGAATCGGCCCAAGAAGAAACAAAACTAAATTCGCTACCATCAGATATAACTAAATTTATTACCAATTGGAAATATGCGGAAGGGCACTATTGTACTATTGAAAACAAAAGCTCACACGATCTAGTGGGCAAAGGGTATGAAGTATATACGCATATTACATCACCTATTCGCCGTTTAGTAGATGTGATTAATATGACTTTACTACAGGGCAAATTAGGATTGATCAAGTATAGAAATGTGGCAGCGGTAAAGTTTTGTGAGTTATGGTCTTCAAATACACAAGTAGATTTTATGAATACATCCATGAAAAATATTAAAAAAGTTCAAAATAATTGTACTTTGTTAGCACTCTATATTAAAAATAAAGAATCTAGAAAAAATCATTCAGTTATCGGCTATATAGTAGACATGTCTACCGATAACAACAATAACGACAATAACGACAATAAAAAAATTAAACATAACTATGTCTACACTGTCTATGTGCCAGATTATAAAATGATTTCTACATTCAAGTCAAATGAATTGATGGAACCTTATACGAGTTGTAAATTTACATTACATCTGTTTATGGATGAAGCAAATTTAAAACAAAAAATTAGACTACAAAAAACGATATAAGTTAGAGAAATATTATTTCATTTACACATTTACTTTTTATTTTTTATTTTTTTGAGGTTAAAATCATGTTTTTTTATGAAATGTCGCGCATTTCAATTCGACAATAATAGGATTTGCATTCTCCTGTGGCTTCGATAGTATCGCACGCATCGATAAAGAGCTCTCTCGTAGTATACATAAAATGCTTCCACTGGCATTCGCAATGTTGACCGACGGGGTAGGGGCATGGATTGTCGTTATCGTCATGGTTATAACAATACGTGTCTAGTGGCGTATCCAGCAAGTCATTTTCTTGCCACGCATGCGGCGATTCTGCTTGTATTTCAAGAATTTCTTCTTTTAACCTTTTTATTGAATTTTCAAACATTTCTAGTGTACCTTCAAACGTGTAATAAGTGTCTTGGTGCATGATATCTTGCCGTTTGAAGATGAAATAGGCAATCAACTCATCGGGTTGTTTGTTTGGGTGTTCTGTTTGAAGTTGAGCAAATCGATCCGGGACGATATGTTGTTGGTTAGCCATTTTATGTTTTAGTTTTAGTTTTAGTTTGTAACAAAAAAGTATTTCAATTTTTATGTTTATTTTTTGTTTTTATATTTTTTGTTTTTATATTTTTTGTTTTTATATTTTTTGTATTTTATTTGTTTTGTTTTATATTAAATATAGCAGTAGTGATACGTATCTATGCCGTTAGTATCCACGACCTCTTTCAATGGCCAACCAAACAAATGTTGGTAAACAACTGCGCCGTACTGACAACGGAGCAATTCTTTTTCAATCCAGTCGACTTCTCTGTCGTCGTCGTCCATTACCCAGTACGAATCTTTGACGATTGTGTCCACTTCATCCTGGACCGGTTTTGTTGTTTCTTGTAGAACGGCACTGCGAGCATCACGCCGGTTGCGTGCATACATGTCATTCTCCTTCTTTTTAAGAGCGTTGACGCGTTTAACCGCCATCTTTTGTGCATACCGAATTTGCTCATCCGGCGAACATTTCAACTTTGTATACCGATCTTTGCTGGACTTTTTATCCCGACCACTGCCGATCCGACCATTGCCGAACAGACCACTGCCGATCCGACTGCAAGCGGAATTGCCAAGATGTTGTTCATAATAGTTAAACTCTTGATCATGCTCCTTATAAAATACATAGTCATCCAAAATTTCAAGGCTTTCGATATATGCGTCAGATGCATAAAACGGTGAATCCATGTCAGACGGATGCTCAAAGCAGAGTTTATCAGTGTTGAATTCCATTCTGTTTCAGTTTTTGATTGTTTGATTGTTTGTTTGCTCGTAAAATACTTATTATTTTATTCTAAAAAAGCAATTCAATTTTTTATACAAAACAGAAACAAAAACAAAAAGATTCTTATTATGTAAACAAATGTAAATTCATAGAACCACGAACCAATAAGATATATACTAATGTATGTATGGCTAAACCACGTGTTGTGGGGCAACCGTACCTGTCTGCGATTTTACCTAAAAGTCCGCCCAACACGTTTTGCGTGAATATATATGTGTATGGATGTATCACTAAAATAAAAATAAATGCCGAGAAGATACTAATCTGCCATTTCTTATAACTGGAATCTGACATTCAAGTATAGTATATACGTATATAAATATATAAATATTAACGACAAAGGTTGTAAATTATTTTTTCGTTTCTGCTAGCCGCATTATCTGAACAATTTTTGCAAAAGTACCTTGACCAGCATCGCGGTCATATAAACGCGGGTCTACAAAGTCGCCGCTCAAATTAGTTTTTATAGGTTTACCTCCATAACGATCTATATATCCGGCATTGGCTATTTTTTCGGATTTATTTGAGTCTTCAGGCGAAAGGTATGAAGCGAATTCTGACGCAAATGCAAACGGTCCATTGTATCGTGTTCCTAATACCAGTGCATCCAACAATTGTCCCTTGTTTAATCCTTTGATATCAATGTTAGTGCTCATTCTTTTTCTTCTGATGTATATTTAATTATAAATCAAATATTCAAATCAATTTTTAAGGCGGGGTCCAGTCCATAAAAGCAGCAGGATGTTTTGCCCACATGTGCTTTACCAGCGACAATTCACTGTCATATTTGGGATTAGGTGTATTTTTACATAGTAAACATATAAAATGAACATGGGTCAAATGTTCTTTTAATTCATCTTCAGTAAAAACAAAATAAGAATCACAATATTCGCATATTACTTTTTTGCTTGGCGCGTCCTTCACTAAAGATGACATTATATAATGTTATATTTATTTCTTTATATCATTATAATTATTAATTAATTATGGTTACACTTTTCTCAAAAGTATGTTTTGGTCCTTGTTTCAATTGCTTCGCAAAAGTGTGTTGTTAAATGTATAAACTCTGATTCGCCACCACATACTTCAATGTCAAACTCGGTATTTCCTTTAATTTTTCCAAGAGGGTCATGTTATTCATGACTTCACAGACCTTTTCAAACTCTTTGGCAATATTATTTATTTTTAATATAGCTTTAATAAATTCACCCAGAAATATATTCTTCTCTACCTTTACAATAGTAATAACTGCTTTACATTCTGCCTCATTGGTAGCATTACACCAATGTATAACATAATTCATTAAATCAAAATGAATATCATAAAGGGAACCCGTGTCGACTTCTTCACTTAATTCCATCGAATAATAACGTTCTAGCATTGTAAACATATCTTTCGCCATATCATTCAGCTCTAATTTGAATGTATTGGGATTATGGGTTTTAATATCATCGCTGACTGAAACGCTTGTGTAGCAGGAGAAGAGCGAAACGATATCTATGGTGGATAAGGCGGCAAATCCATCTGTCATGGTATACATATCCGCAAAGACCAGTGGATGAACTTCTTGAAGTTGTGACGCAATGCGACCTTTATCAGATAACTTATGGTCTATATTGATAAAACCACTTATGGATAATATTTTTTCTATCTGGTCAACACAAAAGTAAATATACCCAGCAGAATTTTTTTTGTTTTTCTTGTTGCGTTCTAGTTTCTCTACTATTTCATTATAATTTGCAAATTTCTTCAAATCCGCTTCCAATGTTTTATTTGCTGCTTCAATATAAGTCATATCTGTGCGCAACTTTCTTTTGGCACTATTCGTGGTAGAAGGTAGTAACGTTATAATATGATTATAATCCGTCATTACACATAATGGTGTTTTACACGTGTCTAGTATTTCTCTTTTAAGAATCAGTTGTATTTCCAAATCTTCTTGAACTTGCTCGTAATAGGCAATTTCCTTTTTAATATCCGATGCCAATAAACTTTGTTCTACAAATTTATTCACTACATTTCTATCAGATGTAGTTGCTAAAATATTGAGTAATAGATGAAAGGATACTTTAAATTTAGAGGTGAGTGTTTGCGGGGCACCCGTGAGCATGTTTTTATAATCTGTATTTAATGGTATTTCAAACAAATTACTACAGTGAATAACGTGACCTATTGTATCTAGTCCTCGACGGCCAGCCCGCCCTGCCATTTGCGTATATTCGTGTGGATAGAGTTGGCGCATAGTGCTACCATTAAATTTGGTCAAGCCAGTAAACATGACTGTCTTGGTGGGCATATTTATACCCACTGCAAAAGTCTCAGTCGCACACAAAAGCTTAACAAACCCTTTTTCAAACAACAACTCTACCATTTCGCGCAATACCGGCATAATACCCGCATGATGAATGGCAATACCTTTTTGTAAGAGTTGAACAATTTCTTTGTATTCTGGTAACTCTATATATTCTTTGTAATTGGGCAACTTATTGGAAAGAATATGTCTACATTCGTGTTCAACCAACCCTGGCAAAGGACTATTTGCTTCAAATAGACTGAAACTGATTTCCTTGGCAGTTTGTTCAACTTGCTTTCTGGAAAATATAAAACAAATAGCCGGCAGCATCTCGTTTTTATTTAAATAGCGCAAGAGTTCATCCAACACATATTGGCGTTTACAATGGATATCGTTATTTGACATGAAATTCAATACATTTTGAACGCGTTGATAATTTTTCTCATTATACGTACCATTAGATTCGGCAATGACAATCGGTATGTTATGAAGAGCGGGTAAGTTTTTTTCAATTGCTGTATCTTTGGCACGTTTGAACGTTTTGCTCGGCATAGAGAGCCACATATAATGCGTGAGCGGTACAGCACGCTCATACGTAGAAGCCAAATACATTTGTTTAATCGGCAGACCTTTTTCTATTGCTTGTTTATTCTTTTCTTTTTCAATCCATGAGGCAAACCCTTCGGGCTTATCCAGAGTGGCCGACAGCATAATAAGTTGTACTTGAGGTGGTAGGAGAAGAATGGCTTGTTCCCAGACAGAACCGCGTTCAACATCATTGATATAATGAACTTCGTCAAAGATGACAGCAGCCAGGTCATTGGCAAAGTCCATTTTAAAAGGCAATTCCGACTGCTGCTCTGGCGGTCGGGGCGTATCATTCGTAGGCGTATCGTCCACAAGAGCAGCAGTCGGAATTGCCCATAGTGTATTACGCAGAATCTCTGTCGTCATAATCAGTACATCTGCGTCAGGATTATCTTTACAATCGCCAGTTAAAATTCCGAAGGAAATGTTGGGAAACTTGCGACGGAAATCGTATAATTTTTGATTGGATAAGGCTTTTATCGGCGACGCATAGATAACCTTTTTATTCTTTTGTGTGAAATATTGTATGGCAAATTCAGCTGGTAATGTTTTACCGGAACCCGTATGTGCTGTCACCAATACATTATCCTTGTCTACTATGGCTTTCACTGCCCATTTTTGAAATGAACTCAATTGGAGTGGTGAGAAGGATTGAAAATAGTTTTCATAGTCTTCTGACTTTAACGGTTTATCGCACATAATCACCATTTTATTTTATAGTTTGTTATAGATGTATATAGTATTAAATTTAAGTAATATATACATTTCAATTTATTTTGTTAATCGTGCTTTCATTGATAGTAGGCATAAAAATAAATTACTAGTTCAAATGATTTAAAGACAATCGGCAATAGTAGAGTATAACAAGGCAAGATGTCAACACAACGTTCAACTGGAGTAGTCAAGTGGTTTAATAACAAGGCTGGATATGGTTTTCTGACAGTGATGGGGGATGGACAAACACCGGAAGATGTTTTTGTTCACCATTCGGAAATCCAGGTTGAAAAGGATCAGTATAAGTATCTTGTTCAAGGTGAATATGTAGAGTTTGTTCTCTCGACCGATGCTGGAGACCACAAGTGTATGGCGACTGTTGTGCGTGGGGTGAATGGCGGCCGGTTGATGTGTGAGACGCGATCAGATCGTGCGCCACGTGTTTTTTCGTCGCATGATAATACTAATACTAATACTAATACTAATACTACTCGTGATCGTCCCAGTTTTCGTGGGCGTGGTGGTAACGGCAGTAGCAGTAATCTAACGCGAGGAGGTCAACATAGTTCGCCTTTGCGTCAAACAGAAGATGATCAGGTTGAATGGTTGTTGGTGAAGCGTACAAAGCCGCATACAACGACGACACGCGGTCGTGGAGGCGGTGGTCGTGGAGGTGGACGTCGGCCGATGGCCGAGTTGTCGTAAAACGAGTATAGAGTTGTCGTAAAACGAGTAAGCAATAAAAAATTATATATTATATTATTTATAATATATAAAACAGAATGTCTGTTAAATTAAAAAAATGTGTTTCGCCTTGTAAAGGCATTGTATTAAATAAATGTAAATTACCTTTTTGTAATTATGTGAACAAAACACGAAAGTATTGTACGTTAAATCGTAAAGGATATCAGCTTAAGCAGGATGAAAGAGGGTGTAATATTTATCCTATAAAGCAGAAAGCAACTACAATAAACCGTCAAAAAACGAAAACGAATATAACTGCTGTTTTAATCAATAAATTAAAGCAGGCCAAAGAAAGAGTATTCACGAGAAAGGTTCAAGCACTACGTAAAAAACACGCAGAGAAAAGAATTAAAACATTTATGCTGAATCCAGTGGTGCGTGAGAAAAGCACGGCCATGTTTTTAAATAGCATCTGTTCCGATTCTGGCGTATGTATTGCATTTGGTCAAGAAGCCTCGAAAATTAAAAAGTTTTTCAATAATTTTACCGATTTTACATATCTACATGGACCTATTAAAAGAATTGGTGTCGTTTCTGTAAATGGTTTTATTTATGAATTGGCATATAAACGTCAAAATTACAATGCGTATGCGATATTAAAATCAACCGCAGCTGGTGATAGAGATAATCTCATGTATGAATATTTTGTCGGAACCGCAGTAAATGTATTTAGTAAACATTTTCCGTGTTTTGTTGAAACCTATGGGTTGTTTGAATACGCTTCATATGCGGATTGGGCAGCGTTGAAGGATGCTAGACCGAATAAAGAACATGTTTTGAAGAATAATTTATCTTTAAAGCCGGCACCCACATTCGATAACTTAAATGACGGATGTATTAAATCAATACTACAGTGTATACTTATTCAACATCTGAAACAAACGGACCATTTAGATAAATGGGTAAGTATTAAAAGAGGTGTTTTTATAAATAACGATTTAATCCCTATATTATATATCCTTTATTTTTCATTAGTGTCATTGGCCACGCAATTTACGCATTATGATTTACATGCGCAAAATGTATTATTATATGTGCCAGATGAGGATAAATATATCGAGTATGTATTTCATGAACGCCAAGCAGGTAAGGTACCTAGACTGGTAAAATTTAAAAGTAGTTTTATACCAAAAATTATAGATTATGGTCATAGTTTTTATTCATTAAACGCACAGGATAATTCGGATAAAATTTATGAAAAATTATGTACGATTAATGAATGTAAGCCACGGTGTGGGAAAAATTATGGATTTGGCTTGATGAATTCGGGTGACTATCATATTAAAAGTCGACAGAATAACGTGAGTCACGATTTGAGATTATTGGCATACTTGAGAAATTATATTCGCAACCCCCTTTATAAAGCAAACAAACCAATTAAAGATTTATTTAATTCTGTTGTTTGTACTGGTGAGTTTGGAACACCAGAAATTATTGCTAGCGGTTTACCCGCTAAAATAAATAACATATCGGATGCGTTATCCTCATTGAGCGATATGGTTATGGGCACAGAACCCAATTTATCAAATACACTCTATTCAGGTTCAAAATATACCTCTTACGGTGAACTTCATGTCTACTCGGACGGTCGACCTATGAAATTTATTAAGAAATAATTCAAATACTTATTTTATAACTTATATACTATAGTAAATATATACTATAGTAAATATATACTATAGTATAAAATATAAAATTGATTTAAAGATAGTCGCCCTACATTATGTAAACAGACTACAATGGCAGAGTCAGATGCAAAAGAAGAAGAAAATACTCTAACCACCCAATTTGACGGCATTGTTACTACTTTGTCCGCTTTTCGTACCCAGATAACTGCTTTACAACATCAACTTCGTGTACTTGAACGGTCCGTTACAAAAGAAGTAAAAACTTTGAGAAAGGATGCTCTAAAGAAAAAGGCGAAGGTTGCGCGTAAGCCTTCTGGATTCGCCAAACCATCGCACATCACAAATGAACTATGTTTGTTTATGAAATTGCCGGAAAATACGGAAGTAGCACGTACTGAAGTGACACAATATGTCATTAAGTATATTCGGGACCATAATTTACAGCATACCGATAATCGTAAAATTATTATGCCGGATGAGGCATTGAAACAACTACTGGATATTAAAGAGGGCGATGAAGTCACGTATTTCAATATTCAAAAATATATGAATAAACATTTTCAAAACAACCTTTAAAAAAGGTTGGGCCAAAGCAACCCTTTAAAAAAGGTTGTACCAAAATGTAGTAAAGGTTTACCTTGTAAAAACGTATAGTGTTATCACACTTATAGATATCAGTATTAGTTGCTGTAGTATCATCAACAATTTGCCATATACTGAATTTGGTAAAATATCGCTGATACCAACTCCTGCTTGTATTGTTGTGCTAAAAAGAAAAAAATCAATTATTGATTCTAATTTTGATTCACTCTTATAATGTTTAGATTTATTTTGTTTATTATTATCAAAATGTATTGAAAAATAGTAATAAAAAAAAGCAAAAAATAGTATACAAGCTAAATGTAGCATTACTGTCTGTACAACTTTTCTCATTTATATATAAACATATCAATATATTTAATGACAACTATTTATTAAATATATAAAAATTACCCTCGTAAAAGTCAACGGTGTAAATTATAATAAATAATTAATTAAAAATGTAACTATTTATTTATTATAATTTTCAACGTCTTCTCGTATGGCGTGATTTTTTATGTTGGCGTTTGCATCGTGTAGAACGTTTGGATTTTCTGGATCGACGGCGTTTGCTGCCCCCAAATGTATCATGTGGCCTTAACCCTTTAGGATGTTGAACCCGATAATGTTCTTTCTTTCTTTCTTGTTCAGCTTCTCTCGCTGCCGCGCGAGCTATTTCATCAATCTGTATCTGCTTTTTTTTTGCTGCTTCCGATACAGGCCAAGATCCAATAGGTCCACCGTACATTTATTATACATTATAATGATATTATTTCTACTTTTGCTAAATTAAATTAAATTAAATTAAATTAAATTAAATTAAATTAAATTAAAGTTTAAATTAAATAATTTTCTTATTTAATTTAATTATATTTTATATGTTTATTTTCAACGTCTTCTTGTATTACGCGATTTCTTGTGTTTATGTCTTCGTCGCGTAGAACGTTTAACAGAACGTTTAGATTTATTAGAGCGTCTGCGTTTACCGCCATATGGACCTCTGTAACCAAATGTCATTGTAGACATGTGACGTTGTAACTGACTCTTGCGTTTCATTGCTTTGGCCCACCACCATGATTTATTGGGATCATTCAAATCGTTAGACCTCATATATTGTTCAAGAGCAGGTATAGTTTTTATTTCTTGAAGTTCTTTATCAACAAGAGAAGGATTTCTAGACATTTATAAATATTATAAATATTATAAATATTATAAATGTATAATTTTATTACAACACAATGAACAGTGCCTACATATAAAATTTGTTCCATACCATTTTATGCGTCAAATGAAATACGACGGCAAAAACAATACTATGTGTAATCGCAGAGGTTAAAAGAGAACTGCCTTTGGGTAGTCTAATTAATACGCCCGGCGTTAAAAGCACGAAAAGAAGGGCAACATAGAGCGACATGAATAAATGAAACATGATTCTATATATTACGTAAATATATTATATTCTTCTAAATTGTATAACTAATGTTGTCCAAAAATTGAAACGATTTTCGAACAATAAAAGAGTGTAACAACCAATCGCAACCCTATTTACAAAATGGAATTTAACATGCTATCGATGATGGAAAAGGCCATGATGACGTATACAGAGACGGTATTGCGAGATACTACCCAGTATTTGTCGTCTGAATACGGATTTAAATCAGACGAAGCACTGAATAATATGAACAAAACTTTGAAAACAAACAAAAATATTGAAAGCAAGGGTGAGACCCGAACCATCCCCATCCCCTCAATTCCGTTTCCGTTTACCGGGACAATAAAAGCCGAATGGTGCGAGGCGATGAAACAAAATTACGGATTGTATAGTCAATGTACCAGCCCAAAATCTAAAGACGGTATTTTATGCAAGACGTGTAAAATTCAAGAAGTCAAGAAAGGACAGCCGACATATGGGTATATTAAATCCCGTATGCAGGGCGATCGAAACAACTATACAGACGCCAAAGGGAAGAAGGTGGCAAATTATAGCATGGTGTTGAAAAAGATGGGAATACCACAGGCGGACGCACTGGCAGAAGCAGCAACATTTAACATTGTTCTACCCGTTGATGTGTTTAACGTCCCAGTAAAAACACGAGGACGGCCGAAAAAGGTAGTCGATATAAACAATGACTCTGTTAATAAGAAAGCGGCTGCTCGTGGACGCCCGAAAAAAGAAAAGAAAGTGGTGAGTGCCAACACCGCGGACGATTTGATTGCGAGTTTGGTAGCTCAAGCGCAACTATTGAAACCCGGTGCTACGCAAGCACAAAAAACGCAAAAAACACAAAATCCCGATACAATAACTGAAGAAGCCGAGCCTGAAAATGAAAATATAAATATCGACGTCAAGAAGTTTGAATTCAAACAAAAGGTGTATTTGCGGTCAGAAGATGATATATTGTATGACATTAAAACGCAAGAGCCAGTGGGAATGTGGAATGAAGAAGACCAGTGTATCGATGAAATAGAAACAGATGACGAAGAGTAGATAGTATAGTGTTAAAAATAATGTTATTATCGCTACAACAAAAAATATAAAAATATGAAATACATATTTTTATATTTTTTTCATAAAAGTTTATCACACGATGGCAAGTCTAATATATGGGCATAACCGCAAAGTTTATCACACGGGGGTAGCCCCCAGCAGAGCACCAGAGTTTATCACACGGGGGTAGCCCCCAGCAGAGCCCCAAAGTTTATCACACGGGGGTAAGGGGGCAGAGCCCCCCAGCAGAGCCCCCAGCTGTAAAAATGATTTTCTACAAAATTGAAATACTTTTTCATGAAAAATGAAAAGCACATCAAAGAACGCAAAGAAAGAAAGCAAAATGGAGTTTAACTTGAACGCGGCGATGGAAAAGGCGATGAAGACGTACGGTGAAAGCGTCGCACAAGAGACGACAAAATATCTGTCGGCGGAATACGGATTTTCAGAGGAAGAAGCTCTGAAAAAAGTAATGTGTAACGCAAACATTACAAAAACCGTTTCGAAAAAAAAAGTTAAAGCGGCAAAGAAAGGCAAAGAGTCGGTTGTCGCAGCAGTGACGCAAATCGAAGTCGAGAAAGCACAAGCACCAGAAGTTGAATATATAATTCAAACGGACCGGTCAGCGCTAACCAGACAGCCGTACGCCAACAAAGCCTTGATCGATAAATGTATCGAAGAAATCAACGGGAAATTTATACACCGACCACCGATTAAGGTTTTCAAAGCGACAGAACAACCACGCAACGTGGCGTTTTTCAGTAACGAGTCGAAAGGGTATGGCTACTCGAAACAATTTATGGCAGCACAGCCACTCACGCCAGCACTCAAGGAATTTATCGACGATGTCAACCAGTTATTCGGTTCCGATTTCAACGGCGTATTGGCCAACGAATACGAGGATGGTTTGAACAAAATTGGCGCACACAGCGACGATGAAACCGGATTGTCTATAATCGGTGGCGTGGTCGCTATTTCTTGGGGCGCAGTACGCAATTTTCGAGTTCGATCGAAATCGAACAAAAAAATAGTAGCGAATGTACCGACAACGGCATACGAATTACTTCGTATGAGTGGTAAATTTCAAGAGGAATTTACGCACGAAATACCGGAAGAACCGAAGATAACAGAGAAACGAATATCGCTAACGCTTCGAAAGCACACGGAGTGAGAAAAAGGTTTAGAAACAAGGTTGTGATTTAAAAAAGGTTGGACCAAAATAGAGCGAAAATAGAAAATAGAAAATAGAAAATAGAAAATAAAAAATAAAAAATAAAAAATAGAAAATAGAAAATAAAAAATAAAAAATAGAAAATAAAAAATAAAAAATAGAAAAATAGAAAATAAAAAATAGAAAATAAAAAATAAAAAATAAAAAATAAAAAATAAAAAAATAAAAAATAAAAAAAAATAAACAAAAAGTTTATCACACGGGCTCTGCCCCCCAAAACAAAAAAGTTTATTTTTTTTCCAAAGTTTATTATTTTCCAAAGTTTATTTTCAAATTTATCATCCGGGGGTAAGGGGGCAGAGCCCCCGGGGGTAAGGGGGCAGAGCCCCCGGGGGTAAGGGGGCAGAGCCCCCGGGGGTAAGGGGGCGGTGAAGCCCCCGGGGGTAAGGGCAAGTGCAACAGATGGGCGGTGAAGCCCCCGACCGACTGGCAAATCTAATTTCTAAAAAATTGAAATACTTTTCCAATAAAAAAGGAAGGTATATCAAAGACGAAACGAAAGAAAGGAAAATGGAGTTTAACTTGAACGCAGTGATGGCACGGGCGATG